AAGCAACTGAATTGTAATGATACCGGCAACTCGTTTCGATCGAGTGACCTCGGAGTTATGAGCCCCGCGCGCTGCCCCTGCGCCATGCCGGTTAAAGTGTCCATGTGTAGACGGGTGCTGCTTCTGCAAAGCAACTGAATTGTAACGATACCGGCAACCCGTTTTGATCGAGTGACCTCGGAGTTATGAGCCCCGCGCGCTGCCCCTGCGCCATGCCGGTTGAAAATTGCTCTAACACCTGCTAGGATTAGAACATGGGACCTCGTATTTGTAGAACCGGTGAGATTTCCACTGCGCTATGCGCCATCCGGATAATCTACGAATGATGGAAGTGTTATTTCCATATATTAATATAAGATAATTATTTAAGCCATTTTACTTAAATATATATAAATTAAATTAAATAATAAATACAAATATGAATAAAATTAAATAATGTTCTAAATAATATGTTGCAAAATATTTCTAATATATATAATTTATTTTTTATTATGCTTTGATATTGAATATTCTCTTCTATCTTATTACTTTGTAAAACAAAAATATAAACTATCTTTTTGAGTGTTTTGGTCTAAATATATAATAACCGGCGACTGATAGTCCGAATAAATAGCCAGTAATGGCCATAATGTGTCCAACTGTCATTTTCATTTATATTATAGAAGAGAGAATATAATCATAATTTCCTAAATTATAATACATTCCAAAATAATACTTTTTTATTTTCATCAATATTGGATGTAATACTTTTATTTTTATTATATTCTAAACATAATTCGAAAGCTTTTAGGTCATAATTTTGCATAGATGGGAAATCGACTTTCAGTTTGGATGCATATTCGAATGGCTTGGGATATACGATAATGGTTACATTTGGAGAATTAGACCCCTTGAATTCTTTGCCCACTTGAACTCCATATATTTTCAGGGGACATGCTGTCCCCTCCGACCCCTTGCTACAGGGGACAGCTTCCACGTGACCTTTTTCCAATGTAGTAGAAAGGGCTTGGCAGTTTGGTGTCAAGCATTGCGCCCCTTGCATTTCGTTTACAGCCTGTGTTATGCCACTTATTAAAGTTCCCGAGCCAACTGCGCACCATATTTCATCCGGAGGTTTTCCATAAGTCGTATGAAATGTTTCGATAACGCGCCTTGCTCGTGATGCAATTATGTTTATACTTTCTGGTGAGTTTGCTCCAAATGCTATTTTCAGGGGAACCAATGGTGCCAAGTATTGCGCCCCTAGGACCCCTCCAGCCCCTAGAATTATTCCTTTTGTTTGTAAGGAGGGAGTATGAGGGAACCCAGGTTCCCTCAACCTCAAGTATTCTCGGGCATGTTTTTCAACAACGCTTAAATATCCATATGGAACTTCAATTACATTTGCGCCATTTTTAATACATATTTCAGTATTTGGGTGTCGTATTTTTCGTTGTGCGCAAAAAATGGTTGCCTTTTTATTATTATTTTTACAGAATATAGAAAGCGCGATCTGAAATCCACCGTAACACGGAGATGCGTATACGAATTCATTTACAAAGGGGGTCATTGCCCCCCCATTCATTTGGGGGTCAGATGGGGGTAACACCCCCCCTTGCAATTGGGGGTCAGAGGGGGGCATTGCCCCCCTTTTTATAATAGAATCGAGTAATATTGATTTTGTACCACCTGGTAATAAATCATCTCGGAGAACATATATTCCATTTTGGTTTTCATATTTTTCTATAGTTATACTCATACTCACAATGTTCACAATGTTATAGAAAAATATTTTAAATACTAGTTTTTACCTATATTTATTTATTTATTTTATTTTTGCTTTGTTTGGATAAAAAAAAGGAGCGCTAACAATAGGAGCGCCGACGGGAGCAGCAATAGGAGCAACGGCAGCAACAGGAGGAGTAATAGCAAGAGGAGCGCCAACAACGGCAGCAGCAGCAACAGGAGCAACGGCAACAGGAGCAACAGCAACAGCAACAGCAGGAGCAACAGCAGGAGCAACAGCAACAGGAGCAACAGCAACAGCAAGAGGAGCGCTAATAATATCAGGAGCAGGAAGTGTTTTATAAAATTCATTTGCAACTTGAGAAGGGTCTAACATTTCAGGGCCATTTGCAGATTGTATTTCATCTTCTATCCAGATATTCAAGTCTGATTTAATTTGTGTTTCGGAAAAAACGTCACTTTCATCATTATCTTTTAATATTTGTTTAAATTCTTTTATAACATCTTGTTTAAAATGTGGTGGAACAAATTGATATTTATTCGGGTTTTGATTTTGAAAAGGATTTTGATTTTGGTAAGGATTTTGAAAAGGATTTACAGGAATGTATCGTTCTTGTTTTCCAAAAATAGATTGTTCCAATTCCCTTCGAAGTGTATCATCTTGCAATGTTAATTTGGAAAGAATTTTTTCTTGAATTAGTGCAAAAAATATATCTAGTCCTTCATTATAGTCTTCTTCGCATTCAGTGTATAATTTGATAATAATTTTCCGTGTTCTTCTAACGAGCGATTGAAGCTCTTTGTATGTTAGAGATGGATTAATAATCACACCGGAAATTTCACCATCACTGTCATATGTATACGTAAACATTTCGGATAATATTTCAAGCAATAATGAGCGATTTTTTTCGGATTTTTGAATCATAAATTTTATATTATTTATGTAGTCAGAAAATAATTTTTCTTTGGTTGGATTGCCTATAACTCCGGTTAAATAAATTCCGCGTCGCACATCGACATTTAGGTTCCGAATATCGCGTTCATCGCGGTTCTGATAACGATAACTGTCATCCTGGTAGTCATTAAACGCCCCTCCTCGATACTGAGATTCGCTTCTTGAGCTGCTACCGCTGCTGCTGCTGCCGCTACCGCTGCACTCAACGTCTTTACTGTATACTTGAAGAGGAATTTGCTCTATATTTACATTATCGGGAGCATCTTTTCCCGTAAATGCTTTGTAAAGATAATTTATATCTTCATTAGAATCGTGGTCACTATTTTTTTTAAATAATTGCAAAAGGGCTTTTATTCCGGGCAAGTCTACCAATCGCAATGCACTTCCTGAATCGGAAACATTCGTTTTACAAATGTTGGGTTTTATTGTAACGTCGCCTTCGCTATTTTCGATTAACTCGCCGTTTATTAATAAATTCAACCTGGATGAACAAAAGTCAAGAGAATCTGTACTCTTTTTATCAGAAGAAGAAGAAGAAGCGCCAATTTCAAAAGACGGATTAACTGTGCTTACAATGCACGAAAATAAATGTGCAAATAAAACATAAAATTTTGCAATTTCGTTGCATTTTTTTTTAATATTATGTATATTTTGTGGAGTTGTTGATGGTGTGCGTTTTCTTGTTGTGGGGCTACGACTGCGAGTTGTTGCCCTCTTTTCTCCTCCCGTTATTTGTTCTTGTGCTTGTTCTTGTTCAACGCGACGAGGTAATTCCTTTTGTGGCTCTTGTTGTTGTAAATCAGTCATCTTGACATTTGATTTTTTTTCAAAGTTAACTTCATCTTCATTTTCATTTTCATTTTCATTTTCATTTTCATTTTCATCTTCATATACTAATTCTTGGGTTTTATTTTTTTTTATTTCATATAATTTTTTTCTCAATAATAAAATGTCAATAGAGTCTTTATTTTTTTTGAATACATCTGATACTTTTTTTACCAATTTGTTGCAATATTTTTCATTTCCAAGTTTTGTCATGTCTGTGAAATCAGAATCAAAAATAAGATTTTTGGCAATATAATCAATTTTTTTTCTTAACTCTAAATTTGATTTGGCATTTTGTGTTGTTAAAGCTGCGCCCATGTTATTATATATATTATATATATGTTATGATTAAAATATAATTAGTTTAATTGAATATTATTTATTTATTTTTATTACTATTTATTTTTATTACTATTTATTTTTATATATAATAATAAAAATTGAATTAGACATAAACTAATATTATTTATAGCAAAAGCAAAGGACGGTCCCGCCCTCATCCCCATTCATCAGATTAATTATTGATGTCGACGTTATTAAAATCGGTCAAGGGAACCGTAGGTTCCCCTCCAACTCTCTCTACACTAGGAGGATTAGAAGGGGGGCGCATGTCCCCTTTGAATAACCATAAAACAACGAAAAAAAATAGACATGATTCTAAATCCAGTAATAAATATAAACAAGATTTGTGGAAACAAATTGATTCTAGTTTTATAAATGAAGATTGTGAACCGGGTAAACAAAAGCAACAAACAACTGCAGCAATATCAGGAACGGCGCTGGAATGTGTATATAGAAGCAGCGGTCAGAGAGAAAATTGTGATTCATGTTCTTCGATTGTGTGTTTAACAGATGACGGATTTTTAACATGCACAAATCAAAAATGTGGAATTGTTTACAAGGATATATTGGACCATGGCGCAGAATGGCGCTATTATGGTGCAGATGATAACCAGTCAAGCGACCCAACGCGCTGTGGAATGCCGGTAAATCCGCTATTGGTTGAATCATCATATGGGTGCAAAGTTTTGTGCGACGGCGCAACTAGCTATGAGATGAGAAAATTCAGGAGATACACGGAGTGGCAATCGATGCCATATCGAGAAAAATCGCAATATGATGAATTTCAGTGTATAACAATTATTGCGCACAATGGCGGACTTCCTAAAATAATTGTGGACGAGGCGCTAAGGTACCACAAAAAAATCTCGGAATTTAAAACATATAGGGGTCTGAACCGTGATGGAATTATTTTGGCATCCACTTATATTGCCTGTAGAAAACATGGTTGTCCGAGAACCATAAAAGAAATTGCAACCATTTTCAATTTGGATAATACTAGCGCAACAAAGGGGTGCAAAAATGCGATTACAATTATAAATGAACTAGAACATGAAATGGCAAATTCAGATAAGACGAGTTTTGGTAAAACAAAACCGGAAGCATTTATAGAGAGGTATTGCAGCCGGCTGAATATCAATAGTGAATTAACAAAAGTGTGTCAGTTTGTTGCGACTCGAATTGATAAAAATAATTTGATACCAGAAAATACGCCGCATTCCATTGCTGCAGGAATAATTTACTTTGTTTCTCAAACGTGTAGTTTAAACGTCTCTAAGAAAGATGTAAATCGAATAACAGAAATTAGCGAAGTGACTATAAATAAATGCTATAAAAAATTAGAACAATTCACAGACAATCTAATTCCGAAAATAATATTAGATAAATACAAGGGGGGGCATACTCCCCCCCTTTAACCCCCTCTAGAATGGGAAAAAATATGCGCCCCCTTGATTAGTTTGAATTAGCCATAATGTATATATTCATACAATAATATATACATTAAAATGAGCGCTGTAAATGATGTAACGAATATAACGAATGCGAATAATGAATCCGGTTCTAGTTTAGTTCCAAAATTGGCATTCATTGTTCCGTATAGAGACCGGAAAGAACATTTAACATTTTTTTCAGTATATATGAAACATGTTTTATCGGATTATGACCCAAAAGATTACACTGTACGTTTTGTTCACCAAAAAGATGGTCGCCCATTTAATCGTGGAGGAATGAAAAATATTGGTTTTTTAGCAATTAAAAATGAGTACCCCAACGATTATAAAAACATTACATTTGTGTTTAATGATGTGGACACAGTGCCGTATGATAAAAATGTGATTCAGTATGAAACTCGGCCTGGAATTGTGAAACATTTCTACGGAGTTCAATTTGCGCTGGGAGGCATTTTTTCAATAAAAGGGGCGGATTTTGAAAAGACAAATGGGTTTCCGAATTTTTGGGCGTGGGGTGGTGAAGATAATTATATGCAGCATCGAGTGCTGCAATCCGGACTAAAAATTGACAGGCGAAACTTTTTCCCTTTGCAAAGTCCCATGATTTTACAAATGGTCGAGGGAATTATGAGAACTATATCACGTTCAGAAGCAGAAATGGTATTTTATAAAACGACGAATGATGGGTTGAATACGATTAGGAATTTAAATTATGAATTCAATATTCAAGATGGTGATAAATGTTTCATTGATGTAGTTAACTTTGATACCGCTTATAATCACGCTTCAAATACTTATGAAGAGCAAAATATTCACGATGAGAAAAGAATAAAATTTAAATCAAGGGGAATCGCATCAGCAGCACAAGATGAAAAACAGCGCGCTCAACATCAGCAACAGTTGCTTTTGGCAGCAGAAGAACATAAAATGCGACAGAGACAGCAGCAGCAACAGCAACAACAGCAGAAAATGCGACTACAGCAACAGCAACAGCAACAGCAGCAAATGCGACTACAGCAACAGCAACAGCAGCAAATGCGACTACAGCAACAGCAACAGCAGCAACAGCAACAGCAGCAGCAACAGCAGCAGCAGCAACAGCAACAGCAGCAGCCACCGCAACAACAGCAACAACAGCGGAATGGAATTGTACGAACAGTTAGACGTATAAATGGAAGAAAATTATTTTAAGTTTTACTTGTGCCCTATGTTGTTCGTAAATTTGTAAGGAGGGAATCAGGAAACTGGGTTCCCTCAAAACAATGTGGAAAAATCAAAAATGTCGTCCGTTTTCGTTTTTTCTGCAAGTGCATATTCGCTCACTCTTTTTTCAAAAAAGTTGGTTTTTCCTTCGATACTTATCAGCTCCATGAAATCAAATGGATTGGAAGAGTTATATACCTTGTCACACTGCAACTGCAAAAGCAACCGGTCGGCAACAAATTCAATGTATTGAATCATCAGCTTGGAATTCATTCCAATAAGACGACACGGCAGCGCTTCGCAAATAAATTCGGTTTCAATCTCAACCGCTTCTTTGATTATTTCTTGCACGCGCGTTTTGGGAAGGTGTTTCATCATTTTATTGTAGAGCAGCACTGCAAATTCAGTGTGAAGCGCTTCATCGCGCGAAATGAGTTCGTTGCTGAATGTGAGACCGGGCATTAAGCCGCGTTTTTTCATCCAATAAATAGAACAAAATGCTCCTGAAAAAAAGATGCCTTCAACGCACGCAAATGCAATCAACCTGGTTTGAAACGAGCTGCGTTTATCGTGAATCCATTTTTTCGCCCAATCACTTTTCTTTTTAATGCACGGAAAATTATCTATTGCATTAAAGAGCCTCATTTTTTCTTCGGAGTCTTTAATGTACGTGTCAATCAACAAACTGTAACATTCAGAGTGTATATTTTCCATCGCAATTTGGAATCCGTAAAAAGCGCGAGCTTCAGCGAGCTGAACATCTCCCATAAATCGAACCGCCAAATTTTCCAGAACAATTCCGTCGCTAGCGGCAAAAAATGCAAGAATCATCGATATAAAATATTTTTCGTCTGCTTCGAGGGTTTGCCAATGAACGCCATCTTTTGAAAGGTCTATTTCCTCGGCTCTCCAAAAACAATCCACTTGTTTTTTATACATTCGCCAAATGTCATGGTCTTTCAGCGGAAACATTACGTAGCGGCTATCGTCTTCGGTTAAAAGCGGGTCCAAAATTGTTGCACTCGGCGTTGATTTTTTTGACATTCCTAAAATATCTGAACTTTTAATTGTAAATATTAATATGAAAAGATTTTTATATATTCTTAATAAATAATTTATATGAAAGTAATTGAATATTAAAAAAATATTTAAATACGTGTTATGATATTTCATTTCATATTAATAAATTTATTCCATTATTTCCATTATTCATAATAATAATCTTTATTCCAATTTTCCGAGTGATTTTTTAGTAATTCATCATAATTCATTTTACGCAGCTCGCCTATGAATGCTAGTTCATCCACACTCACCATTTTAGTTGATGGCAATTGACCGCTATACCCATACTGTGTTTTATACTTGTATAGAAAATTACCAAGTTCTCTATATTTTTCACCGTATCGTGTAAGATTTAGTTTCAGTTCAAGAGGTATACACTCTTCTAGTTTAACCTGTGCGCTGTTACCCAAAATGTCTGTAAATGTTACAATGCTCATTGTTTGTTATAAATGTTATAAAGAATATTAAAAAATAATTTTATATCATTTCATAATAAATATAAAAATAAATAATTAAAAATAATTTATTAGTTGTTAATTATATACTAATGCAGCACATTCAGAAGAGCATTTTAGTTTTTAAACCGGATTACCTCGAGTCAAATACTGGTTCAGATGCCGCATTATCTTTATTCAATAGAGATGCGCGCATGCACATTTTAAAATGTAAACAGGACGAAAATAGAAATAAAATTCTAAGAAACAGGATATTTATAAGAAAACAGTCACAATCAAATCCGCATTTAGAAGACATTGTAAATAGGTATGATGACTATTATGAAGAGTTTAAAAATAAAATGGTAATGCAAATTGGGGCTTTAGAGAGACTTTTAAAATATTTAAAAGATTTAGAAACATCAAAGCATAAAACTCATCATCATCAACATCATCATTATCATCACTATGATAAGCGGCGGGATGAATATGAAGAACGTGACGAACAATTTGAATATGACCAAGAACATCAAGGTGAAAATGTAGAGGCTTCAAGAAAAAAGAAAGTGCCTAGCGCAATAGTGGCTGGAATAAAAAGGGACCAACAAATGATTTTCAAAGAAATACGAAAATTGAAGAATGCGTTGCTAATGAAAGGAAGTAACAGGGAGGCAAAATATAAAGAGCTTTCAAAATATATTGATGGAATTGATGGCGATGCGAATAAAACAGATGATAATTTATTTAAAATAAAGAGAGACCAAGAACAAATATTGCAAACATTAGGAAAAATAACAAGAGATGTTGGAAAATTCGATTAATTTTTACGAATATTTAAAATATATAATATTATGATATTATATATTTGAATTACAATTTAAAATTATTACAAATGCCACCAAAAACAAAACGAAAAAATGGTTCTATTGGAAAAAGAGAAAGGCGAGCATTAGGAATCCCTTCACCAGAGATGCAGTTACCTATGCAAGAAGATTTTGTTGATGTTCCTCCTGCTGCAGCAGCAGAAGTTGTTGAAGTTGAAGAACCTATTCCTTCTGATCCCATTGATGTCGATATTGTTGACCCTGAACTTTCTCAATCAAAATCGATGGTTATGGTTACACCCGAAGAGCAACAGCAAGAAGTTTCTCAGCTTTCTCCAATTTTAGCAGCAGAAGAATCAATAAATAATATTACTCCGCAAGGGTCGCCTAGAATTTTTAATATGAATGATTCAAGTATACGTTCATCGCCAAATCGAACAAAAGGAATGACTCCGTTTTTAAAAAAACTATTCAAAAAAAAATCACCTAGTTCGCCCAGGTCACCTAGGAGGTCTCTGCGTTCATCACCAAAAAGACCTAATTCTCCACCACGGAGAAAGTCGTCTCCAAGACGCAACTCGCCACGCGCGCAAACATTTCGTCGAAAAAGTAAACTTTCAATTGATAAGCCGGAGTATTTGAAAGCAAGTCCATCCGTTGCTATAATAAGAGATAAACTGATGAGTTTGGCACAAGTTGCATCTAGAACACGAGAGAATTCAGTTAAAATAAATGAATACACTGAAAAAATTCGTAAGATGTTGGATGAGCTGAATCCTTACTTTTTATTTATTCAACAGTATATTGCGGGTCGCGGAGAAATACAGCGCGAACTGGATGCGGCAGTTGTTAACAGAGGTAAAATGATGGAAGAACGAGAGCGCTTGGTGGGCGACTTGGCAGATAAAGTCCAAATGAATGAAAATGTAAAAATGAAGGAAGTGGCCGAAGGTCAAATTGGAATTTTGAATGACCAAATTGGTCAATTAAATAAAAGAATTGAAGAACTTACAGCACAGCTGGAATCATTAACAATGACAAATCAAATGTATGAAAATATTCTGAAAGACATTCCTGCTGATATTGATAAAATGCGCGGGTTTATAGATGCGGAAGATGCCACCTTGTCTGAAAATATTACAGCTCTTGGCCAGGTGCTCTCGAATTTCAGTAATCAGCTCAAACAGCGCCTTCAGGATACGCTGCCTCAAGAACAACATGCGGCATTCAATGCCCAGCGTGGTGGAAGGAAATACAGACAATCCAGAAAGATGAAAAGGCATTCCAGAAAAATGAAAAGGCAAACCAGGAAACACAGACAAACTAGGAAACACAGACAAACCAGGAAACACAGACAGTAAACAGTAAACTCCCTTTGCCCCCACCACCCACCTCTATGATAAATTATTTATATTATTCAGTTATTTTTTTATTAGAAAATATCATATCATAATAATATAAATAAATATTATATTAACATAACATCCTATGCGACACTCTTTACGAAAAAATAAAACGAGCCGGTATTCAAAATTAAAAAAAATAGTACATAATAGTAAAAAAATAAAATGTGTTACTAGATTTGGTAAGAATATCGGCAATTTAGAAGATGTTCCGGCATATTCCAATTGCAATAATTCGTTTGAATCGAACTTGAATAATTTTATAAGCTACAAAAATAAAAATGTATTTTCTGGAATGCAATGGCAGTGTGTTGAATATGCAAGAAGGTACTTGATTAATAAACTAGGTGTAACATTTAGTTCAGTAGATGGCGCCGAAGATGTGTTTGATTTGAAAACAGTTGAGTCAATTCAAAATGGTAAAAAATATAAATTTAAAAAATATAAAAACAAATTGAATTGTAAAAGAAAAAATAATATGCCTAAAGTCAATGATGTAATTATTTGGGCAAGAAATAAAGATGATACACCTTATGGTCACATTGCTGTAATTTTAAAAATAGAAGGAGACCAACTTTTTATTGGGGAACAAAATTGGTCGAATGATGCATGGACAAGTTCAAGTTCGCCACCATATTCGTATTCAAGAATATTAACATTCAAAACATATAATAACAAGTGTTTAATTATTGATGGGAATTATAAAATTTTAGGTTGGAAACGAGCAATGGTCGAGAATGTTGAAGAGTAATTCCAATTTCTCTCATAAAAAGTCCATAAGGTTGTAACAATGCAGCTAGACGTTTTTTTTTTGACTCACAGTAACGTTTCCATTTGCGCTGAAATGTGCGCAACCAAAACGTTTTGTAAATTGCAACCTGTTCTCCTCCTTCGAGTTCAACACACTCTATAATTTCCAAAGATATGTAATGTTTTTTTATAAGGATTTCATTGTAATTTCTAATGACTGGGTGCAAATGTTGAGAATAATTATTTGTAATATACTCGTCTCTTATTGTGCAAATAAAATCTGAAATTGGAATAAATTGTGTTATGGTATAAAATTCATTAATACATAATGTTCTAAAAACTAAAAAATGCGATTCAATATTTTTTGAACTATTACTATTTTTTCCATGAATTTTTGAATTAAAAATTTCACAAAATGCCAAGTCATATTTTGAATGATGATTTGTATGTTGTTCCATACTAACAGAATTTGATATATAATTAATAATTAATCCTTTTAGAAAATTATAATAATATATATTTTGAGTTGTATGTAAATTGTTTATACATATTATTTTCTTGCGTTAATTATATATACACATATACGCATATACTATAAAATGGTCAACGTTCACATGAAACTTCCGAAGGTGGTTCAATCCATGCTGCAAGATAAAAATGTATTGTACATTGTTGCATTTTTAGCAGTTATTAATTTTTTTGGTTATGTTGTGTTGAGAGATAGCTACGCGCTATTGATATTTCTATCAATAGGGTTCATATCAACATACTTTAGTAAAAATATGACAATTGTATTAATTGTAACTTTGATATTAACAAATTTTATTACTGTAATATCCAGAAATCTTGTAAGCGGTAAAGAAGGATTTGATGCGGCAACAAACCCTGATGCAATTGCTGATGAATCGGCCACCCAGGTGGATGGCGTCGCCGCTGCAAAACCGGCAGCAGCAGCCAAAGCCAAACCAGCAGCAGCAGCAGCAAAACCGGCAGCAGCAGCAAAACCAGCAGCAAAACCGGCAGCAGCGGCAGCAGCAAAACCAGCAGCAGCATCACTCCTTTCAGGAGTAACGGGTGCAGGAACATCAGGCAAGGCGTCAAAACAGAAAGTGACGACATCTGCTTCTTCTACTTCTACCCAAAAGCCTTTGACTAACGGTTCGGTTGAACCCATGACTGAACTCAGTCCGGCAAGCATTAACGATGAAGACGATCTTCCCGTAAATAATCGTGTTGACTATGCCAAAACATTAGAAACGGCATATGATAATTTAGAAAATCTGGTGGGCCAAGATGGCGTTAGAGGTCTTACATCTCAAACAAACACGCTAATGGACCAGCAGCAAAAATTGATGGAAAATATGAAAAGCATGGAGCCGCTTTTAAAAACGGCACAATCATTTTTAGACAAATTTGAATCTAGTTCAATGGGTAAAATGTTCGATAAGATACCAGGAATGTCAGCAATGTTTGGTGGGGGTGGTGCTGCCCCTCCAAAAGCTATTGCTCAGTAATAAATAAAATATAAAATAATAAATTTATAATTGTATATATATAATAAATAGTAAATATATACAATATAATAAATAATAGCAACAATGGCAACAGATGATATTCAAAGTAAAATAAATAATGTAAACTCTTTATTTGACAATATGCTTAGTCAATATAAATCAAATTATATAAATTACCATAAAAATGTAACATTATCAATGCCAACGTTGACGCCGACGTCGACGACGACAACAGCAGGACATGTTAGTTCTGATTCTCACGCAAAAGATTTGAATGACAAAGTGTTGCTCAATTATAGGTATGCTGCAAATCACCTTCTTGAACAAGTTCGGTCACAAATGCATTTAAATTCAACCGCAATTTCAAAACTTAATGCCAGCATTACACCTGTTCAAAAAAAATATTTAAGTGTGTTAGAATTGGGCGATAATTTTGATGAGACAAAATTGGCGGCAGGTGCATCCTTAGACGATTATAATGAATTATATAAAACCACCTTTTTTAGCATTATAATGTACCTAGTTGGGTCTGCATCAATATTATATTTAATGTTCAAACCCAAACTACAAAGTGTGTGAAAAAGGGACATGCTGTCCAAAGGGACATGCTGTCCCTTTTAATCCCTTGCTCTCAAATTGTGACATGTGATCCGATAACCAAACTGTAATGAACTGAAAAGAACAACTTTTATGAATATTCAACATTTAACATTAATTAATTTTAATATATAAATATTTTTGACAAGTTTTTCTGCGCATATGTTATAGTTAATAATAATATAACATATACACATGTTTTTTGATAATATATTTGGAACTAGTGATAATAATAATTCTAATAATGACAATGATGATGATAAAAGTTTAGATAACAGAGAAGGAAAAGTTTGTCCTGTTACCGGTTTGATTCCTTGTAAATGTAACGATTCTGGTGAAAATGACAGGCATAGTTTTAAAAATATTAGTTTGAGTCAGGGACGTGCATTTTTAAAAGATGAAAAAAAATTAAACCGTATGAATACTTATTTAGCACAAAATACCGGAGACAACAAAATTGTGGGAATGAATATTGAAGGATTTACTAGTGACGGGCTAAGTATGAGTCAACAACCTCAAGCAGCTGTAGCATCGGCCGCTGCATCTTCTACACCTGAAACCGTTTTGCCAAAAGATACGACGGTGACTACGCCCCTAGACAAGCTGGATGACGCTTTTGATTCAAAAATGGCTGCATATTCTAGCGCTCTTTCAGAATTTAACAAGGAGCTTTTAAAAAATCAGAATTATTTTGTTGTTCCAGTAAAATCGCTTACGCAAATTAATAGTTGTTTTAATTGCGATGCGTCTTTGAGCGGAACTGATTGTGCTGCGATGGGCGTTTCAAATTCGAATGGTGACATTCGAACCGTCCTTCCAGATTCTACAACTGCAACCTTGCGCCCATGCGTTAAATCTGGTGTAACAGTTCCGGGGTGGAGCGCTAATCCAACTGATAGCGCTAGTTGCGTTGCACCACTAGGACAAAAATGTTGTCCAAAACCAACAAGCATGGTCAATGGGACACCCATGTGCGTTGTGGATTTTAACAATTACGATGAAAACGCGATGAATCGTTGGATGGCTTCATGTATAACGCCTGCGTCTCCAGAAGACGTCAACCAACAAATTGCACTTTCAAACGAGTATTGTCAAGGCAACGGAATATCATTAAATTACTGGAGCCAAAATGTAAATAATTTCGTGCTTGTAACCACACAAGATCCTGCCACACAAGACCCTTCTAGCAAGATTCGCCCATTCGCAAAAATGAATAGCATTCCCGTGTGGATTGTCAATACGTTTCCAAATTTGCAAGATGCGAATAAATCAAAAAGCGCGCTAGTATTTTCTCCGACGGTTGAAAAGACGCTGACTTCTGCGCGCGAAGACATGTTAAATGCTGCAACTGCGTTGATAAAGGCAGCATCATCGCAACAGTCAACTACGTTGGCGGATAGAAAAGCCATGGAACAAAAAATAAATGCAATAAAAGCAAAAATAGCTAAACTTGATTCTCATAAACAAACTCTAGATAAGACCGTACATGCATCTTCTTCTGTAAAAGAGTCATTCGTGTCGTCGTCCACCGCGCTTCCTGAATCTTTGATAGGTCAAGAAGAAGATACGCGAATTCAGTTCAAATCAAGTTATGCATATTATACTGTGTGGTTTGTTATTGCCATTCTTTTAATTGTTGTTATGTTTAGCAATATTTTTATGGGTGGGGGGGAAGAGAGTGGAGAAGGTGGAGAAGGTGGAGAAGGTGGAGAAAGTTCATCGTCAATGTCATCAATTACGTTAATAATGGGAACATTGATGATGATTGTATTTATATATTTTGTAATTCAATACATTTTGGCTTATTTTAAAATTTCAAGACCCGATTTGCCTTTTGATGAAATAAATCCACTATTGTAAGAGTGGGCTGGTGGGCTCCTTTACTCCTTAATTTCAGATTTATTTACCATTTAATTTGTTCTCTTCATTAATAAATAATAATAATATACTTTATTTTTTATGTATGTATATATTATTATTGTTTTATAATAAATAAATAAATAACCAACAATGACTAGTTTATTAGGTTCGATGAATGTTGCTCCAGTTGTGCCGAATTCGCCCAAACAAACAGCTGCATCCACTACAGCTCCCACTGTTCCGACAGTGATGACAGTGAGTACCAAAAAAACATTAGCGCCAGATTCGGCCGATGAATTAACAGAACAAATTTCTAATTTACAAAAATTAGAAAGCGACAAATATATTGCTTTAGATATTTTACTCAAATCGAATCCATCACCCGATAACGTTGCTCAACAAAAGACAATTATCAATGACATTTCAGAAATTTCAACACTTCGGTCAAAATTATTCGACACTCTTTTGAACAATGCTAGCAGTAATTTAAAAGTAAATGAACAAATGAATTCTAATTTAGAAGATAAAAAGAAAATTATCACACTTGAAGAAAATGATTTAATGGCAAAGAAAAATGCTTTAGGAGCTGATCAACAAAAAATAAACAATGCTGGCAGAATGGTTGACATCAATACATATTATCATAAGCAATATGCAGCTCGCATTAAAATAATGAAGTTAATTGTTTTGATTTGTTTTGTAATTATATTTTTCATCGTACTAATGCACCTTGGATGGTTGCCTCAGGAACTCGTAACTGTTATAGTGGTAATTGTATTGTTTGCCGGATTGCTTTACATTGGTTATTTAGTCAATGACATGTATCAAAGAAGCAATATAAATTTTGACGAGTACAATTTCCCAATGGATCCGACTAAGTTTGGCGTTCAAGTGGCAAATTCTACAAAGAAAAAAAAGTCGGAGTCAACCGACCGGTCTTGCTTGTATAATTCAGTTGCATCGTCGGCCGCCACCCTAGAAGACTCCATTTCAAGCAAGGCAACGGAATTAATGCATGATATGGGCGCCACACCCGACCCGTCGCAACCATCATCATCTTTGGGTGCTGGTGATGCTGCGGCTCCTCAATCCGTTCAATCAAAAAAATTATCTGAGAGTTTTATACCGTTGATGTCAAGAATGGATAGAAAACAATTCAATTCAAATGATGCACGACAACCCGCGGCATATGATTCTGAAAATAACTATGGAAAAATATAAATGGATTAAAAATAGTTATTAATTATTAAATTATTAATAAAATTAAATAATTTAATATATTAATTATATATTATTATCAATTGTTAATGTCAACCCATAAAAGAGAAAAATCAACACTTGATACAATACCTCGAAGAGATGGATATTATATGCCATCAGAATTTGAACCCCAGCGCGCAACATGGTTGGGATGGCCAAGTAATCCTGGAACGTTTCGTCTTGGTCCAGCGCAACTTGCAATTGCGACTGTTGCGCGGACAATTAGTCAATATCAGACTGTTCAAATTGTGGCGCCACATTCGACATGGTTGAAAGCAACTGAATATTTTAAAAATGACGAAAATATATTTGTATGCGAGGTTGAAAGTAATGATGGTTGGTTGCGCGACATTGCTCCAACATTTTTGATAAAAAAAAACAAAAATAAAGGGATAGGGAAAGGGCAAGGGCGAGATTTAAGAGCGTTGGGATGGAAATTCAATGGATGGGGGAAACCTAAAGAGATTAAACATGATTTAGATGCACTTGTTGCGCTGAAAATAAGTAATTTTTTATCTACACAATTTTATAAAAATTTCGATTTTGCGTGTGAAGGTGGTTCTTATAGCGTTGATGGACAAGGTACATTAATAACCACAGAACAATGCTTACTTAATAAGAATAGAAATCAACACCTTGACAAGCGCCAAATTCAAGATGTGTTATGTAAGTACCTTAATGTGAGAAAGGTGATTTGGTTGCCACTTGGCGTGTTTATGGATTACGACACAGACGGACATGTAGATAATTTATGTGTGTTCGCCGATGTTGCCAAAGTTCTTTTATCTTGGCCAAAAAATTGTGGGACTGATGCATGTGAAGATAAAGAACAAGAAATTGTATCTCTCGCTGCTATGAAAGTGCTTGAGTCATCAACGGATGCAAAGGGACGACCATTTTCAGTTGTAAAAGTCCCACATCCACCTCCGCTTATTTATACCCAAAAAGAAATTGATACGCTACCTACAGTAAAAGGTTCATATCAAAGAAAGGCGGGAGTAAGAATGGCGGGCTCGCATGTAAATCTTATAATCACAAATGATGTGGTTGTTGTCCCAATATTTCACTGTGAAAGTGATGAAGAAGCTATGAAAATTATATCGCATGCGTTTCCTAGTAAAAAAGTTGTTGGCGTTTATGCGAGAGAAATTTTGATGGGAGGAGGTAACATACATTGCATGTCTCAACAAGAACCGTTATCTGATACGAAAAATGGTTATTTTAAAATAATAAATAACCGCCGAACTTTAAAAATAAAAAATAAATAGATTGTTTTGACACAATGTACTTTTTTCGTTCATGTAAAACGCTAAGAAAAAGTAAAGGTGGATAATAAAATATTATTATATATTAAATGTCGCAAATGTCTCCAACGGAATATAATATTAAGGAAGATTCGAGTCATCGTATTTTTAAGATTGCAGCAACACAAATGGCGTGTTCTAATTCAATAGAAGCGAATATTAAAAAGGCGGTTAAATTGGTTCGAGATGCTGCAAAAAGTGGCGCCAAGGTCATTTTATTACAAGAATTATTTGAGAATATTTATTTTTGTTACGAACAAAATGGCAAATACTTTGCGACGGCACATAGTGTTATAGATGAAGATAAAAATGACATTGATGGAACTGTTGTAATTAAACCGGATTCTTTTATACGCACATTTCAAAATTTGGCCAAAGAACTAAAGGTTGTTTTACCTATATCCTTTTTCGAAAGATGTAGGAAATCGTATTTTAATTCACTAATAATGATAGATTCAGATGGGTCTTGTCTTGGCATTTATAGAAAAACACATATACCTGATGGGTTTGGTTATCAAGAAAAATACTATTTTCAACCAGGCGACACGGGTTTTAGAGTGTGGGAATGTCATGTCGATAATTTTATAGTAAAAATTGGGGTTGCTATTTGCTGGGACCAATGGTTTCCTGAAACTGCTAGATGTTTGGCACTTCAAGGCGCTGAAATTCTTATGTTTCCAACCGCCATTGGTTCAGAACCGCAAGACCCAAAATTAGATTCTCGGTTACATTGGCAGCGCGTAATGCAAGGACACGCGGCAGCAAATTTAGTTCCAGTAGTTGCATCTAACCGCGTCGGCAAAGAAGCCACAAATACATTTTATGGAAGCTGTTTCATAACAGACGAGACGGGTGCCATTGTTGTAGAAGCGAATAAAACATCTGAAACTTTTGTTACGCATAGTGTTAATATTGACAAGGTTAGGTTTAATCGTGCGTGCTGGGGGCTTTTCAGAGATAGAAGGCCAAGTATGTATGGCGTTATAACAACAACTGATGGATTTTATCCAAAAGATGTTGTCAAGGCCAAATGTAATTATGTTGCAGCATCCATATCCAATAAAAAAACAAGGAAGAATAAAAGGAAGAATAAAAGGAAATAAAATTAAATAATAATAAAAAAAGAATCACATTATTTATTTTATTTAATAATTATCAAATGTAAAATTTTCGTCACCTGTAATTCGTTGCAAAAGCAGTATTGTAGCTGCACGGGTTAATGCATCTGCTTCATAATAATTATAAAAGCAATCTTGCAATTTTAAGTCAGGAATACTCACATTTCCTGTTTGTAACACGTTTGTAAATTTAGAAAGTGTGCATTGGTATTCACATTCAGGTAAAATATTTCCAATAAAATGGCCTTTGAATCTTGGATTTGAAACCACGTGGGGACCAGTGTATTCAATCAAATATTGTTTTCCTACCAAAAGGTCGCGCGCATCAATTTTTTTAAGCGGAATCATTCACAATTGGATGCAATTATGATTGCAATTGTGAAAATGTAAAAAATCAAATTCAATTTTATAATAAAAAAATTATAAAATTAATATAATTAATATAATATTTAGTTATTATAGCATTCAAACTTCAAACATTCATTATACATACACAATATAGAAACTATACTATGACAGATAATGCCGCTCTTCTTCAAAGTATTCAAACAATAAATGATATTACAATGAAAGCTAATAATTCTTGCGACCAGGATTGCATGATGGAGCGACAAAAAAGTGATTTAAAAAAGGCATATTTAGATGCAGAGAGAAATGTAAAAACTGCCCCGGAAAAGTTTACTGAAGCTGAACACAATTATTTATTAAATAAAGATGGTCCAAAAAAATACACTGAATTGTTGATAGAACGATATGGAAAAAATGCAGACCAAGAGATTCAAAAACTTAAAGATGAACACACTATGATAATGGGAGAAGTTTCTTTAGGAATTGCGAAAATTGGGAATCAAGATGTTCAGATTTCCAATTCAACAATTTATAACGACATGCTAGTGTCGACAAAAGACCGTGTTCAAAATGAAATGTTGAATGCAGAGCAAAATTCCGCAGTTAGCAATCGAAAAATCTTTTATATGGAAAAAAGAACACAGACGCTTTCTTGGTGGTATTACTTGGTGAGAAATTTATATTGGATATGCACGATTGTGTGGTTGCTCGTATATGTGTTATATTATCGCCAGTTTAATACTCGTTCCATAATTATATTTGTATTGATATTTGCGTATCCGTTTTTCATGGTGTGGTTGTTTGTTCAGGTGCATTCATTATATAAATACATATTGAGTTTTATTCCGAGAGATATTTATTTGAATTTTTAACATTGTTTTGTTTTATTGATTTTATTTATTGCGTTATTGCGTGCACACTCTATAGTAGAGCGAACTTATGGCGGATTTACTTGGTCTATCGATACTGCATACTTCGCCCGGTCTCATTCCAATTGCCAATGCGACAGGGTCATATCTTGAAATATCCGGAAGCTGCGACTTTTCCATGACATTATATTTCTTCATCATCTCGCCAACTTCGTCGTTGCTTAAAATAGTGTGACGCGGAACGTACTGGTGATTCAATATATTAAATTGCAAGCGGTCGAGTGACAACAGCACAATAAACCGCCCTTGTAAAAATAGCTGATTCGAAACTTGGTTCATAGTTTTGATTTCTTGTTTTGTGATAATAATAAGCGTGTCTTTATCTGTGAGAACGGTGTCATTCGCATTGGCAGATAATCCCGTCCCGCCAATATCTCCGCCAACTCCTAAAACATACAAGTCTTCGATTAAGTCGTTGATGTGGCTCACACTCAATGTTTTCTCTAAATGAAATTTAACATAGGTTTTTTTATTTTCTTTTTCATCCTCTTTGTCTTTATCTTTATTGACCTTTTCTCCCTTGGATTTTGTTGCTCCCTTTGATTTATGTTCTCCTTTCATTTCAACCAACATGTCAAGTTGTTTGTGAGTGTACATGGCGTTGACTTCATTCACACCAAAATTTGCGTACCCTTCCACATCATACCCTCTTATAGAGAGTAGCTCCAATAATGTTTTTCTTGCAGTATAAAGTCGAGATATCGTTTTGCTTGCATTTGCCATCGTTTGTTTACTACTGTTATTTGCGTGGTCCGATTTAATATAAATATATATTGTATAATTTTAATTCAATTTTTTATTTATTTATTTATTTATTTGATGATTTAGTAAATTAAATAAATAAAAAATACTTGTAATTTTATTATTAATATTATTCGGTTATTTATTATTGATTATTGATTATTATGACTATTATTGAATATCGACATGGGTTAAAAAGTGACGCCTGCAACACATTTTGGTGAACCCAATATCATCAAGAACTTGTCCTTCGGGTGTTTTTTTTATATTATGTTTTGTTAAATAAAGAACCTTGTCAATGGCTACATCATCTCCACCAGGCTGTTCTTCAAGTTTCTTCTCTCGAACTTTGTTCAGGTAATACCTATACTTGTCGGCGATGACTTTTCCGCACGTTACACATTTCACCGGGATTATCATTTCTATAAATGTTGACTGATGAATTTGTTGATATAATTGTATATATATTTTTATATCAATTTTTATTTTAATCAATCAAAAATGTAAAATAATAAATATTGTATTATTCATATATTTATTTTATGGTACACATTTGCTTCCTATTCCCGCATTTCCCTTGTAATAATAACAATCAATGTCTATTTTTTTACCGGCATCGTCATATTTAAACGTAATGCCGCTTTTATCTCCGGCGCGACATTTGCCGCTGGGATTGTCATTGTCGCTTGTAACAGCCCATCCGCAACAGTCTGTATTTAAACACGACGATTTCCCAAAAGCGCCACATTCACTGTCGAGGTCGGTCATCGGACTATTTTTTGACGAGTGCATTTTACAAAAATTGGATTTTAATTTAGTTTCAAGGTCGGTGGTTATCGGGGGGGGGGTTATTAAATCATTTGCTAAATATGGCGCAGCTGTGGCTGTTCCTGTTCCTGATCCAGTTAATATCGACGTTGGCGCTGTTTTAATAATGCTGGTTCCAGGTCCAGCGTCGCCACCGTCACCGTCGTCGGCATTTTTTACATTATTATTATGAGTCATTCCTTCCATTCCTTCGATTACAACCTTTTGAGATTTGCTCATTAATTGAGAATTTAAATCCGTCTTGGTCATTTTAATGTAAACCAGCATTCCAAATATAATGACAACTATTCCAAAAATGTATGCAAAATTATCATAAACAAAAGTAAATATTAAAGCTATAAATGACAATAAATATGTAAATATGTTGTCATACTCCTCTGGCTGAGATGATTCAGATGATGACGACGGTAAAATCGATTTGATGCTATCCATTTATTTGTACTATTATATAATTATTTACACTATATATATAATTATATAACATTATTAAACAGTCGCAATAATTATATTTATATTTATTTATTGCTTTGACGATTTTGATTTTGTCCTACGCTTCGTTTTTGTATTCACATTCTTATTCGCCGCCGCCCTTGATTTATTTGATTTCAATGTGGGAAATTTGTAGCTCACAAAACATATTGCCGTAAATACAGACCCATGTTTTTTTGTCACATCTAAATTCTCATACTCGAAAATTTTACCTGGATGAATTTTATAACCATTGTCTGTTACATTATCCTTATACATTATAAGATTACCGCCTCCTTTTAATTTACCGTATCCTCTTCTCTCAATTATGCCGGTAACAGATTCGGCTAAAGAAGCTTCGGCATCTTGTTTTGTTCCTGAACCTGAATATTCTACAGCAAAACCACCTAAATATTTACCTTTGGGGTCAATGACGGATGTGGTCATAACGGCAGCGCTTATTTTTGAACCTTTTTTGCCGTTTGACTGCGCTTTAATGCATTCAAGTACTTCGCCCCATTGAAGTCGTTTCAGTCCCTCTTCTTTCGATATTTGTTTTGAATCGGTTGGCATTACGCTCGTGTATTCAATTATATTTGCATTCTGTATTCCCGCTTCAAATAATGCGGCATCATAAGAACCGGTTTCATAGGGCAGTCCTTCTGACCCAGCATCTGATTCTCCTTTTCCTTTTGTCATAAAATATTCATATGGAACCCTATTACCTAAAATTATCATAATTATGAATTTTTTGTATATATAATATATAATATAATATTTATAATGTATGTTACATATTATTCGCCCATTCGTGAAAATTAGTTTCACTACCACGATAACGATAATTTGTAGAGCAAGGAGGGGTCCTAGGGGAACCTTGGGTTCCCCTAAGAATATATCCGTCGGCGCCCGTCGTTAGAACGCGCCTTAACTGTTGGCCGTCGCCCGTTCCATGCATTTTTAAATGGCACGATTCGCAAACTGTCATCAAGTTTGCAGGATGATTTTTATGGAAATGCTGAATAAAATTCGCTTCATCTGCTTCTTTTTGGTGCTGCAAATGATGCACTTCTTCGCCCAAGTTCTGTTTGCACAGTTCACAAATTCCTTTTATTTTATGTGCATTAAAGTGACTCTGTTTAAAATTCAAATCTCCGACTTGTTTTTTGTTACGATATTTCAGCCGAATGTCATTCGCCATTTTCAAGAAATCGTCGGGCAAGTGCAGTGACTTGCACACTTCCAGTCCGTACATGCTCGGTCCAGCTCCGTCTCGCAACTTTCGGTCATATATTAGTACGTCGTGCGCCCTGTCATATGTTACCGCCATGTGCTTTGTAACAAGGCCGCCGACACCACCACCGCCATCATCTTGCATTTGTGCAATTTCTTCGTAGTCAACGATTTCGTGCATGTGAGTCGCAAAAATAAAACAACTTTTTAGTGCGTGCAGCTTTTGTAAACCGGCAACAAAAATGCTGATTGCTGAGTCAATTTCTGTGCCTGAACACAGCTCGTCTCCCAAAATCAAACTGTTTGGGTCAGCGCATTTTAAAATAACCCGCAGTTCCGACATTTCCACTGCGAATGTTGACATTCCCTTGAATAAATTATCGTTTCCTAAAATTCGTGTCATGATATTCGTGTATGGAGAATACGTAAATGACGAACACGGCACATATAACCCCGCCTGAGCCATAATGATGCAAATTCCTAGAGCGCGAATAAGGCTCGTTTTTCCAACGGCATTTGTTCCGTAAAGTAGCATGCCGCGCTGACCGAGCCCTAGCGAAATGTCGTTGCAAACATACAGCTCATCCTCATTGATTTGCTCGATTAAACAGTGGCGAATGTCACGCGCATCCACAAATGAGGCTGCTGTTTCTTTTTCTTTTTCGCCGGCATTTTGTTTTATCTCGGGTTTGCAGTACTTGTACGTGCAAGCAATATGCGCCTGGTTTTGCATCAAGTCAACATCAGTTACAAATGAAATAATCGTCTGAAATGATTCTTGATGTTCCTTCAAACCACTAATAAATGTGCCGAAAACAACCCCGATTTCATCCCGAATTTTACCCCTCGTCTGACTAATAGAGCTACACACGCTGTGTATTTTTTCGTGAATAAACGTAACAGTACTGTTTCCCGCCTTGACAAATTGTAACAATGATAAATCGAAATCGAATGTTTTCAACGTACCGCAGTCAATTGATTTGTAGCTCAATGTAGAAACAAACTGTTTTGCCTTGACTCGTTTTGAAATTTGGTCGAGAAGAATTTTGCTGCGCCGGTCGGTCGTTTGAAGACTTAATCCTAGTTTTTCAGTTTCGTGCCTTTTTACAAATTCTTTTTCTTTTCCTCCAGCGGCAGATGTTTTCTCTCCGAGCGCAATCAGCTCATTACAGTGCGCGCGAATGGCTTCAAAAATGGAAAATCCGTCTTCATGTGCAATAAACATTGCATCGAGCTCTTTGCTTATTCCCGGTTGAATAAAACAATCTTCATATTTCAAATCAAAATCGAGAGAATCTATACTTTTACATTTTTCAATAATAAAATGTGAATCTATTTCTTTTTTCATTTTTACACAGAATTCTGTGATTCTCTCTGGACACGCATCCGCATTTACATATTTAAGCAGCGTTTGGTCGCATTTGATACCACCTTCATACATTTCATTTATAATTTGGAGACTTGTATAAAGAACGTGGAGAGATTTTGGATAAATCTTTCCCAAATAAATCTTACGATGCAATTTTTCAACATCTTTGACATTTTCGAGCGCCGCTCTCCAATTCAAATACTTTTTATTTTCTTTTGTTTCTTTTGTTTCTGCCGATACCAATCCAAGTATGTATTCTGTAATGTCGTATTCACGCTGAATTGCGGCCACATTGAAAGATGGGTGCAACAACCGATAATAAAAGCGTCTTGCTCCCATTGGCGTTTTGCAATGATTTAATAAACGGTACACCGATGAGCATTTTCCGATTTTGGAACCGGAGCCAGCCGCATCAATTATATTCAGCTGTTCAAGTGTGTGGTTTGCTAGAACCATTCTGTCTGATTTATTTTCAAATTCGGGTTCTGTTATTTTATGCGTTAAATGTGGATTGTGTTCATGCATAAAGTGAAGAAGAAATGTGAATGATTGAATTGCAAATTCATATGCGGAATAAGATTGAAAAATAGAATTGCAAACATGAAACGAAAAGAACTTTCCCAACATTTCTTTGCGGTATGTTTGCTTTTGACAGTTTTTTGCTTGAATATAAAATGGGTGTGTTTGTGCCGGTTGTGCTGATTGCATGTCAACCAGGTGAATCGGGTTGGCACAGGCGCGAATGTTTGCAAAATTAATAATGTCTTGAATATAACTTGCAGAGAGATTTGAAATAATAATGACTTCATTGGGTTGAAAAGAAGAAATAAATCTCTCTAATTCATCATATGTTGTTTGATTGTGGCGCGCATTCATTTCGGATTCGCATTCAAAACATGTCGTTCTTCCAGTATAAATGTCAATATTTGACATGCCTATAATAATTTTTGAACCGACGGACCCAATGTTGACGCGTTCAATCCAAAAACAGCACGTGTTATTTGAGAGAACAATTGCAGATTCAGATTCATTTGAGAAAAATGTGCCCGGTGAATAAATACAATGCAAACTTCGCGTTGTATTTGAACCTTGTCCGTCTTGCACATACACAATTATAGTGTATCCTAGTTCCTGCATTTTTTTCACATATCTCTCCAAACTATAATCTCTGAAATTACAGGAAAACGGAAACCCGGCCATGCACCTGCCGTTTGTAATTGAACAATTTAAATCGCAAGCAGAACAAAATTCCTTCATATTTGCATCGGTAATATTTCCGACCGAATCTGTTTTTGAATAACATTCGAAAAATGAACCCACCTGCATTAATAAAATCGTCCTTGTTCCGTATTTATGCGCGTATTCTCCGGACAATCGAAAGTATTCGTCTGTTAATGACATGTGTGAATGTGACTTTTGTGATGGTACAAGCTATTATAACTATGTATATGAATCTAAGTTGTTTTAATATATGTATTTTATTATAATAATATTTTTATTAAATAATAATATTAATAATATATAAAAAAATATTTTATTTATGAATCCATCAAAAAGATTAGTTATTGTTCATTTTTTTCACATTATTTTCGTTGGAAGTTTATTTTTATATTTAGGACTTAAAAAAAATGGATGTCCTGCGTGGGTGTATCCTGCACTTATTTTTCTCGGAGTTGTAATAATCATTGCTCACGGTTCAAGATTATTTACGAATCCGTATTCAATTATTTCATGGTTTCACATTATAATTGTTGCGCCGCTGGTAATATTTATCGGGTATAATAAGCCAGGCAAGGATTCAATTGCTTATATTTTGATACTATTGGAAGGATTTATGGCAATTGGTTACCACTCTTATGCACTGTATAATCATTTTTAAACCTATAACAACAATAAAATAATAGTAACTAGAATTTCCTTGTTTCATTTGTTTCATTCATATAGTTGTGCATGAATGTGTCGCCGCCCGTGTTGAGAATTTCACCCGTCATGTTGGACTCTTCAAACATTTTTCGTAAAACATTTGATGGAGCCGTTGACCCTAGTTTTAAAAGATTATTTTTAATTAATGCATTTTTTACATCATGAATTGGAACATTTTTTAATTCACGTTGTGCATTCTGAATAATTTTTCTGGTTTTATTATTTTTAATTAGAATACTTATTGTTTTGCCGTGTTTTCCAAGTTTATATTTCTTAATTGTGGTTTTTCTTCGAACTTGTTTAATTTTTCTTGGTTGTGGGTGTTGTTTTATTTTTTTATGATTTGTTTTTTTAAGGTGATTGCTTTTGTTATTATTGTCATTTTTACCATTGTTGAACGAATATTTTTTTAATGTTTTATTATAAAATTGTCTATATGATGGTTTTGTTCCACCCTTTAACGCTCCATGTGGAACATCATTTTTTGGTTTATAATGAAAAGAATCAGAATTGGAACCGTCGTCGACATTGTCAAAATTATTATCATTATCATTGTTGTTATCATTATTATCAGAATTTGCATCATTATAGTTTTCATATTTCAAAGACGAACGAGGCGGTGGTGGTGGTGGCGGTGGAGGAGGTGGAGGAGGAGGCGGAGGCGGAGGCGGAGGAGGAGGCGGAGGCGGCGGTGGCCTATGCTGTGGTAAGGGAGGTGGTGGAGGCGGCGGCAACAATGGAGGTGGATGTTGTGGAGGCGGAACTGCATTCAAATTTAAATTAGATAAAGATTGTTGCAGCTGTTGCAGCTGTTGTTGCAAATTTATGGGTGATGCATGTGACGCAGATAATGCGGGGGATACATTCATTCCTGGAATATCTAATGAAATTGGACATGTAAAGTCGGTTGGAACATCTAGTGTAACATTTTGGAAATTATTTACACCAAGTTGTTCATTTTGTTGTGTTTGATGTTTTTGAGTCGAAGAATGTGTATTTTTTTTAAATGTTTTTAAATAATTAAGCGATTCTTCAAAATCTTTTGAAAAAATTTCAGTATGTTTTTGTCTATTAAAAGGCTGCTTATTTTTAGTGGCGCGGGGTCTCGGTCCCACATTGCCATTATTACTAAAATGAATTGGGACAGAGGCGACAGCAGATTGATTTGTTATATTTTTTGTTTCTTCTCTTTTCTTTTTTAGTAAGTTCATTAAATTAATTTTTAGTTCGCTTGGTTTTATAAATCCGGGAAGTTTCCTATTTTTTACAGAACCGTTTCTTTTTTGTGAAGATGTTGGATTTAAATGCTCACGATTAATTGTAATTTTTTTTTTTAGTTCTGTCATTTATTTTTTTCTTGTTGTTGTTATTATGTTATTTATGTTATTAATTATTTATTGACTGTTACTATTTATTAATATTTATATAATAAATAAAAATTGTATTATTGATATTATATTTATTATATAAAAAAACATTAAATTAGACACACTTCACTCTATATCCACTCTCTGTTTCTACACTTTCTATACACTAAATAAAAAATAAATAGTTGTAAATAAAATAATTATATATATATGGTTAAAAGATTTAAATATAAATTGATTTATAAACTAGTCAAAACGAATCATATAAAATGGATTCTGCTTCACACGTGGTCATTAATAATAAAGAGAAAGAGGTAGGGGGCGACAAGCACCCCCCTACGACCCCCTCTGTAAAAGGAGGGGGTGTGGGGGAACTACGTTCCCTCAGGGGCAGCGATGCAAAATACGATGATTATAATGATACGCAGCCAGATTATTCGGAAGCTCCGTGGAAAATTATAAGTTCTTATTTTGAGAACCATCATTTGAAGCGTCTAGTCAGGCATCAAATAGAGTCATATAATGATTTTGTAAATGTTCAAATCGAGCGAACAATTGGAATGTTTAATCCGGTGATGATTGCATCAGAGCAGGATTATGACAAAAAAAATAGAAAATATAAATTGGAAATTGAAGTAAAATTTGATAAATTTCATCTTTATCGTGCTCAAATTCACGAAAACAACGGCGCTACGAAACTCATGTTTCCTCAAGAAGCCCGGTTGAGAAATTTTACATATGCATCTACAATGACAGTGGATGCAAATATAAAATACATTGTTCGTTCAGGGGAACAGCTTGAAAATGTGCAAACGTTTCACAAGGTGCTGCCGAATATTCACATTGGCAAAATGCCAATCATGTTGAAATCGTCTGTTTGCATTTTGAACCAATATGCGCACATCAATCACATTGAAACGGGGGAGTGTTCTTATGATGCGGGTGGCTATTTTATTATTAATGGGAGTGAAAAGACGGTTCTTGGTCAAGAAAGAGCGGCTGAAAATAAAGTATTCTGTTACAATATTTCGAAAGGAAACACGAAATGGACATGGCTGGCGGAAGTGAAATCTGTTCCTGATTTTAAATGCATTTCTCCTAAACAAATCAACATGATGATTGCCAGTAAGAATAACGGGTTTGGATTTCCAATTTACGTTCAAATACCGCGCGTCAAACAACCAGTTCCACTGTTTGTTTTGTTTCGCGCGCTATCTGTTTTATCGGACAAGGAAATTTGCGAAAAGGTGGTGTTTGATATTGAAAATAAAGAAGGAAACAATGAAGCGATACTCACGGCGCTTCGTGCATCAGTTATTGATGCCAACACGGTTCTCACTCACGAGGACGCAATGCGCCAAATTACGTCGATTGTCATGTATACCCCTTTGAATATGGATAAAGAAACGGGAGCAAAAAAGAAGCGCGATTTTGCAATTGAAATCTTGAATTCTGACTTGTTTCCCCACTGCAAATCTCAGGCGCAAAAGATTTATTATTTGGGTTACATGGTTTCGCGAGTCATTAAATGCAGCTTGGGATTAACCAAACAAGATGACCGCGATTCATACATGAATAAGCGCATTGACTTGACGGGTGTTCTTCTCAACAATTTGTTTCGGAATTATTTCAACAAGGTGGTAAAGGACATGACCAAGCAGGTAATTCGAGAAATCAATACGGGTTCGTGGAAGTCGACTGAAGACTACTTAAGCATTCTTAACAAGACGAATGTCTACAAAATCATCAAGTCGACTACGATTGAAAATGGAATTAAGCGTGCTCTGTCCACCGGCGATTTTGGAATTAAAAATGTCAACACAAACAAGGTGGGCGTCGCCCAGGTTTTGAATCGTTTGACATATGTGTCGAGTTTGAGCCACCTTCGTCGCATTAATACACCAATTGATAAAAGTGGGAAATTAATTCCGCCCCGTAAGCTTCACAATACAACGTGGGGATTTTTGTGCGTTGCGGAATCTCCAGAGGGCGCAAGCGTCGGTGTCGTGAAAAATATCAGCTACATGTCGCACATTACCATTCCGAGTCACGCCGATTCGCTTCACAAGCAGGTCGAACCGCACATTCAGTCTCTTGACACAATTACCAATTGCGGCGAGCTCATTGATGCAGTGAAGGTATTTGTAAATGGCGCGTGGGTAGGAATAAGCAGAAACCCGGTTGAACTTTACAATGCTTTCAAGGATAAAAAGAGCAAGGGTATTATCAACATTTACACATCGGTTGTCTTTGATATTCGAAACAAGGAAATTCGAATTTGCAATGACTCGGGGCGAATTATGCGCCCGGTTTTGCGCGTGAAGAATAACCGCACATTCATCACGTCGGATGTGCTTCGCAAATTGGACCGTCGAGAAATCACGTGGGACGACCTGGTAACTGACTGCAGAATTGACGATGCAGTCATTGAATATATTGACCCGGAGGAGCAGAATTTTAGCATGATTGCAATGAAACGCACAGATTTGAAGAATGGGTTGAATCTGAATTCACAGTTCAACTACAATTACACCCACTGCGAAATTCACCCGAGCACCATATTCGGAATATTGGCATCGTGTATTCCGTTTCCAGAGCATAACCAGTCACCCAGAAATACCTATCAATGTGCTATGGGTAAGCAGGCGATGGGAATGTACGTCACGAACTTTTACAACCGGATGGACAAGACGGCATACGTGCTATCCAACCCGATGCGTCCGCTGGTTGATACACGCATCATGCGCATGATAAAGCTCGATGAGATTCCATCCGGCGCACCCGTCATCGTTGCAATTATGAGCTATACCGGCTATAATCAAGAAGACAGTATCCTTATCAACAAGGGTGCAATCGACCGCGGTTTATTCAGCGCGACCATTTATCACACTGAAAAGGACGAGGACAAGAAAATCAACGGTGACGAGGAAATTCGATGCAGGCCAGATTCCACAAAAACAAAAGGAATGAAATTCGGAAATTATTCGAAATTGAATAGCAAGGGCGTTATTCCGGAAAACTCCGTCATTGAAAATCGTGACATTATCATGGGCAAGGTAATGCCCATCAAGGAAAACAGGAACGACCACACAAAAGTAATCAAATACGAAGACGCAAGTAAAATGCACAGGACAACAGAAGACTGCTACGTCGACAAGAATTACACGGAGCGAAACGGGGACGGATACGTCATTTGCAAAGTCCGTATTCGCACGTTTCGCAAGCCGGTCATCGGGGATAAACTCAGTAGTCGTCACGGGCAAAAGGGAACCATCGGTAACATTATTCCGGAAATGGATATGCCATTCACAAAGAGCGGGCAGCGCCCAGATATTATCATCAATCCCCACGCCATTCCGTCTCGTATGACAATCGCCCAACTCAAAGAAACACTCCTCGGGAAAATCCTCCTAGAACTCGGCCTCTTTGGTGACGGAACATCATTCGGAGAACTCGACGTTTACACCATTCGCAACGAACTCCTAAAACTCGGCTACGAAAATAACGGGAATGAAGTCTTATACAACGGCCTATCCGGCGAACAAATCGATTCAGACATCTTCATCGGTCCTGCATTCTACCAGCGCCTAAAACACATGGTCAACGATAAACAACACAGTAGGTCAATCGGTCCAATGGTAAATCTAACGCGTCAGCCGGCCGAAGGCCGCTCGAGAGATGGAGGGTTACGGTTTGGGGAAATGGAGAAGGACTGCTTAATCGCTCCCATCTCGCTGAATTGTGGCTTGTCGATTTGGATTGATGAAATGGAACACGTTGGAGATTATGTTCTTGGTTGGAATAAAAAGGCAAACGGAATGGTTCCTTCAAAACCGTGTGCATTTATGGACAAGGGAACTCGCGACTGTGTTGAATTAACATTTGAAGACGGTAGAAAACTTATATGCACTGAAGACCACCCTGTATTAACATCTGATAATGAATGGGTCAAAGTGAAGGATATTGTAATGAATGCAACTAAGATTAAAACTAGCGTCACTTATCCAGTAATGAAACTTAAGGATGAGATTGCGGAATGCGGCGGTTGGATGCTTTCATTTGGAACACGAACGCTCAGGACGGATAATTATAAAGAGTATATGAGAACGCTTGCATTTGCGCGCATAATCGGACTATTAATTACTGACGGAAGTATTAGTTCAAAATATCAACATGAATCAGCATCAGTGTCGCTTGGACACATGATTGATGTTACCCAATTTATTGATGATATAAACATGTTTCATGACATTACTCAGAAAAAATTTAGAACGAGAAATTGTTACATTGTTCGTATTCCAAGTGAGTTTCTTGCCGATATTCTTCAACTTGGTGGAATATTGCGCGGAAGAAAAATAAATCAGCCGGCAACACTTCCTGATTTTATCTTGGATGAGAAGTGTCCTCGACCCATTATTCGTGAATTTCTTGGTGGAATGTTTGGCGGCGACGGACACACATGTGTTCTTGGATTGCATAGGGGGAAGCGCGACGTTATGACATCTGTTGCATTTTCAAAATCCAAGACACACGAACATCGTGAATCATTGCAAACAATGTTTGAAGATATGCAGAAACTACTTGGAAAGTGTGGCATTCATGATACCACAATTCAGAATTTTCGGGAAACATCCTCCTCCAAAAAGAAATTCGAATTGAAAGATAAGAGCGATGCAACGAACAGGAGTTTTCAGTTGACGCTTCATCTCCCGATTGAACAACTTATTCCATTCTCTGAAAAAATCGGGTTTCGGTATTGTTGCCACAAATCCCAGCGTCTTGAAGCCGGTGTCTCGTATCGCCGATTGCGCGAAGAAGTTTGCCGTCAACACAATTGGCTGGTGAATCGTGTTGATGAAATAACGCATTTCAAGGAAATCAAAGCGAAGAACCCGGACAAGATTGTGCACACCAAGAGTGCTATTCTTCAAGCAGTAGAAGAGCTGAAGAAAACAGAAGGGCTGCTTCACGATTACGCGATTCCAAGCACGCACGACATTACTGACCATTTGATTAAAGGAACAGAGTTTGGCAAATTCACATCCAAGTCGTTTCCAACGGCGGAGCAATTCATGGAGAAAATCGGAGCACTAGACTGGTTTCTAAGCGATGATATTGAATCCAAAAAAATGGATAATTTCGATGAAAAAGTATTCGAAGAATGCGAAATCGAAGAAGATGATGAAGATGAATCAAGTTCGGCGTATGGCGTGCAGCGCGGAAGCAATGCATTACCCACAATGAATTTAACGGTTGTCTCGCGAATCAATGTGGGACCGAAGCACGTGTATGACATTAGCGTGGAAGACACGCACTCGTTTCTTGCGAATGGAATCGTTGCGCACAATTGCATGGTGTCACACGGGGCTGCGCGATTCACGCGCGAGCGACTGTATGATGTTTCTGATAAATACCAGGTGCACGTGTGTTCCAGGTGCGGAATGGTCGCAGCATTCAATGATGCGTTGGGCATTCATTGCTGTAAGATGTGCGATAACCGGACAGATTTTGCGCTGGTTGAAATTCCGTATTCATGCAAGTTGCTGTTTCAAGAACTGCAGACGATGAATATCGCGCCAAGAATCATGACGGAATAACAATATGAGAATATGAAGAATTAAAATAAATATAATTTATAAATATTATATTTAATTTATAAATTATGAATGATGAAACAAACATTAGTCGCAAAACGTGTTGGCAATAAAAAACGCGCCCACAAGTCCTAATACTGCGCCTAAATGATAGTTGTATTGCATTTTTTTATAAACGCTTAACCACGCTTGTTTTTGTTTGTCTCCGTCAATATGAAGTATCATCCAGTCACTTTTTGGAGAGAGCATGTAATAAAAATAATTAGTTGTAAAGGTTATTGCGCCAACAACGCAGATTGTTGAAAACCGATTTATTTTGTATGAATTTTTTGTCGCGCTTTTCCAGAATAGGAATAAAAATGACAAGAGAAGTCCTAGTCCAAATCCCTTGAAATAAATGTTGCGACGTTCATCAGTAATTTTTTTATAGATTGCTTTTTGTTTTGTGGAGAGAACGGCCGTAAATTGTTGTATCGACAAAGTACTATCTGAATTGTACATTGTGAAAATCATTGCAACGATAAACATTGTTGCAATAATGCAGCTTTTCATGCAGACCATTTTCACAAATACACAGTATATATTGTAGTATATATTGTATATAAATATTTTATTTTTATTTCTGGATGGCATAATATCTTTTCAAAATCTCTCCTAGTACTAAATTCGCCAAATCATTATCTCCTGTTGTTTCACAGTGTAAAATTGCACTTTTTTTATCCCTATAAATTTTGACAGTGGTTTGAACACTGTCTTTTGGCGTGTGGAAAATATCAAACAGCATTACACCTTTCAACAATAATTCATCTTCATCCAATTGAATGTTTGCAAAACCATTATTAGTTTCTACATCATATTGAAGAGTATAACCATCTTCAACATCCATAATTTTTTTATCAACGTCTTCGAGAGCAAGAACCACGTGTTCCAAATTGAAATCAATCATTGCTTGCATTGCATGTATATAATAAATCATGACATATTTTATTAAATCATTTTTTATAATATTTTAATAAAATATTCATTATTTCGTTTTATTTATATTATAATATAATATTATCATATATCAAATAAACGAGTAAATATGGTGAAGTTGGTTTTAGGAGGTTTTTTTAATGGCTATTCCGCGCAATTGATAGGTGGTGGTTCAGGTACTCAAGGAAGCGGTGGTCCGGAAGGAGGAAGCGAGCGCGAGTTGCTGCGATTTAAATTACGAGAAGCGTGGAATGGTTCTGCTGCAACTGGCACTGTAAAAAATTTAACTGTGGCTGCAACTCCGTTTCGCGCCGTAAACAATGCTGGTGATTTATTGTGTCGTCAATATTATACTTCGGGTGGTTCAACACAGATTAGTTCTATAAGGGGTGTATTAAGTGGATGGAAAACGATGGCAGGTGCAGTTCAACCTCACCCTGATAAAACAGGAATTCCGTCTGCCACGTGCAATGGGAGGTATGTGTACGACAGTTCAGATTATATCACATTTAAGAAGCTTCAGGCGACTAATCGCAACTATAATAATTCGAGTTTTGGTGGAAATTTGAATAGCGGTTCTCAGTCAGCATTTAGAGCAGCTAAGAGATTCTTTTAATCAATGGTAAAAAATTTATTTTATTTTATAAATAAAGAGGTAAATTATCGAAAGTAGTTTTAGGTTTTAGTGTATGGTTACAAAATATAATATATTAATTAAGCATAATATATTATATTGTAATAAGTTATATAAATCAAATGGTATTTAAATTAAAGTATAATTTCAACGGTCCTCCAGATAATCATGTGCTGATAAAACAGCGCGGAAATAATGCAACGTTGACTAGCGTGAATCCGATGCCGCAACAATTTTATCCTTCATCAAATGACAGCGTTTTTGCAATGGGTCGGCGCACATTTGTTCAAACCAAGGGGGAGCCGAATGGTCCGTATAATACAGACAATAAGGTTGCCGGAAATGTGCGTGGAAATTTTGGAACCACTTTTAATCAAATACCGCCTCATAAACGGGTTGGATTAGTTGGAAAACCTATATCATTTCCGCAAGACAGTTCACAGCGAATTGAACGCCTAAAAAACAATGCAATTGGTGGAGGGAGTATGAAGGTTGGTTTAGCAAAAAATGCGCCCATGTCGTTTAAAAGCGATGATACAACTAGTCGAAATATAGCAATTCAAAGGTGTCGTGCTGGAGGGTGCGTGGCGCCAAAAAAGAAGGGCGCAAATAATTCATTCAAGTCGGGAGGGGGGTCGACTTACTCAGGTACAGGAAATCGTCAAATATTCGCCCCATAATTGAAAAATTAAAAAAATAATATTTTTTAATATTATTTTTTTTAAATTGTTATTTTTTAGAATAAATAAATAATAATATAATATAATTATATACAGTATTTATTATTAATTCAATGGCACCAAGAACTTTAAAAAAAAATAAAAGAACCAAACATGGTAGAACGCGTCGTCAACGTAGACGCCAGATGCGTGGAGGTGAATTGGGGGATTTTCTTTCATTTCTAAAACCAACGGTTAAAGATCCTGCTTATTGTCAAAAACAATTTGATGAGTGTAAGGCTAATATTAAGCCGGAATCAGATTCGTCTGGTTCAAGTTCTTCTAATCTTTTTGAAATACCAACTTCTATTAAAAACTTTTTTGGGACAAAAGATTCTACAGCTTCAGTAGATGATGGTGGTGGGGAAATTGAAATGCAGGAGCTTACTGATGCAAATTATGCTGCCAAACAAGCTGCTGCTTCCGAACAAGCTGCTGCTGCCGAACAAGCTGCTGCTGCCGAACAAGCTGCTGCCAAACAAGCTGCTGCCGAACAAGCTGCTGCTGCTGCTGCTGCTGCTGCTACCGCCGCCGTTGATGATGTAAATGCTGCTACCGCCGTTGATGATGTAAATGCTGCTACCGCCGTTGATGATGTAAATGCTGCTACCGCCGCTCTTAATGCCACTGCTGTTGCCGAACAAGCTGTCATCATTCCTTCGAGACAACCCGTTTTTGATGCTACTCTTGAAGAAGATGATACCCACCGTGGTGGAAGCAGAAAAAAATATAAAAAACGAAATGCAAATAGGTCAAAAAAAAATAAAAATAGGAGAAACAAGAGAAGATCAAACAAGAGAAATTAATTATTTATTTTAGAAATACTATTATAAATACTAATAAAATTCAACATCATGTTCATATATGAATAAATATCATGTTGTCATAAGCATGTGCGGGTGTGAGCGCATGGCCGAGTGGGAAACCTTCAGAGTTCAAATATCAGGAACCCGGGTTCGAATCTTGATAAGTCTCAAAAAAAAGGCTTTCAATCAAGAGCTTAAAAAAATAAAGAAATATTAGAGGTAGTTCCAATAAAGTCCCTGTAGCTCAGCGGCAGAGCGTCTCAAACACCGTCGTCAGTCACAATGACTCGCAAGAGTCCGAAATGAAGATGGTTATCGCCTCATAAGCGGAAGGTCACAGGATCGAAACCTGTCGGGGACATCTATCACACCACATCGCATCGGTGCATCAAGGCGCTAGAGCAACCAAAGGGAACCTAGGTTCCCCTTTAACCCCTCCCTTTAAACTTGGGCAAGGGGTCAGAGGGGACCCAAGGCACTGCGTTTCGCAGCATGTCCCTTGCAATCCCCTGTAGCGCAGAGGAAGCGCGCCGTAAAACACCGTCAGTTGCCAACAAGATTTGAAAAAATCCGAAAAACAGATGGTTATCGCCTTATGAGCCGGAGGTCACACGATCGAAACGTGTCGGGGGAATTCATTACTTCATCAGCTTTACAGAAGCTGTTCGTCATAGCTAAGCGACGTATAAAACACAGCACCAGAACCACTCCCATGGCGGCAGCTTATCGTCGAACACAATCAAGACACTCACAATGTCCGAAAGTTTGATGGTTATCTCTTTCTCATTAAAAGGCAAGGTAGGATCGAAACCTACGAGTGGTATCTTAACGGGGGATGGCGCAGAGGAAGCGCGCGGGGCTCATAACTCCGAGGTCCTAGGTTCAAACCCTAGTTCCCGTATCTTTTTTTAGTAATCATTTACCATTTCTATTTCTTGTGATATCTTTGAATGAATCGATACAAGACATAGAGAGAAAATACGCTTATGCAAGCATAAAATACTTTTACATACAAGTCATCTGGTAATTTTGAAAAGTCTTGCATTATCATTTTTCCCGACTTGTTTTTATTTTTTCTATATTTTTTTATTTTTGGAATTGTTGAATACTTATATTTACATTTGGATTTTTGTTTTGATGATGATGACGAATCAGAATCATAATCACACCCAGAATTTACAAATGTTTCTGTGCATGTTTGTGTTGGGTCTGCCGGATTTGTTTTACTAGGAAATGTGCACGGGTCCATATTTTTCACATCGGCAACTGCGAGAAACTTGGTATCAGTCCCATCGTTATCCTGTCCTGTGTCATTGCCATTCGCATCAGTCACAGGAGTAACTGTAGCGAGTGTGACTGCCATGCACGGCGGGTTTTCGCCCATCATAAATGATTTGAAAAGACCAAGTGGATTTAATTTTCCTAAATCACTGAGTGTTCCAGGAATGAGCCCTTCAAATTCTGTAAAGTCGGTTCCACCCAGACCTGACGATATAAATGGAATATTTCCACTTGGAATATTATTAATATAAATGTATCGGTCGACTAATTTATTAGATGCAACATCTGTGCACTGCCCGCCCGTTTTTAAAAAGAATTTATCACCTAAAGGACCACCTGTGGTAGAACCACCCTTTCCGGAAACGAGCACTTCTACATAATTAATCAATCCGCTAATGTCATTGGCAAGTGCGCCAAAATTTCCATCGTCTGACATGCCCATATCAGATGGTTTTAAAATGCGTTTCCAATATAAATAGTCAGGACCCAGCAAGTTCTGTTCCATTCCTTTCATATCCGACATTATATCTGAAAAAAACCCTGACATTCGTAATAAATAATTAAATAATTGAATGAATTAAACTTTGAATATATATATATAATTATTTAAATAAATTATTAATAATAATAAATAATAAAAAAAATAGTAATAAAAAAAATATAAAAAAATATAAAATGAAAAAAGAAGCAGAAATGAAAATTTTGAATCAAAAGCAAAATTTAGACTCAGATGAATTTAAGACATTAAAGGCGACTTTGAAAACGGGTGACTTGTTGGTTTGTGATGACTTGCAACATAATTCGTGGGGAGTATTTAGCTGGTTTATTAAATTCATGACTCAAAGTGACTATTCTCATGTGGGAATGGTGGTGGTTGACCCGGAAATGACAACCCCCAAATTAAAGGGTGTATACGTGTGGACATCGGGAATATCAGACACACCGGACCCAGAAGACAATAAAAAAAAATTCGGTGTTCAGTTTGTCGAGTTTGACGAGTTTTTACAAACATATGAGGGGAAAATATATGTAAGACGCCTGAACTGTGAATCACAAGAGCAGTATCATAAATTATTCAACATCAATACATTGCAAGAAATTCACAAAGTTGTTTATGACAAGCCCTACGATATCGTGGTGAGTGACTGGATAGAGGCTTATTATAAGAAGGATCCCAATCCCCAAAAAACGTCGCGATTTTGGTGCAGCGCATTGATTGGATACATATACACAAAGATAACACTTTTTGAGGACACTTTAGACTGGAGCATATTGACTCCGAGTTACTTTTCGAGTGAAAATAAAACATTTAAAATGTTGCACAATGTGAAACTCGAAAAAGAATATCAGATTTGGGGTTGATGAATTAAATTATTTATTTATTTATATTTATTTATTATTTATTTATATAAAATTGAATTTTTATAAATAAAACAGTTAACTATCACACAAGTCAACTTTTGTATGCCACAACAACAACATCAAGATTGGGAACCCGTCGTTTTCAATAAGAAACCATCAGCAACAAAATCAGTAACTGGACCGGCAACAACTCCCACAGTTTCAACAACTTCATCATCGTTGGCATCCGTCGGAATTTATGCAGCCGCATCGGACGATGATGTGAAAAAAACAAAATATATATCAAAAAATACTTCCTTGGCTGTTAGTGCAGCAAGATGCGAAAAAAAAATGACACAGAAGGAATTGGCACAAAAATGCAATTTTGAAGTTTCAATTGTTTCTGAGATTGAAAGAGGAACGTGCGTCTACAACGCAACACATGTGAATAAAATACAAAGTGTGTTGGGAGTAAAAATTCCACGAGTCTAATTTGAGAGTTAGTTATAGTTATATATGGTGATTGATTATTATATAAAAATAATATAATAATCTTATAAAAATAATATTAAAAAAATATTATATATTACATATATTATTTATAATTTATAAATCATATGGAGAAAAGTGAAATTTCAAAGTTGTTTCATTCACAGTTGGAAAATGTTTTCACAACTTTCAATTATGATGATATTTTTTTGAAATGCCTCAATGTACATAATAAGGAAATTATTGTTAACTTTCCTGTTGTATTAGATGATAAACGGGTTGAAATTTTTACCGGGTATCGCGCTCAACATAATAACTGGTTGGGTCCATATAAAGGTGGATTGCGTTTTAGCGACGACGTTCACCTGGAAGAATGCAAAGCGCTGGCATTTTGGATGACAATTAAATGTGCTCTTCACAAATTACCGTTTGGCGGAGCAAAGGGGGGTGTCATGTACAATCCAAGGAAATATTCAGAAAATGAAAATAAGAATATTTCGAAAGAATTTTGTGCCGCTATTTATACAAATATTGGTCCAACTCTTGATATTCCGGCACCGGATATCGGGACGTCGAGTCAAACAATGGATTGGATGGTTTCCAAGTATCAAGAGTTGAGCAATAACATGGAGACGAACAAATTAAATTTAGGCTGTTTCACGGGTAAAAGTGTGGATTGCGGAGGGTCGTTGGGACGAAACCATTCTACTGGATTAGGTGTTGCATTAACAATTGATTACTGGAATAAACATCACGATGATTTTATTTATGCTCCGTTGAAAACATACATTATACAGGGGTTCGGAAATGTCGGTGTATGGACGATGCATTTTTTGAATCAGTTTGGTTACACGTGCTTGGCAGTTGGCGACCACACCGGGTATTATAAATTTAATGATGCATGTAGCATTGACATTGAATTGTTGAAAAAATATAATGCTGATAACCGAGGATTATATAATTTAGAGAATTCGCCTGAATTTCAAGATGTTGAAAAAATAAGCGAACAAGATTTTTGGAAAATGAAATGTGACATTATAGTTCCAGCCGCAAAAGAACTGCAAATAACAAAAGATGTTGCCCAAAACATCGATTCAAATTGCAGACTTGTTGCTGAAGGTGCAAATGGACCGACAACCGCCGAGGCCGACGCAATACTGCTTGAAAGAAACATTGAAGTAATACCCGATGTTCTCTGCAACAGCGGAGGTGTGGTTGTGAGTTATTTTGAATGGTTGCAAAATAATTCAAATGAGTATTGGAGTTTGGATAAGGTCGAAAAACGGTTGACAAATATGTTGCACAACACTTGTATTAGTGTGTTTGATTTAAAGAAGCAGTATAAACAATACAAATACAGCAATAGAACATTAGCTTATAAAATATCGGTCGATACTTTGTTTCATAATGCATAATACATAATAATAATATATATATAATATTTATATACATTATTATGCAGTCACGAATAATAAATCCCGAAATAACATCGTTAAAATATGAAATATTAACAAAAATATTTAATTAAATAAAGATGGGAGTCGCCTATTTTCTTTTCATTGATTTGTATCGTTTATTTGTTTTGGAACGTTTGGTTTTGTATCGTTTATTGGATTTGGAGTGTCGTTTTTTTTTGTGTATTAATTTTCCACCATCTTTATTCATACTAAAATCTAAATGTTTTTTTAATTCTTCTTCCTCTTCCATATAATTATTCTCCTCATCACCATAAACGGCAGCAGAAGCAGCAGAAGCAGCAATAGGACCAGCAATATGACCAATATGACCAGTAATAGGAACGCCACTATGATTACGTTTACAACGACTGTTGAATAAAATTTCACCAAAAGCTCTAAGTAAAATACCCTTATTTTTTGTATTTATAATTCCAACAACATATGCTTGTAAAGCTTTACCCATATCTTCAGAGGAAGCTTTACTTATACATGTCTTTATATATGGCAATAGCCTTTGATTACAAGGACCAAACACGTTACTTTGAAACAATTTTACAACATATCCACAATCCTTTTTATTTTTTTTCCACAAATTTGCGACTGCTGGATTTTGGCTTTCAACAATAAAAAATATAGAGTATAGATAACACAACATCACCCGCGCGAGTAATATTTCACAAAAAAATGAAGATGTAAATGAACCATTCTGCATGTCAGTATCATTGCATATACACCTTACCAATTTTCCCCACGGACTTTTATTAAATGCAGCTTCAAAACGTCTTATTTGATTACTCAATTCGTATGTTTTTGCGAAAACGTCTGACTTCGCTTTTGAAGCCAATTTCTTTGCCGTTAAAACGTCAACTTTTTCTGCTATAGCTATTGCTCTATCTGCAGCTGCACTTTTGATTACAGCGGACATTTGGAGCGCGGAAAGTCTGCCGTCGTTATCGTCTAGAGCCAATTCTTCAAATTCTTCCCCCCCTTCAATTCCAATCCCTTCAATTCCAATATTATCACAGAGCATTTCACAAAAATTTGGAAAAGTCCAATCACCATAGCGAACACCCCTAGTCATATTTGCAAGGGTCAAACAATTCCGAGTAAATTCTATACTATACCCCGCTTGCCTTTGAACTACAGAACCTGTAGCATAACGAGATGCTATATTTCTCCACGCACTTCCCCATCCACTAGGGCTTTCTTTCAGAGCACCATCATTCAACAATTTCTTCACTAACAAAAAAACTATGCCATTATTACGACGACGACCAGGTCTATCGGTTACACGACGCATACCATCACCAAAAAACATGCGTTCCACGCTTTTCCTAAGAACAAGTGGTGCACTTGCACTTTCTTGAGGAGGATGAGGAGCTGAAGTTGCTGAAGTTGCTGAAGTTGCTGAAGTTGTTGCTGCTAACCCAGAACCAGAAGACAAAAGCAGGTCGGTCCCCAACAGTTCATCAAATCTGTCTTGGTTTGTTAAATATGCTATAATGAGTTGATCTACATCTGTATCACCAGGAAGTGCGTCAGTTATGACTCTCCGGTTTGTTGCACGTAAATTTAATATATTCATCTTATAATTAATTTCTAAATTATGTAAAATATCAAAAGCGCTCATTTTTTTACTTTAATGTATAATAAACTAATAATGTATATAATATATATATATACATACATATATATATTTATGTAAAACTACATAAATATTAAATGAATAAATATTACTTAATTTCCTTAGAAAGAAGAAAAAAGTCGATTCATATTATCGGTTTAAAGTTTATTCATAGAAGGTATAAACAAAAAAATTATAATCCCGTGCTACCAAACCCCCCTGTTCCTCTTTCTGTTTCCACCAACTCTTCAACTTCTTGCAATTCATTTGTGAATATTCTCTCAAAAATTAATTGTGCAATTCTGTCGCCTGCTTTGATTGTAAAATCGTATGCCCCGTGGTTAAACAGAATAACTTTTATTTCACCTGTATAGTCGCTGTCAACGACTCCGGCGCCAACCTGTATTCCGTATTTGAACGTCAACCCGCTTCTCGGTGCAATTCTTGCATAACAGTCTTTTGGCACCATGATGGAAATGCCGGTGGAAATGGCGCACCATTTATGAGGCGGAATGGTTGCATCAACAGATGAACTAATATCTAATCCGGCGCTGCCTTCGGTGGCTCTTTTAGGTACAACTGCATGCGAAACTAGTTTTTTCACTTGAAACATTTTTTAAAGCGAATGAATAATTATATAAAAGTATATAAAATTATATTTATACTTTTATATACTATATATTTTATATACATATATATACACTTTTAGAATGGCTTTGATTGTTGCGAGTTTATTACAAAGGGATGCAGTGTTGCGCTCCATCGGTGCTACAAATTCAAAAATATACGAAATTTTATCGGAATACATGTGCGGAGAGACGTACATTAAATCAAAAATGGAAAAATTGGATATTATTTATAAATTAGAAGTAATTGAAAGTTACATTTCGGAAATACCAGAAACTGTTCATGAAAAAACAAGCATACATAAAGCATTGACGGGCATTCATGACATGTGCACAAAATTGCATAATGAATTGGATGCGATTTTGAAAAAAATAAAGATGCACAATGAAAAATATTTTTATTATTTGAGGACATTTGATATTTCATCGGATTTATCGAATCTTGAAACGCATGTATATAATTTAAATCACAGATTCAAAATGTTTTTAGGGTTAATGAATGCAACATTTCTATAGCAAATGCAATGAATGTTTCACAAATGTAACAGTTCAATTAAAAATTAAAATAATATTATTATATTATATTATTATATTATTTTATATTGTAATAATAATACAATAAATTTCATTAATTCATCGATGGAAGAAGCACCAGATGTCCAATATGAATTTGATCCTGTTTTCTTTCGGGATATGTTTTTAAAAGAAAAAGAGTTATTAGCAACTCAAATACCTGACAAAATCGACAAAATAATGGAGAAAGTAACAGTAAGAATGCGTCAAGAAGAAGTCGTCAGCCAGGAAGAATTTGATAACTTAAGTCGAGATTTAAATAACTTAACTGTTGCGGATGTGTATAGATATGCATTAAATCAATACACTGAACCCAATAATATGTTTAACTGCGGAATCGAAAGAACCAAATTGTTATTAGGACCTAAATTATTTACCGATTCTTATACCGTTTATCAAGTGGGGAAGGGGACATTAAGTAAAGTGGATTACATTAAATTTATTATATTTGAAAAGTTTTATGAGTATTTAACAACATATAAAGGATTTGATAAAGAACGCATTTATCGATTTTTTATAAGGTTACTAGGTCTTGCTGATGGTATTTCAGTAATTGTCAACATATTAATACAGAATTTTGAAAGTGTTCTTCGTTTAACTTCAGTAAAATCATCTGAGGATTCATCTCCGGATTTATCGAAGCCGGAAGAGAAAAGTAAATCAGATCAGTTAACTAATCAAAATATACTTCAAGTGTCGCAAGTAATTCAACCACAATCATCAACGCCATCAACATCAGTGTCGTTTACAAGTATATTATTTTATCGATTTTTTCGATTTAATGATACAGGTCAATCACTTGATAATTCAGGTCCTTTCAGTATACAACTAGAATATGACTTAGTAAAAATGTTAAATCATCCATTTGATATGTTATTCTATACTCTTTTCGAAATGAATGAGTATTTTAAACGTGGAACAAACATTACACCCGATAGTATTATAAGAGCACAAAATAAAAACATTAAAAACAAAAAAAACATTGAAAGGGAGGAGGAATCTTTATTTACACGCACGTTCAAAGGTTTTCAATACATCGGAGGTAGAACTAAAATAACATCAAAAAAAAGACATCGAAAAATAAAATATAAAAAATCAAGGTCAAAGACAAAAATAACAAATTCAAGAAGATATAGTTCAAGGTCAATGTCAAAGTCGCGTCGTCGGAGCTAAAATGTAAGGTAAGAATAAAATAATAATAAATAAATATGATAATTTATATAAATACATATGAAGATATAAATATACCACCGTGATATATTTATATTTATAACATTTGTATGACAAATCAGCCCGATGCGACCACAGAAAACACAATTCAGTACCAGCACCAAGGTGGTGACGACATTGCGGAAGCTGTAAACATGGTTACAGCGTTGTATAACAAGTACACAAATTTACCAAATGTTCAACAAAAGTTGATTCATCATATTATGGATGCGTTGCCGACAATCCTTGAAAATACTGTTCAGCAGTGTAAAGAGAGAGAAGAGAGAAAAAAATCATTAGAAGAAAAATCGGACGAATTTATTGAAGAATTTCTTGCAAAAACACGATATTTTTATCATTCAGGAACCGAGTTATTTTTTATTTATTCTGACGATAAAATATATGAAGTTATAAAAGAAGACAACATTCAACATTCTATTTTAACAACAATTACGGCAAGTCACAAAGACTTGTTGCCGTGGAAATATAAAATAAAAATACAAATTATAAAACGAATTCGAGAGAATAATAATATACTGAAATCAATACCTGAATCAGAAACTATTCAAAATGTTATACGGTTACTCACGCCCGCATTGTTTAACAATAAAGATACAGTGAAATACTTTCTTACAGTCGTCGGGGACATTCTACATAAAAAAAATTCACTTCATTATTTTATAAACTCAAAAACTTTTATTCCTTTTATAAAAGAATTAAATCAGGAGTGTTACAAGTACTATGGGATTAATTTATTGACTCATTTTAAGTTCAAATATTATGAACACGCAAACGAAGATTGCCGACTTGTAAATGTGTGTGAACTGTCGAATGCTTACGATGATTATTTTAAATCGCATATTATTCCTCACATTATTGATTTATTGTGCGTTGCGTCTCATTACTCGACGCGATATGTATCTGCCGATTCGTTTTTGGATAAGTATTGTAATGACTATTCGGTAATAAATCATGCACTATATTTAAAAAATAATACCAACCTTGAAATAGTTGCACAATTCATTCATGCGACCACAGAAGAGTGTCCTGGTTATAATATTACGTGTAAAAACATGTCATATTTGTGGAAGATATTTATTGAAGAAGAGAATATTCCGAATATCTTTTTTAACCATTCTCTCCAACAACTGTTATCAACACATTGCGAAAAATTGAACTTGGATATTGATGCGCTGCAGTTGCCGCATGATGTTGAAAAGACGATTATAAAAAATAGAACAAGTAAACATTTGCCATTTGTCTGCAGTTTCATGTCATTTTGGAATACTTATATTGTAGATTTAAACAATTCAGAAAATCAAGAAGAAGAAGAAGAAGAATATGAAGAATATGAATTAGAATTAGATGAACTGTTGTCATTGTTCAACAAATCAATTAAGCGGTCTGCGACGACGCTGTTGCACAATAACGTGTCGGATAAAATGTTACTGGGTCTCATAAAACATTTTTACCCGGATATTATTATAGAAGATGACAAGTATTTGATTCACGTGGGATGCAGGTCAAATATATGGAATAAAAGAGGGGAAATCGAGGAATTCATAAAAAAATACAAGGAGTCGAAAATGGAGAGCGTGAATGCAAATGCGACAAGTCAGTCATTGTATGCAATTTATCAGTGTTATTGCAAATACGCGTTTGATAAGGAATATAATATCATTAGCAAACGATGGTTTGAAAAGTATTTCATCTCGGTTTACAATTCTTATTTGATTGATACCGAAATCAATGCGAATATAATTGTTTCGCCAAAATGGTTTATTATTTAATTATTTTGCACAATATATTTATATATTATATACGGGCAAGGGGTCAGAGGGGGCAGCATGTCCCCTGTTATTTCCCATCGGTTTGATAAACAGGTGCGCTTGACTTGGCGGCATCTGCAGATGTCTGCGCATTTTTTTTATCTGCCAAAAACTGAGCAGCGGCTGCACGCGCTTGTTTGGGTGTTTGCACGCACGGAACTGTGAGCATGTAGTTGTAACTAATTGATGTGATGAGAATTCCGGTCAATAAATACCAGATAAAATAAGAAACAAGGTTTTTCAGCATAATGTACTTTTTAAGTTCGTAAAAATATTCATTGTCCAAAGTTTTAATACCATCATCAACTTTAATTTCTTGAAAGTCTGTTTTAAATAATTTCACAGTAACGCTTTTGTTCCAAAAGTTCAAAATATTTTTATCATTGAGCGTGTTGATAATTGTAGAAGGGTCGCTAAGTATATTTTGAATCACTTTTAATGCATCTTTATTTGGCGGTGTTCCAACATTTAGCAATTTTTCTGTAAAAAGCGATGACACACCGACGATGCTTGCGACAGCATAGCCAATTGTATTTGAAAATGCGGCAAGCCAACCAGGAAACATTGTCAGTAATAAATTTAATAAACCGAAAATAAGAACCCATGGAATAATTGTCGCAATAGCTGCAGTTCCAACATTTGAAGGACTGTTGCACATTTGTTTGGCTAAATATATATTCAAAATAAATTGACTGACAATTATTAAAATGAAATAAATAACAAATAAAGCGGTTGACCTTTCTGGCATCATATACTTCATCGTAAAATATACGGCGGTAAGTCCAATGTAGACAAAAATGGACGTCGCTGGGTCAACTACTTGAGCGGCCGAAGCGGTTGCGGCTGCAGGTTGTGCTGTCGATGCTGTCGATGCTGTCGATGCTGTCGATGCTGTCGATGCTGTTGATGTGGGTTGTGTTGAAGACATTTTTTCTTAAATATTTAGTAATAATTTATTTTAATATTTGTATTATCAATATATTAAATTTTATATTAATTAATGTGTATAAAATTAATATGAAATTATCTATCATGTTTTATAGAATTAGATAGATATATATACCAGACACACACACAAGTCACAAGTGAAGTGAATATGAACTTTTTTAGAATGGGTCATGGTCCAGGTCAAGATGACAAACCATTTTTGACCGAACCTGGAGTTAAATCATTTATAAGTGGTGTGCTGAAAGGTTGTCATCAAATAAAGTCACATCACTATAACACTGTATTCAATGTATCAATGTTTGCATTATTTACGATGCTTTTAGGAGGGATTTTGTATTTTAAATATAAAGGAAAGCTTACTCCTGAAGAAAAGGAAAGAAAAAAACAACAAGAAAAACAATATATTTTAACAAAATTAAATAATGTATCTGCAACAATAAAAATGGACCGACAAAAAGGTGGAGTAACACACGCAAATTTAATAACAGATTTGCCTTCATGGTAAGGGACGTGCCGTCCCTGCCTTCATGGTGACAATCGAATGAATGAACAAATGATGACGACTACGACCAGTCAATTTCAATAAACATTTTTTTTATTTGATTATAACTGTATCCGCGAGGAAAATGTATTTTTTCAACACAATTTATTTTACTATCAGGGAATGCACATTGAAGCTCTACCATCAAATCGTCAATGAATTGTTGTCGTATTTTGGGTTTTTCATTTGCATCATTTGTCAATTTAAAAATCAAGTCTTGATATTCGACAACTGTTAGCTGTGATTGTGACTGATACATTAAACCATTCATCGTTTGGTGAACCCACTCTTCTTCAAAAGGAATGCAAAATTTAAATGCAGATTCAAGACAGGAGTCAGTGTGTGCATATGTGCGACCGCTTGCTTTATCAATGACCCCATTGGATATTAAATTTACAACTCTATATAATTCTCTATTTTTAGGATAATTTTTAAGATATTCTTTTGTCATTGGTTTTATAACAGTTTCCATGTTTTTCATTTATATTTTTATTAATTTATTAATTTATTTGGTTTAATTTGATTTAATTTGATTTAATTTTGGTATATAAACAAACATAAACATCTTTAAATTATTTTAATAATTTTTAATTATAGTTATAATATAATTAATAGTTACAAGATTATATTATGAGCAGTGAAACAGAAGAATCAAATAATGAAAAAATTACAAGTTATTTTAGACTTAAACAAGAATATTTTGAAGAAAGAAAAAAGATAATTAACAAGTTATATAAAAAAACGAAATTTATAGAGTCAACAAATGAAAAAAAACGACTTGCAATAAAGGAGGATATTTTAGAATCGGATATTATAAAATCTATTTTATTAAAAATGCAAAAAATAAAAAAAAGTCGTGGATTTAAAATGGGAAACACGCATAATCTTCAGAATTTATTAGAGTCGCAGTTTAAAAAAGTGGAAGAAATGAAGGAACATATTATAAATTTGAAATTGGATTTATTATTTAATTATAAATCTGAAGATGATGCTCTTGCTGAAATTACCGTAAAAATTCCTGAATTTAATAGACAACTTGAAATATATAAAAAATATGTTTCTGATTATGAAAATGTTGTAAATAATCATGAGCGGCGTGTTCAGTTGATGCGCATTCGCGATGATATTCAAACCATTTTAATGAATATTGAAAAACAACAGGAAGTTATGAACCAAGCACCAGACCCTTTGAAAAAACTCGAGATTATTCATAATATTCTTGAAACATATCAAACATCTCTTCAATTTAATCCTGATTATCAAGAAGAAGAAGATGAAGAAGAAGAAAAAGAAGAAGAGGGGAGAACAGAAGAATTAAGACGAAAAAAAGAGACTGAAACTACGAAACAAATGAAATTAAAATATGCTGATTGTTCCTTGTATAAAGTTAGCCAGGATGATGATGAAATTTATCTTATACAAATTCCTTACACCATCTCACAATTGGAAGTTGTTATAAAAAAATAATAATGTAATGGTAATCTAGTGTAAAGTAATCTATTGTATATGAAATGAGTTTTTCATGATTTCTTCAAATCATTTATTCCAAATAATAAACCTTGCATCTCACGGGCAAAATGTTTCGACAATCATAATTTCTGAATGATGTCTTATCGAATTCAAAAATACCGAATCCTGTTGACATTCCATTAAACCCTGCATCATATGGAGCGCCATAGTTCAGAATTTTACCAAGTTTGATTGGGTTACCTGTTTTTGAATCAGTCCGGTAAAATATTCTCTCTTTAGAATGTTTTGTAAATTCATACTCGGGTCCAATTGTTGTTCCCGGTGTTTGTTTCACACCGCGGTAATAAACTACGCTGTATGGACATTCACGGTTGAACTTGTGCTTTGAAAATTTACACTCTCCATCTCCCCATCCGTTTATGCCGGCATTATAGGCGTATTGATTGAATTCAAATGTCCCCAACTCAAAATTTTGCCCAAGAGACAATATGTCAGTATAATAAACTGTGGTTGGATTAGATTTGAAATCGTGGTCTTCGTGGATATATATTTTATCATCGGTTTGGGTTTGGGTTTTGGGTTCATCAATTTCAGCTTGAGCGGTAGCGGAAGTCATGTTTTTGACTTTTTTGTAACATGAATATTTCTATATTTAGATTTTCAATTTTATATAATTGTTAATTATTATTATATAATAAATAATTAATAATAATAATAATTAATTATTATATTAAAAAACAATGACAACAACTACAATTCCAAAAATAAATAATCCGCAAAATTTTAGAACTTCAAATACTTTAACGACTACGCGAAAGCCGCATTATGCAACCAAGGTTAACACTGCATTCAATGTGATTCCGGGCATGCATCGTCCAAATGCAAATAATATTCCATCCAATATAAATCAGGATGATTTTATAGGACCGAAATTTAAAGCGCGCCCACTGAAGCATTGGCGCAGACAGCTAGTTCCCACAAATCCGTCAACTGACAACTCTAGCCAAAAACGAATGGCAACAGTGAATTTGATGGATACGCCGGGGTCAAGCATATACAAAACAAATGCAGAATCCTGTGAGTGCGTTGAATCGGGTGGAAATTCGTTTCAAATAGCAGATGCATATGCGGAAAATAATTTTGATAAAGGAGACATAATTCAAAATAATGGTGCAATATCTATTCCAACAGAATTTATTAGTACTCCAATTATCGAGGAAATATTTCTTAACATTCCGGGTGCTGCAACTATTTACGACATTGTTTATGATAATTATGAACCCATAGTTCCGGATATTTGGTATGTTGACCCAATTACTCCGATTGCTCCAACTGTTCCGGACCAAGAAGATGAAGTAAATGTGGATGAAAGTTATGAAATAATTACCAGCGTTTATGATACGGCATGCATTGCCTGCAATCCTGAAAATAATCGAATCAGGTCGGGTATTTGCACACTGAGCCAGTCTTATTATGAAACCACATCCGGCTATTTGCAGTCTAGATGCAGAACTGCAGCTCAACGACTTTCGACAACAAAAAAGGCGGGTTGCGTGTATTATCCAAGTGTAAATGATAATATTCCGTTTGAATTTTTATACCCAACAAATGCACCAAATGGTCCCCAAGTTTACCAGTCTAAAAATTGTTCAAATCCCAAAACGTATAATAATAACGCGCTCAATCAGCCCGCCAACAGCTACTGCAGCACAATTTATAAGCCAAATAATGCGCAATTTGCGTGCCAGGGTGCAGTTTCAGGAAGCACGCGTCTTCAAAAATTGAAAACAGACACCATTACGAGCAACGGGTTTTCGTTTTATTCAGCATATGGAGCAACAATGGCGAATGCCGGAAATTTTCAGGGAACAAATACGTCAAGTAATTATTATGTAAAGAATAGAAATTATCCGCTCGACGGCTTTATACACTTGAATAGATATCGCGAGAATAAAAGGCTGGCATGCTGTGATGTTTTTTAGAGAAATTAAATATCATACACTTTTACTTCTTTATCGTCTTCGAGTAAACTGAATCGGAGTTTGTATGAAAGAATATTATCTAATATGCTGCTCGAATTTCCACTGTTGTTTATACTTTGCGCATCTTCAGTTGAACACCCACCTTTAATAAATGCGACATTTGATATTGTTCCAATGGGTCCGTTGACACTACTACCTGCTGAGCCAACTAGAAGTTGAATATTGTTGTTGGTAAAGTAATTCATGGATGCGTCATCGAAATATGACACGCACGTATTATTGTCACACACATTTCCTTCCTCCTTGCTTAATGAAGTATTCAAAATAATTGTATTGTTCAACATGCCGTTAATAAATACATCTAAAGCGCGATTCTTATAAAAGAACCCAGTATCTGTATTATATATTGATATGGGTTTTCCATTATTCGTTTTTTTAATACTTCCGTCAGGATTTCTTAAAAACTCATTTTCATCTTGAGTGTAATCATCATCGCCATTATAGTTAAAAATGATATTTACCGGTTCTTTTATTGGCAATGGAGATGACATTATTTGATATGTTTGTTTTGGAGTAAATAAAGTTGATGAAATAAATAAATTGCAATTTGCATCAATGTATAATGTTAATATGTTGGTTGCAGGATTTGAGTTGGTTGTATTGTTTAGTGATAATACATTAAAACTCGCATCGACCGTTGTTGGCGGAACCCATGAGGTTAAATTTAACCATAGAGATATTGCAAATGCACCTCTTTCTAAAACTTCACCAGATTTAATGGGAATTGGAACGATGGCGCTTGCGCTTAAAATGGGTTGCGAAGAAGTGGTCAGCGCAATGGTTTGTTTTTGTTGCATGTAAAATGAAAATAAAATATAAAAAACTAGAATGAATATTACAAGTAAAATAATATAAAATATGTCGATTTCTTTTCCATAAAATAACATCTTGTTTGTTTTAAATTTTGTATATAATATAATTATAATTATAATTTAATTATGATTATAATTAATCTGACCCCTACTCCAAAGGAAACAACCAACCTCCTTTGTTTGAAATGTAAGGAGGGAGTATGAGGGAACCTGGGTTCCCTCAATTAAATATCAAGTCTAGACAACTCCACATTATCTTTTACAAAAGCGAATCGAACCTTGTATTTATTAAAAAAATCTGTAACAGAACTTCCGCCTCCGCTTCCATATCCGCTAGAATAAGTGTTCCAGGCGTCTTGCGGTCCGAAAGGAGTAGAATCGAATGTTGAGGAAATATAACCATCAATTCCGCCACCAACATTTATCGTTCCAGCAGGTAAACCATATACCTTATCTAAAACGGTTGTTTGAACAAGTTTACCGTTAATATAAATGTCTAATGAGTTTCCACTATTTACAGTTGCAATGATTGACGCCCATGTTTGAAGCGGAATTGATACTATTGATGTTGCTCCTTTTAATGGTATACTTTGGTCTCCAATCGTAATATATAAATCATTTGAATTATTGGCAGAATTTCCTAAAGTTAAACTAAATGGACTTTTGCTATCTTTTGGTGTAGATACAATGGTTTTCGGTATAGTTGAGTCCCAACTATTTACGTAAACCCAGGTGGATATTGTAAAAGAGTAAGACGCAGTTACAGTCATTGGTGTTGGTTTAGATGCATCTAGACCCCCAGATGAAACCGTGGTTGAAGAAGAAGACAACATTGTCCAAACAAAATAAACAATAATAATTAAAAGTATAATGATAATAATCGTTGTAAAAGAAAAATCCATTATTGTATTATGATATTATGAATAAAATGACCTATATAATGTGTATTAGATTATTATTATTATAATTTTATTATTTATTTTATATTTTATTATTATTCTCTCTTCTCTCTAAAATAGAAACTGCAAACTATCTTTTTTTAAAATTCTCACATTTATTGATTCGTGTATATTGTATGCATGCATGTTTTATGTAAAAAGATAGTTTGCAGTTTCTGTTTTAGAGAGAAGAGAGAATATTCCTAAAAATATTCAAATTTAAATAATAATAATAATAAATGTAAAATAAATGAATTAAAAGTTTGGATTTAGTGGCGGATTAAGATATTTATGAGTATTATATATCCACGAAATTCCATCACTTCCTAAAACATTTCGATAATAAACTACATTACATGCTTGTCCATATATTCCTGATGTACTTCCTACAGTCAAGCTTGTTGGAAGCGTGGGAATAACATTTGGCACTGAAGTTTCCAAATGATTATTTAGAAACACGTCCATTATGGCACTGTTATTAAAGTTTATAAATAAATGATTCCATCTTTGTAAAAGAATTTGGCTTTTTGGTTGAGATGATTGTGGTATTGTTGCGCCGCTAACCATAATGTTTAATAAATTTTTACTTGCATCATATTTTATGGTCGGAGCTCCTGAAAAATCTAGTATATTTACACCACCTGAATGTGTATAATTGTTATTTGTATTTAGTGGTTCTGGATGAATATAAAACCATGCAGATATTCCATAGTTATAAGTTGGCTTACCATTTTTAACGTTATCTGCCAGTGACGGTGTCAAAGATTTTGTCTGGACATTATTTGAATCTGTGGTGGTTACTTGTAATGGCGGGTTGCTTATTACATTCAAAGGCAATACGCTATCTAGTATTACCTCGCCGTTGTGATTAATGACTGCATCAAATGCTTTCGGAAGAATAAATAGTAATGCAATCAGTATAACTTCAATAATAAAAATAATAACATATGTCCACTGTTTTTGTGCTAATTTTAATTCTGTTTTGAAAAAGTCAACAGAGTCTAAAAACAAACAAGGTACATAAATGAGCATTTTAAAAACCAAACTGGACCAGGATGGCGGTCCGGAAATATAACCTGGTGCTTCCGCGCCAATGAATTTGATAACCATGGCAAAAATTCCAACAAGTATTGCGATATTTATAGCAAATAATACCGTGTTTGCAATAATTGGAACATTATTATAAACGTGCAAAATTGCAAGAATGATTCCTAGAATAATTCCGATTAGTATCGTATATTTCAAAAATGATGTTATAAAAGGCACAAATGCTTCAAATCCCATAACAAGCAATGATAAAAGCGCAAATCCGATGAATAAAAATATATATAGAAATATCGATTTATTGTCAGATACAATTTGGTACGGTTGTTTTGTATAAATGTATACAACTAGAACCAAATACATTAGGAAAATAATGAGCATTGACTTGGAGACAAGTTGCGCCAAAAAGCCTTTTACGAAATAGCTGCATAAGAAGCTGGTTATTTTTGTGAGTGAATTCCACGATTCCGGTATGGATGACACTGACATTCCACTAAAAAAATTATTTACCGACTCGTTAATATTCACACCTTTTACAACCACAACGTACAGCAAATGAAGGAGTAACAGTCCGACAATTACAGACATGATAATACCTGCAAGTTTGTTTACAAAAAAAAGCAAACCAGATATGGATGCCAATAAAAATATGATGACATAAATTGTTGGTATGTTTATGACAAAACGTAACATGGCTGCAAATGCAAATATCAAAATGAGGAAGACTGAAAACAACCACTGGTTGTCAATGAAATTGTGAATTAAACCATATGAAATTCCGCTTAGTATTGAAATAATAATTAAGAGTATAATGTATTTATTTTGTGAAATATTTTGTGGAACTTGTAAATTTCTAAAAGACTGCATATTTTTTGTTTTTGTTTTTGTTTTACTAAATTATTTTTACTTGTATAAGTTAATAATAATTATGCTTTACTATAACTATATATTATAATGGTTAAATATATAATCAATAAAATCCATAAAAATATCTCCAACGCCAATATGCCCCCAGTTTGCTTATTTATACCATTTGATTCCAAGTATATTGTTGTAAAATAAATAGATACTATTAAAGTTGTTATGATTGATGCGTGTAACAAAATTGCGGACAAGGGTTGGTTAAATATATACATTATCATATTTACAAGTGATGTACCAAGTGATGTTTCTTTAAAAACTAATAAAATGAACATGAGTGCTCCAATTGCTGTAAATGTTGCATTCACAGGGTCGCCTTCTTCATCGAAGAATTTTGAGTCGTGGCGAAAAAGTACAATAATAAGTGAAATCCATAGCATTAAATAAGTAATGATTGAATATATGCCAAGTGTGGACGTTGGATTGGTTGTTAAAATTCTAGGTAGAAGTTGAAAGTATTTTGCAATTCCCATCAGGTCTAGTGTTGATAAAAAAATAAAAAATCCTGTTATTAAAATAAAACATAAAAATGCCACATTCCCGCTATATGTCCAACAAATAGTATTTGAAATATTTTTATCACAACCATCGCGCAAAGTATTTAAATAATAACTATATGACCCAAGAAATAGCAAACCTATACTAATTAAAATAGGCCAACCCACAGATTTACCATAGGTGTAACAATATGTTACTATTCCGGCTAAAACGGGAATAAATCCGGTCATAACGCCTGCAAAATTTCTGGAAAGTTGGCTATCATCTGGATTCTCGCTTAAATCATTTTGTGCCGTTATTAACCAGTAAATGACACCAATCCATGCTATATATGTAAGTATTGGAAGAAAATAACTCTTTAATAATGTTGTCATGCTATAGTTTGTTATATTCAAATCAAACCCTCTATTATACAAGTAGGTCAATACTGTTGCAAGTAACCATGCGCCAGTAAATAACCCACCAATCCACTTTTCTTCAAATAAATATAAGACAACATTTATAATAATGCATACTGTTAGAATTAAAAAAAAATTCATTAAAGTTGAAACACCGCCTTCGCCTTGAATGGTATTCATTTTGTATATTTTGTATGTGTGTATATGTTATCTTATTATAACTGTTTTAATTGTATAAAAATAATAAATACAGATATATTATATTATTATTATATTTTAATCAATCCAATCCATCTAAATCAAACTCAATCCAGTTAAAAATTTTCAAATGCTGTTTTTTTCCCGTGACAGTCTCGGCACAATGCCACTAAATTATCCACAGCGTTGGAACCACCATTTTCAAGGCGAATCCTGTGGTCTACTTCAAACCAGCTAGGCAGTTGTCGTTTGCAGTCGCCGCATCTCCATGACTGTTGGGCTGCCACGAATTTCTTTTTCGATTCGCTTACACTTCGTTTTGTAGCTTTTATTCCGGTTGTCGCCGAAGTTCCTCCCGAGGTCATCATTTTATTTATATTGTATTGTTGCCGCTTAGATGTACTTGTGTTAGAACTAGACCAGTCTTCCGCTTCATCTTCATTTCCGTTGCCGTTATTACCATTATTACCGCTAAAAAATGCGCGTTTATTTGTCATGTCAAAAAATGGGGTCAGCATATCTGCTGATTCTCTACTTATTGGCATATACTTAATCAACTCATTTGCATGATGCATAATCGTTTGAGAATTTGCCGGATTCTTTTTTAAAAATAAATACATGGATAATCCAAAAAATCCAAATGTTGCCATCTTAATATACTTTCTCGCATTCGCCGTCTCAACCATTTTAAAATACTTACCATCATAATAAGTATTTAAAACTAATGCGGCGGTAATAATAAAAATAATGAACTCAAATTTGAATTTCATAATGTGATATATAATAAATATAATATTATTTATTTATTTACGTCTAGTCTTGTTTGTAATTTTTAGTGCAATCCACTTGTAAACGCCATTTTTGTCTACAGCCGATTTAAAAAATTTTCCATTATTACCTTTTTTTGTTTTATTTTTACATTCATTCGCAGGAAAAGGAGGAGACGACCTTGTCGTGTATTTTTTCTGGGTTTGTTTTACACATTTTGATTTAGCGGGCATTATATAAATATTATTATATATATGTAAAAGAAAAAAATTTAGGGGCGCAACACTTTGCACCCGAGTTCCTAAAGCGAAGCGAATCTTATAAAAGTATTTGACTAAACTCGAAAGATGAGATGCTGCTGCTGCTGGATGTGGTGGGCAACAATGGAATGTATGCATACGGCTCCACAATTTGAATGCAATTGGAGAATGGTTTTGTTTGGGTGGGTGGCACGTGCATACAACCGAATGCATCATTCGTGAATGAAATCAAATCGTTTGCAAGATACTTGCCGAAATCATCCGACACATTCTTTTGCGGATTTTTGAATGTGTCCATGTGGTCAGTGTATGTGTCGCGCGTCACGATGCCGCATGCAAGAGCGTGGTCTGTGCGTATCAAGTATGCCAGTAGAATGAAGAGGTCGTCGTTCAACTTCAAACCCGACGGAGTTGTAATGAAAGCGATACCTTGAAGAATATTGTTCACTTCAGGGGCATATGTCGGGTTTAGTTTGACGTTGGTGTGCGATGTGTGAATGACAACGAGTGGCGAGTGACCGCGCATTTTCAACAGTTCAATCATTTTTCGCAAATCGTTTGGATTGGGCGCACCATTTCGCGAGTGTAAAACGCTTCCGCCGTCAACTATGACATCGTAAACGGCGAATGTTTTTTGCAGTTTTTTCAAAACGTCGTGAGGAAGGTGACTTTTCTTTTTTTTGTTTTCATCTTCAGAAATGGCCTTCATGACGTTTCTCTCAACGACTTTCATGATTTTTTCAATGTAGTGGCCACAATTTTGAAGCGAGTAGCGACGCAAAGTCGAAGACTTGTCAAATTCGGATTTGGTGCCGCCTGCTGCATCATGCAGAAATTTGCCATCTAAGTAACGAAGCAAGTGTGTCAGGCCGTTTTCAATCATGAACCGAATATCTTTTGGTTCCAACACGGCAACATCAATATGCATTTCAAATAATTGCGCGCTGTACACTGGGTCACCTTTGTAAACCATCAATTCGAAAAAGTCGCGCTTCATCGATAGGCGACCGAGCAATGATGCAATTAAAGCGTCGTCGCGCTCTTGAATTGCAAAACGCAGTGTCATGGTGATGATGCCCTTTTCACGTGTGGTCGAAATCAAAGCGGAGTTGCCGTATACCATTCGGCGCATGTCATCGGCGCGTTTGTTGCTGAGTGCTTCATTCATTTCTCTTTGAAACAATCCAAGCTGTTTTTTTGTCAATATTTCTCTTGATTGTGTTGCTGCTGCTTCTCCTTTTGTCGTCGTCGCCTTGGTGGCGACAATCTCCATGTTGTGTTGAATAACTCGGAACTACAAGAAATAAATATATATATTTTTTTTTCAATTTATATTTTTGGAATACTTATTTATTATTTGCCATTTTCTTTTTGTAAATAATAAATAATAATATTATTATATAAAGTTAAAAGTATAAATAAAAATACTGCAAGTTACAAATAATGAAAAAAGAAGTTGAAAATACAAAAAAAGAAGAAAATAAATATTTATTTTACACTCAATATTATTTTATAGCAGGTGTTTATCACGTTGTGAATGCCGTAAATACTTTATTAAATTATTCTGCGAGTTATTCATCTGGAGTAAAAGAATATTTACACGATAAAGTTTTAGTTAAACAAACAATAATGAATGATATAACTGAAAAAGCGAATAAAAAAAAATATGAATTTGATGAGGATGATTATGTTATAATAAAAATGCGAAAGGCGCCGCCGATTTCCTCCTCGGCTTCAGAGGTTCTTCCAGTTCTGGCGGTTCCAAAAACGTTTGAAAATAATGAAAATATAAATAATAGTAATGGGATTGTGGATGAAATTATAAATGACATTATAAACAATGCAGTTTTGAGTGCAACTGTAGATGCAGTTGTCAATGACATTATAAATAATGCTGTTGACCTCTATTATACAAAGGAGGGGTTAAAGGGGAACGTAGTTCCCTTTGAGAGACGTAACTAATTTATTAACATTAATTTTCTCATGACCATTTGCCATAATTTCGTTTGTAAATATAGATAAAAGTCTTGTGAGAAAATTTAAATACTTTACCGGGTTGATGTGCTGAATTGTTGCAGGTTCTTTTACAATTGAAAAAAATACATTATAGCAACACATGGTTCCCCATATGTCACAATTAAATATATAAACTTGAGTAAAATATTTCGCGTATTGAAATTTGCCGGTTCCTAAATCCAGGTCAAATTCGGTGAAATGGAATAACACGTCTGAAATGTACGTGGATGCATATTTGTGGTATGTGTCTTCAATAATTTGGCGGGAATCGGCTTCATTTATGACATTTCTTTTTTGAAATGTGTATGCGGCGATAAAAAATCGTTCAACGTACGAGTAGTGCCCAATGTCTTTGAATTTTAAATATTGCGAAAGCGCGAATGATGCCAATTCTTGTCGAAATAAAGGAGATGATGGATTATTGTGCGTTTGTAAAAACTCGCTATAACTCATGATAAAATCGGATGTAAATATTATGCTGCTAAACGGATTTGACACGGAAATATACCTATTCATAATTATTTCTGGAATGGGATCACGCGTTGTAGATATACCTGATATTCCCCAGTCAATGATGGTGGGTCTTGGATTTGTTTTTGACCCGCTAATAAGAATATTATCTTCTTTAACATCATTGTGAATTACACCCATTTTATTCATTGGGACAATTGCATTTACAATCAGTTCTGACATTAATTTATTAAAAAGAATTATTCGCGCACTTGTCAGCCGCGTATTTAATAGCCACTCGTTTACTGAGACACCGGCGTTCGGCATGTTTATTAATCGTAGGTTGTCAATATTCGAATTTATATTTGATTCATTTATTTCACGGTTTGTGAAACTTGTGCACATGTTGTCAAAACCTTTTAGGTCGCGCTTTGATATTTTTGCAGGCAAACAAAGTTTCGATTTTGTAAAGAGAAAATACTTGTGTGATTTTGGAATACTTTTTAGAGCGTTGTAAAACAAATGAATATTATCCATTTCCATTTTTGCATGATGTTTAAATAACAATTTTGATATACCATCCACTGAATCTGAATACTTATTCCTTCGCGTTTTATTTTTCCTAATTTTATTTTTTGATTTACATTTCAATTGAGGTTTAAATACGCAACTAAATCCTCCTGGATATATTGGAATTCCTCCGGTCATATACATTTTTCTTTTTTTCGTTATTGACATTTGATTTTGATTTTTATTTATTGTTACAGTGAATTTAATATTTGGTTTGCCTATATTTATACAAATATTAAATTAATATAAAAAATTGAAATTATAGAATATTATACTATTTATATCAAAATATGATGAATAACCAAATTTCTGAATTTACTAAGAACTACCTTTTGAAACATGGACAGTTGGAGGCTCAAATGGTTGACCAACCTACCTATCGGGACAAATTATGTTCTTGGATACAGAAATACCTAAGCTGTCATGTCATCTCCCTCAAAAATTAATTTGATTTACTCATGTTATATTTAATAAATGCCAAAAATAACATTACAATAATGACGAATACAACTTTTTGCCAATGTTTATATTTTTCTCTCACCACAACGTGTTTGGGTTTATAGTTGTTGTAATAGATTTCTAAAGCATCATGAAGTGATATTTCTTCCTTCTTCAATGACACATTTATTCGGTTGTGTATAAAGTGAACCCACTTGATAAACGAGTCTCTGCTGTCGAGATATGGAGTAACCGGAAATGCGTCTAATAACTTACTAAAATTATTGCCAATTGTGCTGGATGGCATAAACAATGGTAAATTTTGAATAAATTCGTAGTATTTTTTTTTTGTAACATCGTTTGGATGTTTAGGATAAGATGTTGCCATTGTGAGTAAAACAAACCAATAGTGAGGTCCCCATACGCTCGAGTCTAAAGAGGTAGTTGTCATATTCTTGTTGTGTGTTTGTGTGTTTGTATGTGTGTTTGTATGTTTGTATTCAAACAATATAAAAAGATTTTATCTTTTACATATAACCATAATAATAAATATTTAAACCAAGTAACAATACCAAATAACAACAAGATAAAACATGCAAAAGTTTGTTAGCAATGATGGCAACAATGGCAACAATGGCAATGGCAATAATTATTGTAACAATTGTGGGAAAAACGGGCACATGTATTCAAATTGCAGTGTTCCTATTACAAGCATAGGTGTGATTGCATTTCGAAAATCTAGCGAATATGAAAAATTCAAAGAAGAAGAAGAAGAAGGAGAAGGAGAAGAAGAAGAAGAAGGAGAAGGAGAAGGAGAAGGAGAAGGAGAAGAATTTGAAAACAAATATGAATATTTGATGATTCAAAGAACCGATAGTTTTGGTTATGTTGAATTTATTCGCGGAAAATACTCGGTTCACAATTATCAATACATTAAAAATATAGTGGATGAAATGACGGTGTGCGAAAAACACAACATACTAACAAAACCATTTGATGAATTATGGTCATCATTATGGGGCGAGTATTCTGGAATACAATATAGGGGTGAAGAGCAGGTTTCTAAAAATAAATTTTTACATATGAAAAATGGTGTCGACATGTCATCAGGCGTAAAGTATAACTTGGAAACTTTGATTTCTTCATCTACAACAAGTTGGGAAACGGCAGAATGGGGATTTCCCAAAGGGCGCAGAAACCATCAAGAAAAAGATTTAGATTGCGGATTTAGAGAATTTGAAGAAGAAACAGGGTATGATAAGTTGAGCTTGAAACAAATACATAATGTTATTCCATATGAAGAAATATTTATTGGTTCCAACATAAAATCTTATAAAAATAAATATTATTTATCGTACATGAGCAGAGATACAGTTCAAAAAAATGAATATCAAAAGTCGGAAGTAAAAAATATGAAATGGTTATCATACAAAGAGTGTATGGATATTATTCGACCATATAATGTCGAAAAAAAAAATATAATCACAAGTGTTAATAATACTCTTCATAATTTTGTGCTTTGTGATGTGGTATGATTTTTATATTTTTACATCTAATTTAATTAATGGTTAATTTATTTTATTATTTTTAATTTTGAATAGGTATAATCAATCTATAATATATTATTTGTTTATATTATATATTATAACAAACTTACAACAAACATTTATGGAACCAGAAAAAGAACAAAAGGAACAACCAAAAGAAGAAATTCAGAAAAATGAAGGGGCATTTTGCAAGTATAATGAAGCAACTGAAAGGTGTATTTTTAACCCCGATTCAACTGCAAGTGCCAATGATGATGAGTGTTATAAAACGGATAAAAATAGGTGTGCATCTAAAAAAAAGAAAATGATGAAAATAAAAATAAAACCGAAAAAGGTAAAAGAAATTGAAGCAATGGAAGGAAGGGAAGAAGCAAAAGAAACGGAACCTGTAAGAGAAAAAGAAATGATGCCAGAGGTATTTTGCAAGTATAATGAATCAACAGAAAGGTGTATTTTTAATCCCGATTCAACTGCAAGTGCAAATGATGACGAGTGTTATAAAACGGATAAAAATAGGTGTGCATCTAAAAAAAAGAAAATGATGAAAATAAAAATAAAACCGAAAAAGGTAAAAGAAATTGAAGGAAACAGGGAACAACAACAACAAGAACAACAACAAGAACAACAACAAGAACAACAAGTAAAAAAAAAAATAAAGATAATGCCAAATATAAATCTGAATTCAAATAAAAATAATGATTTTCTATATCCAGATTTGAATGATGCAAATTTTAATATAAAGTTGGCAGAAAAAAAAGAATTTTATGATACAAGAAATACCGAAAAGGTATACAGAAATGAAAAATTAATAGAGCATGCTGATAAAATGTGCAATGCAACATACGAGTTGCAACAACATCAATATTTTGTAAAAAATTTCATGTCATTTCAAACGCCGTACAACAGTTTACTTTTGTACCATGGTCTCGGTTCCGGAAAGACTTGTTCTGCAATTGGAATATCTGAAAATATGAGAGATTATTTAAACCAGATGGGAATAAAACAAGAAATAATCGTTATATCAAATAATAATGTAAAAAATAATTTCAAAAAGGAATTATTTGACAATAGTAAACTGCAACGAAATGAATCTGGAAAATGGACAATAAGCGGATGCACTGGAAATAAGTATTTGAAAGAAATTAATTTATACCTGTTCGAAATAGATAATGATGAAGTTGGTAATGCACAAGAAGAAGAAAAGATTAAATTAAAAATAAAAAAACAAATTGATAAAATAATAAAAAAATCATATTTATTTTTTGGATATCAAAAATTTTCATCCATTATAAAAATGTTAATTAGTGGAGAAGGTGTACAAAAATCTAAAGCTGCCGATAAGGTTACAAGTAAAAAGGGAAAGGGCGAGGAAGAAGAAGAGGAGGCAGGCGAAGGCGAAGAAGAAGAGGAAGATGAAGAGGAGGCAGACGAAGGCGAAGAAGAAGAGGAAGATGAAGAGGAGGCAGACGAAGAAGAAGAAGAGGAAGAAGAAGGTGAAGGCGAGGAAGAAGAAGAAGAGGAAGAAGAGGAAGAAGAGGAAGAAGAAGAGGAACAGGAAGAAGAAGAGGAAGAAGAAGAAGAATTCAAAGTAAAAATAAGTCGTGAAGGAATAAAAAAATTGAGAAATTATTTCAACAATAGATTAATTATTATTGACGAAGTTCATAATTTAAAATCTAATAACAAGGATGCGGCTTACTTGTTGAATCTTGTAAAATATGCAGAAAATTTACGGTTGTTATTTTTATCAGCAACTCCAATGTTTAACGACCCGAAAGAAATTGTTTGGCTTTTGAATCTTATGCGAATTAATGACAGACGCCCTCGAATTTATTCAAGAGATTTATTTGATTCAGATAATAATCTTTTAGTTGTAGAAGGAAAACAGGTTGGGAGAGAATTATTAAAAGAAGCATCAATTGGATATATATCATATGTAAGGGGTGAAAATCCATACACATTTCCATATCGTATTTTTCCGTCACAGTTTTCTAAAGACAATGCATTAAAGCAGCAAGAAGTTTATGATGGTACTAATAAAACAAGAGGAACTATTGCTTATCCCAAGGTTACATTTGATGGTAAAACGACAGTTCCTGGATTAGAACACGTGGATGTTTACATAACCAAGATTGGAAAACATCAAAGTGAAGTATACGAGAAAAAACTGGGAAAAATGGAAGAACATGAACACGAACGAAGGAGTGTAAGGGAAGTTGTTGAGGTTGTTGGAGACGTAGAAGATGATTATCAAGATGACATTGATGAAAACAGCGCTCTTTCTGGATACACTATAAATGATTTGATTTCATTTCGGCAAATATTAAATATGACGTATCCATACAAGAATGAAGAAGAAGATTTAGAGTACACATATGGAGAGAGAGGATTGTTAAATGTTATGAGAAAAGAAAAAGGTCAGTATGCATATAAAAATACAAAAACTCGGATATTTTCACCGGAACACGTGGGAGAGTATAGCTCTAAAATTAAATCTATATGCGACAGCATTGTATTAAATTATAATAAAAAATCTCCATCTAAAAGTTTATTTTGCGAAGGAATTGTTCTGATATATACTTATTTTATTGAGAGTGGTGTAATTCCAATGGCACTCGCATTAGAAGAAATGGGATTTACAAGATACAAAAATGAAAATTCAACATCAAAATCGTTGTTTTCAAGTGGTTCTTCTTCTATAAAATCAAATGGATTAAAATATGCGCTAATTACGGGAAACCAAACCATTTCTCCGAACAATGACATTGAAATAAATGCACTTCGTTCCGATAAAAATATGGACGGATCGAGATGTAAAGTTGTCATTATTTCAAAATCGGGGTCGGAAGGTGTTGATTTGAAAAATATTCGCCAAATACACGTTATGGACCCGTGGTATAATATGAGCGCAATTGAACAAATTATAGGTCGAGGAGTTAGAACGTGTAGTCATAAAAAATTACCTTTTAATCAAAGAAATGTTCAAATATTTCTTCATGCAAGTCTTTTGGAAGGAGGAAAAGAGTCGGCCGATTTAGCAATGTATCGTTTTTCTGAAACAAAAGCGGTTAAAATGGGAGTGGTGAGTCGAGTTCTAAAAGAATCTTCAGTTGACTGCATTTTGAATAACATACATTATAAAATGAAACAGGGCGATTTTACAGAAAAAAATATTAATACTGAAGTTGAGTTACATTTATCTACAGGTGGTAGTATTGATTATAGAATAGGCGATAAACCATTTACATCCACGTGCGACTATATGAAAAGTTGCCAATACACGTGCACTCCTGGTGCGAAAATTAAAGAACAAGATGTAAAAATGGGAACATTTAATGAAACGTTTATTTTAATGAATGTTGAAAATATAATCAAAATAATAAAATCCGCATTTAAAGAAAAACATTTTTATAATAAAATAGATTTGATTCATTTTATAAATCGTATAAAAACATATTCGCAACTTCAAATCAATTTTGCTCTCACACAAATGATAAATGATAAGAATGAATACATTTCCGATTATTATGGAAAATATGGAAACTTGATAAATATTGGAGATTATTATCTCTTTCAACCAGTTGAGTTGAATGACCAGGCGGTTAGCATATTTGAAAGAAGCACACCAATTCCTTTTAAGCGCGATAAAATAACTGTGAGTATTAAAAAGTCAAGTCCAAATGTAGCAGAAAAAGCAGATGTATCAAAAGGGAAAGAACTGGAGAGAGAAAGTGAAATCAAGGGTTACGAAGGTGTAAAAAAGATTATTTCAAATATAGCATATACATATAATTTAGCCATAAATGCGTCAATGAGTAAAAAATTAAAAAATGACATTGCAGACGCACAAGACCCTGTAATTTCGGGAGCAATACCTATGATTTCAAGAGATAGAATTTGGTATATTTATTGCAATGAAATGATTAATACACTTGAAAGAGTAATAGAATTGGGCGAAATTCATTGGTATATTTTTATTCACATCATGGACCGTTTGACATTTGATGAAGTTAATTCTTTAATAATAAATTTAAATAATATAGAACAAATTTCTAAAAGAATAAAAGATGAAGCCGTTTTTAATAATAAAGCATTGTACGAGGAGGCAAAGTATGCAGCAGACATTTTTGCCCCGACATGCGCTAAAAATATATCAAAGTATTTTAATCGGTTTCTCACACGAGAAGGCGACAAACTATCAACCGGTGCATATTTATTTATTCCTTCAAAAAATTCATCATCTACATCTAAAAATGTGTCGGTTGTGTCGGTTTATTATAAAATAAATGAAGCGGACGAAGCGGATAAATGGCAAATATTTGACCAAAGTGAATTGACAAGTGACGAGCGGAATGGTTTGACGAGCAAATTTAAAATTGATAAAAACGATTTTGCACAATTTTTGGGATTTACGCAAACTGTAAAAGATGGCGTTGCGTTTAAAATAAAAGAAAATCAAAATCGTGGAAGTGTGTGCAGCACGTCTCCAACAAAAAAACGTACGCTCCAAGATATAATACAACAATATAAATTTCAACATTCTATTGAAATACCGCAAAATCTTACTCAAATAACATATTGCATATTGCAAGAAATTATCCTCAGTTATTATAACCACATCAAATTAAGTAATAAAAGATGGAATCTTAATATAGTTGAAGCTATATATTCAATAAATTAAATTTCATTCCATTTATATTTCATTTTATTTTTATGCATAAAATTAATAAATAAGATTAAATAAGAAAATTGAAAAAATATAGAGAATATAAAGAATATATAATAGAGTATATTATATATACTATATAATGTCGTCATCGTCATCGTCATCTTCATCGTCGTCGTCGTCAATTATACAAAAAAAATCTTCATCGTCATCGTCATCTTCATTGGTGGAAGATGAGTTATATTCAAAAACAATTTTGACAACCAAGGTTGTTATTCCATTTATTCTAGTTGGTTCAAATGTGGAAACGACTATCAAAAATACAATCTCTGCAAAAATGGAAGGAAAATGCATTGTAGAAGGATATGTAAAGCCAGATTCTATCCGTATTATAAAATTTTCGAGCGGAACGCTGACAAGTAAATATGTTGAATTCGAGGTTGTTTTTGAATGCAGCATTTGTTGTCCGGTTGAAGGTATGCAAATCAACTGTTATGCTAAAAATATAACACAGGCAGGCATACGGGGATTTACAAGTTTAGATGAAAAGAAATCACCTGTAATTATTTATGTATCGCGCGACCATCATTCTTCCAATTCATATTTCAATTCGGTAAATGAAAAAGACTTTATTCGCGTCCGCGTAATAGGTCAGCGCTTTGAATTGAATGATAAACAAGTGTCGATTATTGGCGAACTCATGCCCAAGAGTGCAAGTGCGGGTGCTGAACATCATGCAAAGAAAAAAATTATAATCACTAGAAGGGTGGCTCCCCCCCTTTAACCCCCTCCACCGCCGGTTTGACATGTGACCGCCGGTTTGACATGTGACCCGCCGGTTTGACATGTGACCGGCGTTTGACATGTGACCCGCCGGTTTGACATGTGACCCGCCGGTTTGACATGTGACCTGCCGGTTTGACATGTGACCCGCCGGTTTGACATGTGACCCGCATCCATTGAAGGCAAGGGGTCAGAGGGGACAGCATGTCCCCTAAGTAAGTGATGTTTGAAGAAGACTGGTAAAATTATCATGCGTTGGCTTTGCCTCAAACTCAACAATATCGCCAGGCCCTCGTTCTAATTTGAATGTTGGATATCCTTTTACATTAAATTTATCTGCAATATTTTTTTCTGCATCACAGTCAACGCTTTTAAAAAGTATGTCATAATTTCCAACTTTTAAATTTTCATTATTGCTGACATAGTCATCCCAAATAGGTTTAGCTGTTTTACAGTGCGGACACCAACTCGTTCCAAACATGTAAAGTGTTGCAGTTTTTTGATTCTCCGATGACGGAGGGGCATTTTCTCCCATACTAGATGCATAGCCTTCCAATGATGACCCCAAATATGAACTGACATATGTATTGTACACATACGCGCCAATCCAAATAAACAAACACGCAACTAGCAACATTACTAAAATGTGTCGTTTAGAGTATATTGTTTCCAGTGTTGTCTTTACAGATTTTGCAGAAATTGACATTTGATAGTATATATTTATCTGGTATAATAATTTAATATTTTATAATATACAAATATTAAATTTAAATTTTACGTACGAATATTGTTCATTTGTGTTATTTATTTTTTAATAAAAAAATTTAATATTGTTCAAATATAACAATACAACACAATAACAATGACCCATGCATCTAATAATAAAAAAAATAAAACAAAAAATGGTAATAATAAAATTATAAAAAATCAAAATAAAAATAAAACAAAAAAAAGGTCATCGTCATCATCGGCATATGTATTTACTAAAAATGATTATAATAGCGGAGACGGAATGATGACATCAGTATGGGGTCCTCCGATGTGGCATTTTTTACACACAATGAGTTTTAATTATCCTATAAATCCTACAGCGGAAGATAAAAAACATTACTCTGATTTTGTGTATAGTCTAAGGTATGTGTTGCCGTGCAAATACTGCCGAATTAATTTAATTAGTAATTTGAAAGCAAACCCGATTCGCGAGTGCCATTTAAAATCAAGAGAAACGTTTTCTAAATACATGTATCGTCTTCATGAAATTGTGAATAAACGACTTGATAAAAAATCAGGATTGTCTTATTGCGACGTTCGCGAGAGATATGAGCATTTTAGGTCAAGATGCACCAAAAATGACCCGCCTCCAAAAATATTTAATTTTGCAAAAAGGAAAGAAAAAGGGTGCACCGAGCCGCTTTACGGTCATAAAGCAAAATGCATTTTATCGATTGTGCCACAAACAAAAGACGTTCCGTCATTTCACGTCGACGATAAATGCATTAAACATAGAGCGGAAGTTTGATATTGAATAATTGATTTGTTCAAAAAATTGATTTGTATTCATGATAGGATGTCGAACTCCAAACACCCAAACACCCAAACACAAGAGTTATAAATATGGCGACAACAAATACATTGAAAGTAAATGACATTGTTATTATAGAAAGAGTCGATTTAGGTGGTCAACGAATTCCATTTCATTATAGACACTATATAAATGAAAATACTTATATTTATCGTGCTAAAATAATAAATATATGCGAAAACAAACCTTACCACCGAATCAAACCGATGCCTTTAACAGATAACGAAACAGATAATTTTACCGGAACTAGAAAAGGTTACAAATCAAAAATTTATAAAAAATAAAAAATAGGCATTTCAAATGAGAGAAAATGTAAAACTCACAAAATAATTATATTTTTAATTATATTTTTATTATAATGTAATTAATAATAAATTATATTATAATAATATATTAACCGTATCAAATAAAATAAACAGGTCTTCATTATGACAAATCAAACAGACAGTATTTTATTTTTAATTTTAGCATTATTATTTGCACTTATTGGTTCGTTCTTTTTTACACCGGTTCGAGAGAATTTTTTGTCACACCTTCTTGAACCTGGTGCATTTCCAGAGAGTGTAACGAAACCACTATTGCAAGGAGATTATCCTCTTCAAAAAGCTGGAGCAGGGCTATCGGATTTAGACAGTAGGTCCATGTCGGCGTTTTATCCCGTTTTTCCAAATAGTTATCTTCAAAGAACGAACAATGTTCGATATTGGGCAACACCGAACAACGGCACGTGCAGCCCTGCAAACATGTGCGGAACATTATACGAAGATAAAAAAATAAATGTTCCTGAGTTTCCTCCAATCATTCCTTTTTCATCGAAAGATACACGCGTTAATGTTTATGCGTATGATGCCGACGCCCCATCGGATATTTACGGAAATAATTGTTAGGGGAACCAAGGTGCCAAGCATTACGCCCCTATGACCCCTCCTTTACATAAGATTATCCCTTATATTTTTAAATCGAGGTGACACACATTTTGTGTTGATGGAAATAAGGAGGAAATCCCTCCACCTCCGTATTCCTTCTTTGCATTCGCATTCGCATTTCTTTTAGGAGCTCTGTGCTGAAACCCGGTTTGTTTTTCAGTTTCAATTATTTTCCATAATTCTTCTATTTTGACAACCGCATTTTTGAACCATTCCTTATTTCGCAAAACAAGCACGCAGCTGTAAACTTCAAGTCGCCAGTAAATGTTTTTTATCCACGTGAGATTATCATGCGTGTTTACTATTTCTTCAAACCATGCGTCAAATTCCGCCTTGGTTGTAATGTCTAATGGAGCATATTGATAAAATGGTTTTTCGTCTTTTGCAAAATATACAATAACCCCTCGTCTTTTTCCATTCAAATTATAATTCCATTTTGAAGAATCGTTTGTTTCATCTGAGTCCGCATGAAATGCATCCTCATCTTCATATTCAGTAAATTTAGTTTCTTCAAAGTCACATTCCGGTAAATTGCAAACTTCCATTTGAATTTGCATTTGAATCCAATAATCTTCCTTTGGAATTCCATTAATTTCTCTAGACACAACATTCTTTATTTCAACCATTCGACCGTAAAGCGGTGATGATGGACACACATTTATTCCATCAGGCGAAGCTCCAATAAAGTAATAGTTTGAGTTTGGATGTCGAATGCACCCGAATTCTTGAACTTTTGTGCCGTTTAATTCTTCATATAGCTGTTTTGAAAGCACTTCATATTTTTGACCCCAATGTAAAGATGATTCTGTATTTACGCGACTGTATTTTGTCGGGTCAAATGGCATGCATTTTTCGTATATGAGCTGATTTTGAACCGACGGCGAACCAAACGCTTTCCAGACTGAACTTGCTGTAATTAGTCCGTGGCGGTGTGAATACCACTCTTCTGTTTTTTGCTCTGGCTGATAAAGCGACTCTAAGAATTCTATTTTTTTTTTCATTTTTTCCAAGTTGGGAGACTTTCTTATAAATGAATACTTGTATGAACGATGAGGGCGGATAAATTTGAAATAGTCGTGCATTGCTACATTTATTAATTCATCAATTTGACACGATATAAGTGTTTCATCTTCGTCTTCACTAAAGTCGTCACCGTTGAAGGCATTGTCATCGTGGCACTCATCATTTTTGATAGAAAAATGCAAGATGGATTGCACGTAGTCATACACAATGGTTTCAAAATCAGGATTGCTGAATAAAAGAGGATTGGATTTAATAAATTCGTCAATTAAAAATAATGCCTCTTCGTGTAACAACCCCATATCATCATCTGATAAAGTTGGTTCTTCTATTTCCATTGCATGACCACTACTGTAGTCATCGTTATCGTCCTCGTCCTCGTCTTCATCGTTAGGTTCGACATATCCATCTGAATGTGTGATTGATGCGATATTCATCATTTTATCAACATCTAATATTGTGATAGTGGTTTGGGTTGATTTTGATTTTTTTATTAATGGTTCTACTTGTTTCATTATTATATGTTCAATGACTCAGGTATAGTGGTTAAACTTATATAACTGTTTCTTTTTAGATGTTTATTATAATCAATTTTTTATTTATCAGACTTTTATTTTAATAAAAATTGAATAATGTTATAAATATAAATAAATTATAACATTATACACTATATCTGTTAAAAAATGGGCGCTTCTGCTTCATTGTCCGCATGCACAACAAAATCATCGTCATTGACAGCAACATCGGATTGCTTAATAGTTTCAATTGATGGAAACATTGGCTCGGGAAAAACAACAGGCAAGGCGAAATTGCAAGAATATATAATGTCGTTAAAAAAAAAGAAAACAGCAGTAGATGATTCTATAATATTTGTCGACGAACCAACATGTGAGTGGGAACAAATTAAGGATGAGAACGGTGTTCCCATTTTGACAAACTTGTATAAAGATGTTAAACGATTTGCATTCAGGTTTCAAATGATGGCATACATCACCAGGCTGAAAAAAATAAGGCAAGCGTTAAGAACTCCGAAAGTAAAACTAATTGTTACAGAGCGCTGTCTTTTGACAGACGCACACGTGTTTGCAAAAATGCTTTATGATGCTGGGAAAATTGAACAAGATGAGTATAATATTTACACAAGATGGTTTGATGAGTTCGCAAAAGAAGTTGAGCCATCATGCATCATATATTTCAAAGCAAGCACAGAAGTGTGCATGAAGAGAATTCAGAAAAGAAACAGGCCGGGAGAAAATATTAGTTTTGATTACTTGGAAGAGTGTAACAAATATCATGATGAATGGTTGAACTCAATTCCTTCGAAGACAACAATTCCAACGCTCATTTTAAATGCAGATGTGGATACAGATGCATATGAATACAGTTCAGACATTTACCATTTTATTAACAGCTTGCGCGCTTCAAGAACAGTTGGAGTAATGCACCGTTTGAAAACTTATATTGATGGCAGTCAGCCCAAAGTTTCATGTGCAGATGATGCGGATGACTGTGCACACGATGCTGCATCTATGGCAGAATATGGAATCCGGCCGACATATAAAATATGTCGCGAAGACCAAAAAAACTTGATAAAATTTGGACCTGCATCCTTTTTATATTTTGATAAATAAAATGTCAAGAATTTTTCGAGGTTTATATTTTAATATGTCTAATTCTCTCGAAGTTGTTGGAAATAACTCGCGACCATACACATCTTGAAGTAGTAGCCATTCAAACATTCCTCCATTGTAAATGTAGACATGTTTTATCCCCAGTTTAACAAGTTGTTCATATTTCGAATACACTTTTTCATCATTCGAATTTAATCCATAAATTATTATTTTTGTTTTTTTTGAATTTGTTATTATTTCATTCACAATTTCTTCTTCTTCGGCTATTGGAATTGTATTTGGAATTAAACATGTCTGGTAGACAAGGTCAAGTGTATTTATTATCGCATACTTATTGTTATTGTTGTCGTTGTCATCAGTCTTGTTACTATTGTAAGAATGTTTACATGCCATTTGCACATCTTCGTAATTTATTTTGAATGTTGAATTATTTGCCCCCATGAATTGAAATGGTTGAATGTATATGAATGTATATGAATATGTAAATTAATATTTATAATCTAATAAGTATTAATATTCAGCAATAAAACACATTTATATTTTTATACAAATATTATTATTTAATTTTTACCTTGCATACATGAGTCCACAATTTCCTCCCACAAATGTAAGCATGTTGAATCTCTCCTCAAAAATCGTCAGGTTATAATTATAATCGTAAATTCTCCATGTTGGCTTATTCACACCAATCGGAACACCGGTTTCCGGGTCACAAATTGTCAAAAAATTTGCACTGGGGTCCAATGGCGGATAAAATGTAGTAAATTCAAGCTCAATCGTCGAAAATTTGCTCGCATTAATCGCACCCGATGGCTGAAATTCTGTAGGCTCAGTATTTAGGCAAAAATTGTAACAATAAAGCCCGTCGGGAGCAGAACCGCGACTGCTTGTGTATTTTTCGAGATAATTATAGACGCCTGCATCTAGAATGTTCTCTCTGTATTTTCCGTCCAATAAAATTCCCAAATTTAACAAGATGTCCTTTTGGTTTTCGACGCTAAATGACTGCGTCATAAAAAATCCAGTGGGTTCATTTTGTGTGGGGTTCCATCCGGGACCGTAGCATCCAACGAGTGATGGGTCGTCGCAAGGCGGTGGAGTCCAAGAGCATGGGATTAATTCGTTTGGAGCGGGAATCAACGGGACCGGTTTATAACTATAAGGCCAATTTGAATAATTGCTCCATTCATTTCGCAAATACGCGTCACTTCTTTGAAAATAAAACAGCCAGCTGCTAACCATTCCAAGCGTACTTTGCAGCCATACACGCCGACTTCCTGTAACATTTTCATAATTCCACTCGTAAACAGACTTGATGAGGTATTGTTGAGGCATGGATGCGAATTGTTTAGCTTCATCTGAAGAGAGAAAACAGTATGTTGACATGAGATGAATATCTGCATTCCAGTCGCTTCGAGTTGAGTTACCATAATCAAGTTCAACGTTGGGAGGTGGTTGTATAAATCGATGAAACTGTTGCAAGTTGTCGTTAAAATTGGGTTGAATATAGTTTGGCGTTGTGTATTCAGGAAAGTAAGATGGCAGTGTCTCCTCACCCGTGTTTACATTTGAAACATCGCGAATTACGAAGAGGTCTCTTACCGGACGAAGTGTAATATCAATTTGAAGCGTGTTGTACTGCAATGCAACCAAGGGGAATGCCATTTTGCTGCTCATTGAAAACCAGGCATTTATGGGAATGTAAAGTTTTCTAAATCGTATGGATGGCTCAACTCCTGCTGGATTGTTTGTATAATTGTAAAATGCATTTGGGTATTTTCCATTATTTGCGGAATAATATGCAGGGTTATTTAATTCTGGTATATTTCCAGTCATTCGATTATAAAGGTCACGTTCTGTTCCGTTGAAATTGCGCTGAACAAGTGCAAGCAAATAACCGCCTGTAATTTTTTGAAGCGTTTGCCCCCCAACCGATATTGTAATATCTTTAATCATTTGTGTTCCCAAATTATCAATCCATTTGAATTCATACGGCGTCCACGATTCATTGCAAGTTGCGGGAGGTAAAACGGGACTCCAAATATTTGGAAGTGTTACAACAAGGTATGTGTCCATCAGTAATTCTGCATACCTCGGAATGTAAAATGTAAATTTAGAATCTTCGCTCATTCTCAAATTTCTTTGACCATCAAAATCAATTCTAAACTTTTGTAACCCAAAATTTGTATATTTTGCATATGTTGATTTAAAAAATGTTTTTTTAGGATTTGAATTCAATATAATATTTTGATTTCCATACGCGACCAAATTTAACAAACCTCCTGCCATAGTTTCGTTGTATGTGTTATGTGTTGTATTAATAATATAAACTATATATATAAGAATATTGATTCTAAATAATTAAAAACAATTTATATATAAATTACTTATAAATTGATTATTAATTAAATTCATTTACCTTAATTATTAATTTATAAGTAATTTATAAGTAATTAACTATTGCATCATAATTTAATTATATATACAAAATATAAGATTTAGAATATATTAAATTAATAAAATATAGTATGTCTGAAAATAATTTTGAAGATGTGAAAAATAAATTAGAAAGTAAAATATTACTTTTAAAAAGTATGGTTTCACAAGTTCCCAATACCATGTTGATACATGTGATTGGTTGCACATTAATTTTTTTTATAATGGGGTGCATGGCATATTATATTTATTATAAATACACACTACTTCCAAAAAGTTGCGCACGTTTGAATAAGAAAAAGGCACCAGCATTAAATTCAAATTGGATAACAACCGCTTCATCAGACCCGTCTTCACAATTTTTATTAAGAGACTACTACGTAAAAACTGCTTATAATTGTTGTTCAACTGGAAATTTTTCAAATGATTATGTAAGTACTTGTGCTCTTCAAAATGCAATAAAAATGGGATGCAGGTGTTTAGATTTTGAAGTTTATGGGTACAAAGGTCAACCAATCATTTCCACGTCTTTGAGTGATGACAAGTGCATTAAGGAAACATACAACTCTGTTCCATTTGATGAAGCGATGAGCACCATTGCAACAAACGCATTTAGTACAAATTCGACCGTGTGTCCGAATCCGAGTGATCCTCTACTGTTGCTTTTTAGATTAAAAACAAATGATGTTGATGTGCTGAACAGTATGGCTGAATCAATAAGTTCAAATTTAAAAGATAGGTTAATGCCGGAATATAATCACGAATTTGGCGGGAAAAATATTTCTGCTGAACCGATGACTAAATTCGCAGGTAAAGTGATAATTGTTGTAGAAGCCATCCCGCTTCTTTATCAGCCGGGTGCTGAAAAAATGTATGAAGTTACGAATCTTACAAGCAATGCATTTTTGAGAATATTAAAAGTATTTGATGTGTTGAACAGTCCAGACATTACAGAACTAACAACATTTAATAAACAGTACATGACAATTGTTATACCAGACGATTCAATGTCGGTAAATAATTATGACCCAATGCCACCGTCTTTAGCTGGGTGTCAAGCGATGGCAATGTCATTTCAGCTTTCGCGCGATGGCAACTTGAATGTATACAATGATTGGTTTCAAGCCGGTCCTAGCAAGAGCGCATTCTTGTTGAAACCTGCCGATTTGATGTTTAAGCCTCAAACCATCCCAGTTCCGACACCACAAAACCCTGCGCTTTCTTTTGCCAGCCGCCCGCTTAAATCTGACATGTATAGTTTTTCAATTTAATTGAGGGAATCCAGGTTCCCTCACACTCCCTCATCCTTTTACATCCTTTCATTATAAACAAATCAGAAAACCTTTCCTTTATATTTCAAACAAAAGGAGGGGTCGGAGGGGAACCTTGGTTCCCCTGATTTTCTTTTTATTATACATTATTATAAAATTGAAATAAATGTATAATTTTATAATAGTTACTAGTTGTCTTGTGAATGAATATAGAAAAAGACGAAGAAGAAATAAACCCGAAACAAAAAAAAACAAAAATTAAAATAAAATCTAAACCAAAAAATGAAATTGTATCGGCAAAATTGCCAACCGACCTGTCAAACCTGGTTCAAGACAATATTGACATTTTGAATGAAATGCTGTCAAAAGAGTTGCTTGAAGATTTGACGCGTAAATATGGTTACAATGACGAAAAGGAAGACAACAAGGAAAATAGAGAAAGAAACGTCTACAATTTTGTAGACGCTTATCGTGAAGTTATAAAAAAACAATGGAATATGGAAACAAATTTCACAGACTATCGACTTTTTCACGACATAACATCAAACCCTGAAAAAATAAAGGTGGTTTGGGGTGGGTGTTTGCAAGGGTTGAAACGTCTTCCCAATGAGTCAGTGGGACACATTGTGACTTCGCCGCCCTATTACAATGCGCGCGAGTATTCCATTTGGGCAAACCTGAAAGCGTACCTAGACGACATGCGCGAAATAATTACTGAATGTTATCGGGTTTTGGATAATCATCGCGTTTTCGTCTTCAATGTTAGCGACGTGGTTGACAATGATAAAATGGATAAAATAAATGCATTCGGCAATAGGAAAATTCCGCTTCCGGCATATTTCATAGTCATGTTTGAAGAATGCGGATTTACATTTGTGGATGACATTATTTGGGATAAAGGTGAAGTGCAGAGTTCCAGGCATAAAAACGGCAATAAACCGTATCCATTCTTTCAGTATTCATGCAACTGCTATGAACACATTCTCATCTTTCACAAACACAGGTTGGAGAAGGACATTAAATATCCGTGCAATGACTGTGGCAGTTTAATCGTAAAGAGCAACAGCTACACGTTTAAAGGGCTTCGCTCTTGGGAGTGTAAAAATCCGACTTGTGAAAAAAGTGAATCTGACCGCGGGAAACGTTTCTCTCTGAAAACCATCATGACGCAAAATCCGTTTCGACAAGCTGAAAATATAATACCAAAGGAATTAGTGCAAGATTGGCGACGAGATATTCACAAGTTGTCACCTGTAATAAAAATAAATAATAAAAAAGAAAACAAACTGGGACATACTGCACCATTTCCAATGGATATACCGACAATGAGCACTTATTACTATAGTTACCGCGGTGACATTGTTTTGGATATATTTGCCGGAAGTTTTACTAGCGCAATTGCAGCACAAAAATTGGGGCGCATCGGAGTTGGTTTTGAACTGAGAAAAGATTTATTTCGAGACTGTATTATAAAAAATATAACAAATCATGAATGTATAATGGAAGAGATTGATTTGGTTTGATTTGATTGATTTGATTATATGATTATATAATTATATGATTGTATATTATGTTGAAACAGTTGCGGCGGCGGCGCCTGTACCTTCTTCTACCATTGATGCCAGCCATAAAATTCGTTTCATATTTCTTTTTTCCATTTCTGCCCAATATTCTTTTACCGTGAAGGATTGCTGTTGCATATTCCCGAGATGAGTATCCCAAAATAAATTTCCAGGAAAATAGTCTGACAACATGACATTATTTTCTGGACAAAATCTTATATTATTTTTATTTACCGCATCATCGTGGCTTATATCTACAATTTCATCTTTACCACCATCAACAGTTTCTTTATCAAACGCGTTTATAGATATTTCCTTTTGTGTGATTGGGCTTATAAGCTTTCCATCACGGATATTTTCAAGCTTTTTCATTGATTCGTAACATGACTTTCCCAAATATGTAGTGTTCTTCAAGTAGTCTTCTAGAATTTGTTTGTATTTCAATGCATCTTCTATGGGAATACACTTTTCAATGTCAAAAGTGTGAAGCATCTGCCACACTAATGAAGCCATAACATCCGTAATGATTTTTTCAGTGGTCATGAAGCCCTTGTGTGTTGTGAATATTTGTGGTTCTTTATCTGGGTGGCTTTTTAAACTTTGCTGCGACCCACCTGATATGTTATAATAATAATGACCCGACCAATTCGCATTACCTTTATTTTTTTTACCCTTGATAGTTTTTTCTGGATTATATGCAACAGGTTCCCATCCTCTTACAACTATTTCATTTTTTAGTCTTATCAGGTCTTCACGCTGAACAGATGACCCCGAATAACCATCCTCTTTCGGTATAGTTACAATTGCGGCGACATGATTGCTTGTTTCTCCCCCTATATTATTGATTATGTACGCATCAAGTTCATCGTTGTTGCTGTTGATGCTGTTGATTCTAATGCGTTCATATTCACGAAATGGAAGTTCAATAACAACACCGCTGGTGTACGTTTTTAGTTGGTCGAGCGTTAACCCAGATTTTTGAATGATGTAATAAGGAAGCAATATTCTTGAATTCTGACTTACGCGTTTTGTGGGACATACGTCGCATATTCCAGCTTTATTAATATTTTTAAGTTTTGTTCTTATATTTTTTGGCAATTTCTTTATAATGGCACCATTTATTCCTTTAACAGCTTTTACAGAAATCATTTGGAGTATTTACCTTTGTTTCTTTTTTTGGTAGGTTAACCATTTTGAATATAAATTCAATTTTATATAAATTAAATTGAATTTATCCTGATATTTTAAAAAAAAAGTAAAGCATGGTTTAAATTCTCATTCAAAACTGACGACAATTTCTACCTTTTCCTTTTTAATACTTTTTGTGGCAGATATTGATAACTCTTCGCGTTTTTTGCGAGTTTTATTTTTATCAGCTTTTGAATTTGGTTCAGTTGTTGTTGAATGCATGTCTTCACACTCACAATCTTCAGACGCGGTTGATGTCGAAGACAATGATGAGCGCGAATGTTTAGATGTGCTATTTCTTGAATTCATGTCATTTTCAATCGTTTGATAATTTTCTTCAATGTAATGAACAACATCATTTTCAATTGCCCATTTAAAAAAATTCAACTGTCCTATTGTTGTTTGTATAAATGTGCCATTTTTATACGGAATTGTAATTCTATCCCAACGGCAAAACGGGTCAAATCGCTTTTTAGAGTATGCTTTTAATTTCAACTTGTAATCCACATACACTTTAAATCTTCTTGGCGTATTTTGGATTGTATAAACTGTATAAAACTTTTTAGCATAATTTGTTGCAAACCAATCAATAATTCGGAGAGATATTTTTGAATGACCATTAATTATTTTAAGCATTGTATCCAAATTATTTCCCTGTTCATAAAATTTTAATAAATTTGTCAGTAATAAATTATTTTGGGTGATATATATGCCGCCGTTTCCGACGCCGCTATTATTTTCAATAACACCTCCAGCAAATTGTGTTGATGATGATGTTGCAGTTTCACAAATGCTCATACAGGCACTCATTTTTTATAATTGGGTTGAATTTGTAGTGTAAATTATTTATTAGTTGATTTAACTTGTTTACTAGTTAATTTTATGCGTTTGGTTTATATCCTTTTTTTCAATTTAAATAATTTAATTTAATTGAAAAAATAAATAATAGTAAATTATTTAAGAGAACCTATAAATTAGGGTATAGGCGCACAATCCTTTTCTCCTTTATTACAACAACCAACTCCACCATGAAATCCACAACTCAAACCACTCTTCATTATCATTGCTTTTTTTTTCAGCTATTGCATAACGCATTTTATACCTTTTTTATATACTGTATACTGTGTGTATTCTAGTAATAGATTACAATATATATCAATTTTTATTTTAATTATCCCACTTTTTTAAATTTTAGTTGTTTTCCATATTTGAAACGACCACTGTCCATTATTCCTCTTTTCAAGTTGCATTCTAGACAACAAATAACAACATTGTCGGCATTGTGTCCGGCGTCATTTTCAATTCTATCCAACGTCCATTGGCGTTTAGAAAGAACATTTTCATAAATAAGTTCGCATGCGGATTTACAGTAGAAACATTTCAACTTGGAACATAATAGTTTTTCTATTAGTTCTTCGAGAGAAATAAATGTATTTTTTGAATAAATGTCTTTATCAGTGTCTTGTCTTTTATATCCCGATAATTTTTTAGTTATTTCTTTTATATATATTTCTCGATTTTCAATAACATCATTATCCAAATTCATATACAATTTTGATATAATGTTAAATTGATGCGAGTGTGTAAAATAATTGTCAGGCAAATTCCAGTTTTCACATGCGGCGCGTTTCCTGTGATAATTTAGTGCGTTACTACTTGTTTCAGTTTCAATGGCAGTTTCAATAGCAGTTTCATTTGTTAACAATAATCCACATATATTTTTTTTACCATTTATATTTATATTTTTTTTGGATTCCATGCGTCAAAAATAATTATAACAACAATTGATATTATAGTATTATAAATTATTTATTTATTTATTTAGTATAAATAAATAAATAAGTAAAAAAATATTATATTTTCATAAGTATATAACGATAAATATATAAATAAAATGAATTTGTTCAATTCGCTATTTGGTCCTCTGTCTCGTGAATATTGTTTGTATTACTATGGATTTTCCATTTTCTTCTATGTTACGTTTGTTTTTGTAACACTCTTCTCATTGTATAGTCTTTTAACCAAGAAGTTTAGCTTTGGTTTATTGTTGGGGTTGTTTATGGGATGTTTTACTTATTTCTTGGCATATTTTGTCTCCCGCCTTTCTTATTCAATGTGTGTTGGTAGTTTAGCACCTTCTTCATCTCCGCTGCATTTTTTTAACTAAAACCCCTCTTGATGAAAGGAGGGACAGAGAGGGAAACTATGATGTCACAGATGTGTCTACAAAGGAATAGAGGAGGGGTCAAAGGGGAACCACCTTCGGTTCCCCTTGAATTGATTCTAAAATAGTATTTATAAAATAGATTTAAACTCTATTTTATAAATATATTAAGGTTAACAAATAAATCAATCCAAGCAATCCAGATTCTATGATGACTTCTGAAAGTTCTGAAAGTTGCGCAGATGTTGATGCTGCTGCCTCAACAATAACAATGATGGAATCTAATTCCAAAAAAAATGACGGTAATACAGATAATAATGCGGATAATGCAGCAGATAATGTTGTTGGCGAGGAATGCGATTGTGTTGAATTAAGAAATATTAAATATAAATCCATGTTGTTGAAAAAAACAAGTCCAAAACAAGTCACAAAACATAATTTAAATATTGATGATTTTTTAGAAAAAGAACGAACACAAAATAAAGAAGACCAGTGGGTAAAATTGGATAAATCAATGAAAATGAAAAAGATGAGCGCATTTGTAGAAGTGTATGCAACCGAGCATGTTTTATGCGGTAAAGATAAAGTTGCTCTTTATGACTTTCTGACTTCTAGTATAGACCAGAAAAAATTGGTTAAAACAAAAGAAGTAGTTTATGACAAGTCGACAGGAACAGTTAAATCAATTCCGTGCCTGGTACATTGTCCCGCTTCTGTAAAAAAATTCACTCTTAAACGATGCGAAAAAAGACAGTCCACGTTGAAATCTCTTGCTCCCAAAAATAAAGTAAAGGCGGCAAAACAACCGTCGTCGTTGGCAGCGGCGGCTGGATCATTGCAGGTTCAGCCATCATTATCGTTGGTTGAAACTTGATTCATTCTTTTGTTACCTTGTACCTTGTACCTTGTAACATTACTAAACATTCATCAGTTTGTTTATTTTTTCTGTGAGCTCAATCATACTTTTCTTAATAAATGCAATATCTTCCGACATTTGTTGACTATTTTGAATACTCGGTTTACTTGTATTTTCATTTGTGTTTATTTTTTTGAATTTAGTCATAAGAGCATTTAATTCTAATGTTGCTTCTATTTCTTTTTCTTCTACTTCTTTTTCTTCTACTTCTGTTGCTGTTGGCTCGTGTTCAGTTTGAATATTATTGAAACTCACTTTTTTTTTTCCATCCGTTGCTGTTGCTCTTGCTGTTGTAGAGTCTGCATTTGAATTCGAATTTGGATTTATCCATTTTTCTGCCACATTCTTATCTTCTTTACCCGTTGAATTATTAAGCTGCTCTAGTTCGCGTTCTCGTGATGCTAGCGTTTCTGCCAGCAACCTCTCCATATCATTTCCTATTGGTTTATCATAAACATCGTCCGAAAATTTAATTTCATCAGGTTTTCTTAATTTTATGATTGATGACATTTCTTCTTCTTTTTTTTTGAGCTCCATGTTGAATGCAGACTGTCGTTCTTTTTGAATATCTTCCGCCCTATATACTGTTTCAAGTTGGGGAATTTGTTGCTGTTTTTTTTGGTCTGTTGTTATTTTTTTACTCTCCTCGGCCATCAAGTTGTCTAATTTTTTACAAATTGAATACACGGCTTCTTTATTCATTACATTCAAATCAATGGATTGATTCGTTTTTTCAAAAGATTCATTCATTTCGTTTAGAGTTGTTTCAAACATGACTTGAACTTTTTTAAGCGATGCATCAGGTACACCATTGAACTTCCCACCACCATGCAAAACGCTCCATAGTAATCCTTTATTTTCACTGCTTGTAAATGTGGACATTTGTGAATTTGAACTCAAGTTCATTAGTTTTGTATATATTTTATTTTATGTATTTTATTTTTATAATAAAATATTACGATTACTCTTTATTATAATTTATTTATTAGTTTATTTCGTATTTAAATAGAATTAGATTATATATTCTCTATGTTTTTGTTAAATAAAAATTGAAAAAATTAAAAATTTATGTTGTTGTATAAATAAAACGTAAACAAAATGGATTCGGATTCTTGCAGACATTTGTTAATTGCACCTATTAGTAGAAGAGTAAAAAGTAAAAGCTTCATTGATTATAATGAACAGCTTCAACGCGCAACAATGGATAATTTTGAATGGTTGTGGGATGACAGCGAACATAATACGGCCCAAAGAGGAGAATACTTTGCATTTTATTTTCATGGAATAAAAGTTGTTGTTCATAAAATTGAAAGTATAAGACCCCCTTCAGAAAGGCCGCCCAATTGGGCAGAAAATGATGGACAACAAAATAGACAAGTGCTAGTATTATCTGACCCATTGAAAGAAATTGGTTGGAACAAGTGGCAAAATTTGAATGGACCACAGTGCAAGCAGTGCACTTTTAGAACAGACTTAGTGTTTAGAAGAACAAGAAGACCTTTACTACACCAGATGCTGATGATGATAGAATTTGAACAAAGATTGAATCTATAACAAAAATTAAGAAGAAAAAGCAAAACTTTATTCTACTTACTCATCTTTCTCTATTAGTGTCTTTATTTTGAGAACAAAGTATTGAAGCAAGTATTCGGTTTTGCAGTCTTGTATGTGTACAACATTTTCAATAAAATTTAAAAAAGTCGAATTTATATAATGCGGATGTTGTCGTATAATGTAGTTTAAATAATTTTTTATTATATTTTTACGCTCAATGTTATAGTATAAACTTATTTCGTTTAGTTTTTCAATAATTATAGATGATTTTTCACGCGATTTAAATAGCTGGGTGATGCTTTCCCATACCGCATTTGTAATTACGTGACAGTTGTGAATAAGATGTTGATTTGCTTGCATATAGTTTATCATGCTTCGAATGTCGGAATTGAAATGGCGCTGAATAGATACTAAAATATTTTCATCAACATTTAATTCTTCGGCAATATTAATTTTTTTCAAAAAGCAAAGAATATTTGATTCAGGAAGTTGGTTGAACCGCATTCGCACAAACTCGGTTTGCAGGGCTTCATCTATCCTGCTAATATAATTGCAAATCAAACAAAATCGAACATTTACAAGGTTATTATAATTGTTCAATAAATATCTTAGTGCCGTTTGTGCATTCTTTGTCATGTAATCCACTTCATCCAAAATTACAAATTTCATCCCTTCTCCAAACATTGATTTTGATGTAACAAATCCATTTATTTGGTTTCGAATAATGTCAATTCCTCTTTCATCAGAAGCATTTAGGTGAATCATTAATCCCTTATTTTTTTGATGATATTTTTCTTGGTATGCATTTACGAGATTTATAATAGTGGTTGTTTTTCCGGTTCCCGGAGGACCATACAATAATAAATTTGGAAAATAATTATTTTCAATAATTGATACCAGTATTTTTTTATTTATATCATCTAGCACAATATCGTCAAAATGTGTGGGTCTATATTTTTCAACCCATGGAGTAGAACCATGTATATCTGCGCATGCGCATGTCGTGCTACAAATCATAATATAAGATATAAATAATTAAATTAATTAAAAAAGGTAATTATTGGGTTGTTTTTATTATTAGTTGTTATTAATTTAAATGTTTATTATGTTTTTTACGTTTTATTTATTATAAATAAATTGAAGTTATATGTCATAATAGTTGATGGAAGACATAACGACGCCGCCTACGTTTGCACCACCACCACCACCATCAGGAATGCCATCACAGTCAAAGACAGCTGGATATTTAGAAATTATATTAGGACCGATGTGGTCTGGGAAAACATCAGCTTTATTGAAGATTTACAGGCAGTATTCATTCTGTAAATCGCAAATTTGCGTAATAAATTATGAAGCAGATGTTCGATACTCTGGAACCATGTTATCGACACATGACAAAGAAATGATTCCATGCATACTGGGATTTTCCATGGAAGAAATTATGAAAACTCACAAGGATGAAATTGAAAACAGTGATGTTATTCTGATAAATGAGGGACAATTTTTTAGCGACATTGTACCTTTCGCAATCAAAATGGTTGAAGAAGAAAGAAAAAAAGTATACATCTGCGGTTTAGATGGAGACTTTAAACGAGATAAAATCGGAAACCTTCTGGACTTGATTCCCATGTGCGATAAGATGACTAAATTACACGCGCTGTGCAGCATGTGTAAAGATGGAACACTTGCACCGTTTACACTCAGAAGCACGTGCGACACAGAGCAAGTTTTGATAGGTAATGACATTTACATGCCTCTGTGTAGAAGTTGTTACAATGTGCAAACAAAACGTAAAATGGATGAAGGGCAAAATAGTTGAAATAATTAAAAAGTTCATTCTTATGTGTAGATTTAGTTGTGCATTTATATTGTCATAATCGATTATCAATGGTTTCGTCGCACCTTGTAATTTTTGTGAGTTTTGTGACTCGCTGTTTTAACATTTTTTTTATTTTTATTTGGTGTTGTATGCAGCCGTTTTGAATGCGTAAAACGTCTACTAGATGAGCTTGGGCTTGGGCTTGCTGTTGTCAAAGTCCTGGGACTCCTGGCCGCGACAGGAGTATTTTTGCGTTTTGAATAAGATGGCGAGTGTTTATCAATGCTCTTTAATTTTTCGTTGAAGTTTATTGCAGCTCTGCCTTTGAATGCTTTATGTTTATGCTTTTCAATCGGATTATAATTTAAAAACCATTCTTCATATTCGCGCGTGCCCTTTTTATTTTTCAATTTTTCAAACATGTGAGCCTTTGCGTCTTTAATGTCTTTTAGGGTAACCTGCTTACCGATGCACGGCTTTGAAAATCGTTTAAATATACCTTCATTTTTGGTCAATTTATCATACTGTAAATCATATATATATTGACTCATGCAAAGGAGGCGGTCTCTATCATAATAAGGTCTATCGATATAAAGAAATAGCAAATAAAAACTGAGAATGGTGTCTGTTGTTGCAATGTGTACATCTTTTCCATTTATTTTAACCACATTGTAATTATGACATGCACCGGGAGACGGCTCATATATAAACGCAACAGTTCTACCATCGACCATTAATTCATAATGAGAAGAAACATGTTCTCCGAATTCTTCTCGCTTTTCTATAATGACGCTTTTGAAATCTCCCGTCTTATCCAAAACCTTTTTGATTTTACTGGCAGATTTTTCTGCATGTTCAGACAATAAATCAAATGACGGCATGCTTGAATATAAAACAGGTCGTTCCGTTTTTTTCAAATGCTCTGAAAATAATGAACACGCATATCCTCCAAAAAATACGAGTTTTTCAGAAATTGCTTCATCTCGTATCAAATCAAATATTTCTATTTCTTTTTTATTTGGAGATAATGACGACTCTTTTGCATTTTTTAAACAGTTTTCGCCTTTCAATTGGTAATTTTTATTGAAACGCATTAATCGACTGTAAACTTTCTCCCACCGAGACACATCGCCGTCTGGACGAGAGAGTTCTAAATACATGGACATTCTTAAAAAGTTAACGGGCGCATATAATATTCCATTTTTCTCAATTGTTTCACGCTTTAAACTCTTAAATAGTTCCGGCTCTATAAATGTTATATCTGCAACACCAATAAAATTTACAAATACTTTATATGTTCCCGTGTGCATTCCTGACTTTGCTTCAACATCACTAAATCCTTTACTGTAAAATATATCGGCAAGTTCTTTTGCATCATCTAATGAATTTGGAGAGAAGAAATCATAATCAGGAATCTCTCGAGTCATATCATAAAATTGGTCTTTTTTTGGAAGAATGTTGTTTATCGCAGTTCCTCCATAACAAATTAGTTTTTTCTTTACTAGAAATTGTTCAACAATCGAAACTATTTCTTTAATGGTTGGATTACTTACCAATTTTTCGCCTTGTTTTGCTTCTATTTCTTTTTGAGATTTCTTTAAAATTTCTAGAGCCCGTTGTTCTTTACTTTCACTCATTCAGTTGTTGTTGTTGTGCCACTTCCTTATATTATATATATATTATATATACTATTATATAATATAAATTATATAGTTGAATTAAAATAAATAAATGGAAAAAATATATATTGAAATTGAGAAGTTAAAGGATGAACTCTATATTCCCTTTAGTAATAAGTAATTAATTATTATTATTATTTTATAATTATATATAATTATATATTAATAATAATAATTTTTATAATAATTCATTGAAATAAATAGAATAATGAAATCATTTTTAAACGGAGCCGCTCCAATTAGCGCATTATTTTCATCAAATAAAGAAGCATTTAGTCTTTCATCTCCATTTTCTTCTTCAACCGATGCATCAGGAAACCCTGTAACCGATGCATCAGGAGGAATGTTCGACAGTGTGAGCAGCATGTTTTCTTCTTCATCAGATGCATCCGGAAATCCTACAACCGACGCATCTGGGAACTCTACATCGGGTGGAGTATTCGGCAGTATGAGTAGCATGTTTTCTTCTTCTTCTACAGATGCATCAGGAAACCCCACGGTCGACACATCCGGAAACCCCACGGTCGACGCATCCGGAAACACAGTCGACGCATCAGGAAATCCAGTAACAAACCCATCCATTACAACGTATGCCGCATTTTTTAAAAGTTTATTCTACTTATTTATAAAAATTTGCATTGTTGGATATGTGGGTGCATCATTTTTATGTTTAGTACGAATGTCAAGACAAGATTTGACAAATTATTTGCCTTCTGATATTAACCGATACCCTTATTGTACTCCAGATGGAACTCAAGAATTTGGTGTTGAAGGAGACCCAATTTATTCTTATGGATTTCCGTATAATTTATATTGTGACTCGAATGATGATGAAAAATGTTCCAAAACATGCCGAGTTATAAAAAATGAGTTGCGAGACCCTGATGCGTTTGTTGAATATACGCCGTTTGCTTTTTGGCTCTCTCTTTCTATGAAGAATACGTATGCAACATTTCGAGCATTCATTAAAATGCTTTGCATCAAAATGGGTAATTTAACAGGACAAAATCAATATGATACATATGGAATTCTTGAAAATATCATTATGCTTTTTGGAGTATTATTAGTCTACATTCTCGTATTATATGGCGGATTCATTGGATTTTTTATGACATATGCATTTCAATTTTATAATAGCGGATTTTTGATGAGCGGATTTGCATGGACGCTTGGACTGTTTTTAATATCATGGATACCGCCATTATTCAATTTTTTTGGGTTTATACTTCAAGCATTAATAGTGTTTTTGTGGATTCCGTTTACCCAAAATAAAGAATACCCAGACCCAACAAAAAATACCAAGGTTGTTTTTGAGATATTTAAAAGTAAAAAAAATATACTCATTTTGTTATTTAGCATTGGAATGGTAATGAATGCATTCCAATACTTGACTGCCTATGAGCCGGTCTATGTGTTAGTAGCCGTTGCCATGTTTTTATTTAATATGTTTGCATTCAACTCATCTAAAGAGACGTCCGTTTAATATATTAATATTAACCGATATTAATCAATGACTTCTTCAACAACAACAACACCATTTATAAGTGTTTGTACGCCCACTTTTAACAGAAGACCATTTTTCCCAACAATAATCAAATGTTTCGATGGACAAACCTATCCCAAAGACAAAATGGAATGGATTATCGTGGATGACGGCACAGACAAAATCGAAGACATTGTAAAGGACCACCCGCTTGTAAAGTATTTTAAATACGATGAAAAAATGCCCTTGGGAAAAAAACGCAATATTATGCATCAAAAAGCGCATGGTTCAATTATCGTTTATATGGATGATGATGACTATTACCCACCAGAACGCGTGTCTCATGCTGTGGAAATGCTTGTAAAAAATCCGGAAGCATTGTGTGCAGGAAGCAGTGAAATGTATATTTATTTTAAAGACACAGACCAAATGATACAATTTGGCCCCTATGGTCCAAACCATGCAACTGCCGGAACATTTGCTTTTCGAAAAGAATTATTACGCGAACATAAATACAATAATGATGCATGTTTGGCAGAAGAACGTGAATTTCTAAAGGGGTACACGGTTCCATTCGTTCAGCTGGACCCGATGAAAACAATCCTGGTTTTTTCACACCGGCATAATACATTTGACAAACGCACCTTGCTGAATGACCCTTTCAGTGACGTTATGCGGGTATCTAAAAAAACGGTTGGCGATTTTATAAAGGATGCAGATGTTGCCGAGTTTTTTATAAATCTTGACAATGTTTTAATTGACTATCCACCCGGAGAACCCGAAATGAAACCGGACGTCATTAAAGAAACTAAAATATTATTGAAAAAGAAAGAGGAAATAAAAAAAAATGCAGTTGAACAACATCGGAATCAACAAGAACTCAAAAAAAAACAATATGATAAAATTTCAGAAACAAATCCTGAAATTTTTCAACGAATTCAATCACAACAACAACAAATCCACGCTTTGCAACATGAGAATGAGTCGCTTCAAAGTCAATTACATAAGTTAAAAGAACTTTATTCAAAGACAATTCGAGAGAATATGGAATTAAAAAAGAAATAAACATCAGATTTATAAAAAATATAATTTTCAAATTATTTAATGATTTCTAAATATTATATTTTTTATAATCACTAAGAACCATTTCGCGAAGTGTTTCGGCAGTGGAATACTTCGGAAACCAACCCAATTCATTGTATGCTTTCTCGCTATTCCCCAAAAGAAGTTCAACTTCGGCTGGTCTAAAATATGTCGGATTAACACACACCACCACCTTTCCATCAATGCTACCCACTTCGTTTAATCCTTCGCCAGACCATTCTACCTTTTTTCCAAACACATCAAATGACATTTGAATGATTTCGCGAATGCTAAATGTGGTACCGGTACTTAGCACATAATCAATCGGTTTTTCCGCTTGTAGCATTAGCCACATTCCATAGACATAATCTTTGGCGTGTCCCAAATCGCGTTTACTATTTAAATTACCTAAAGACATGTGTTCCTGCTTATCTGCAATAATGGCTGCAACGGCAAGCGTAATCTTACGACACACAAATGTTTCTCCTCGTCGTGAACTAGTGTGATTAAAAAGAATACCGTTGCAAGCATACATTCCATAACTTTCACGATAGTTTTTAACAATCCAATAACCATACAACTTGGCTATTGCATATGGACTTTGTGGATTGAATGGAGTCATTTCACATTGAGGCGTTTCTAAAACTTTACCAAATAATTCACTAGTTGATGCTTGGTAAAATCGTATTTTATCTTTAAGACCCGTTTTAATAATTGTTTCTAATAAACGCAATGTTCCCAATGCGTCAACTTGACCGGTATATTCTGGAACTTCAAAACTCACCTTTACATGACTTTGAGCTGCAAGATTATATACTTCTAGTCTTTCAAATTCGCGACCTTGTTCAGTAATAATTGTATTGAATACGTTTTGTAAACTGGTCTGGTCTGTCATATCTCCGTAAATCAGTTTTACTTTTGAAAAAAGATGGTCGATTCTTTCAGTGTGAATGCTGCTATGACGACGTATAATGCCATAAACAATATAGTTTTTTTCAAGCAAAAGTTCGGCCAAGTAACTACCATCTTGTCCTGTTATACCAGTAATTAAAGCAATAAATGTCATTTTATTTTATTTTATCTATTGTTATCTATTTATATGTTTTATTAAATATTGTAATACTTATGATACTTATTTAGTTATTTAGTTTCTGCGTTGTTTGTCATTGTTGCTAGTTGGTGTTTCAATTTCCAGTTTTCAATTACTGTGTCTTTTAATTCACCATCTTTTTTATAAAACTGAACTTCTTTTTCATGCAGTTCATCTTTGAACCGAATTATCATATCACGTTCCTTCAATGCATCCTTCAGTATGGCAATTTCTTTTTGAAGTGCGAGTGTTGCACCCGCAAAATGTTCACCATATTTGCTGTATAAATCTTTCACAATTGTAAATTGCTTGTCGTCAAGCACAACGAGTTCATTAAACCCTTGAACTGTTTTATTAATCCGGACTTCAAATGCGCCGCATAATTCGCGTACTTTATTTTCAGCTTCTGATGTGTATTTGGGGTCGACGAAATAAAATGTTCCCAGCGTCATTGTAACGCCTTGCAATTTTGAATATTGTTTTTCAAGTTCAATGACACGACGAGATAAATCTTCAGTGAAACCAAACTTGTATACGGTTAAATCGTCTGGTTTATCGGCGGGGATTCCAAATGTTTCGCGCAAGTCGCGCACTTTTCCAAGCGACATTAAATAAATTGATGGAAAGTTGGCAGCATGTTTATCCAATACCGCCTTTAATGTGCGCGGAGAAGTATTCAAAATTTCAGCACCCAGTTTCACTTTTTGCTCCCTTGTGCCCATTTGAATCGTAAAGAGCTTGTTTGTAGCCCATCTTCTGAAAAGGGTTGCATTCTTATTTCGAGACACGAATAAAACACGTAACAACCCTTCATATGTTAGAAACAAGCATTTTTTAATCGTGCAACATCGGTCATTGACCGATGATAAGCGATTAAACATTATTTTATAATCAGTACCACGCGTATAACCGCGATCTTTATCAATCAATGTATCATTCAAATTCGGCATTCCAAATCCAACACTTACATCTTTGACTTTGAAGTAAATCTTATCTTCATGCCTTTCGCCTCGCGTTTCAATTTCAATAACAGTTCCATCTGCGTCATGAAATTTTTCACCATCATCCAAATGTAATACCGGTGGAGCATTTTCTACTTCTTGTTTTACTCCTTCTTCTTCTAATACTTCTTCTTCACTTTCTTCATAAGTAGCCGATGCTTCTGAGTCGCGCTGTAATGGCGGAGGAGTTGTCGGTTGTGTTTGTGTTTGTATTTGTTGTAAAGTTGATTTTTTAATGATGACAATTGTTTTCTTTTTTTCAATGGTTGATGATGATGAAGATGATTTGAAGTAATTCTCATCCACCCATTGTTTTGAAATAAGGAGCTGGGCTTTCTTGCATGTTGCCGTGCTTGGATTCCATTTTTTCAAAGACTTTTCATATGTTGCATAAATGTATTCCCAATTCGGAATACCCTTTTTTATAATAATATTTCTTGGTTTTGCGGTGCAGCCGTAATAAAATTCTGGTTTGAAAACTTGCAAATCTTTCGAATTGTAAAAATAACGTCCATCAACTTTTATTGGTTGGGTTTGTTGGGTTTGTTCTTGAATATGTGTTGTCATTTCCACTAGGCAGAGATTGTATTGGATTGGTTTTAATTATTCTTGTTTAATTTAACTTCAAAGTTTTCAATTTCAATTTTTAATTTTTAATTTTTAATTTTAAATTAAAAATATAAAAATATAAAAATATAAAATGAATAATAATGCAAATATAATTTTATAGGTAAAATATAATATTATATTTATATAAATTAGATACTTATAATAATTATAATGACAGGAATTCCGAATACTCCAAGACAAAATCTACCATTAAACTTTAGGACATCAAACTCACTGATAACAACCAGAGTGCCGCATTATGCTTTCAAAGTAGCAACAGCAAACAGCATTGTTCCTGGGTTACACCGCCCAAACACCAACGGCGTTCCGTCAAATATACACCAGCATGATTTTGAAGGTCCTGAATTCAAAGCTCGACCCATAAAACATTGGAGGCGACAACTAGTTCCTACTTCAGTTAATGTAACAGGTAGCAGTAGCGCACCATCAGGACCTTTACAACCAATTGGGTCATCTGGTCGGCGCAATGCAACCGTCGGATTATTAATGGACCGACCTGGAGCGGTCTCATATGTCGGAGATGCATCTTGCAAGTGTGTGGAGCAACCTGGAAATTCATACACAATTAGCGAACATTTTAATGCAACTCCGAAATATGCATCAGGAACAGTTATAAAACCTATTGAAAATAAAGGTGTTATTGACAACGGTGACTATGAAATAAATACCGGTATTTATAATACAAGATACATTTGCTGCACTCCGCAAAATAATATTATTAAAAGCGCACCCAGTCTTGTTAGCAGAGCATATTATTCAGACACATACGGCTATTTGAAATCCAGGTGCAAAACGTACCAGCAGAATGCATCCATTAATAGAACACCTGGAGTCACATACTTGGGTCCTGACGAGCAGCATATATGGGCAACATCTAGCGCAAATGGGTCCCAGGTTTATCAGACGAATAATATTTACAAACCAAGAGTAAATCCACATGCGTGTGGCGGCAATTCATCTTCGGGTGCATCTATTGTTATATTTAAACCCAGTAATTACCAGTATTCAGTTCAAGGTGCAGTTGACAGTAGCACGCGAATTGAAAAGCTCAAATTAAACACCATCACCACGAATGCGAATTCGCTAAGAAGTGCATTTGGAAATGAAGCGGCAAGCGCGTGCAGGTTTACGGGTAGCGGCGACACGCCATATTTTCTTAAAAATAAATATCAACCGCCTATATGCAGCGAAACCAATCTAGTAGCATTATATAGACAAAATAAAAGAATTTGCAGTTTATAAATAAATTATACAATGACTATACTTGTGGAGGAATAACTGTTACAGTATTGTCTAAATAGGGACACTTTATAACATTCGGATTGATGGAAAAACAATTGTATGCCATGTCTTTGTATTGAAATATGTCTTTGTTATCAGTGGTTGGATATACGACAATGCTCCGTTCACTTGGAGAAGACAAATGAATAAACAGCATACCGATTAGAAAACTTAAAATAAATAACTTGATTGATATGTATTTCATCTACTTTTTATATATTTTTTTAAATACGAGAATGATATATATATATATCAATAATAATATTAATTTTTTTATTAATATTATTAATATCATTAATATATAGTAATATATAGTAATAAATATAGTAAAAAAATATTTGAGAATGATTAATTTCAAAGAGTGGATACATAAAGAAAACAGTAAATATATTATATCGATTATCTTGGGTCTTGGTTTAGCGGCATTGTTTAGAAAAGCGTGCAAAGATGGCGCCTGCATTCATTTTGAGTCACCGCCAATGAAGGATTTAACGAGCGGGAGTGTTTATAAATATGGGAGCGAATGTTACGATTATAAAGTTTCCACCCAAAAATGCAATTCTGATAAAAAAACGGTAGAATTAAGTAATGGATTGCGTAATATGATATAGTATATTTTTATTATTTATATTTAGAGGAAATAAATAATATTATGAACGATACAACAAGTATAGACGATTTGCCAGGAATTGCCGGGGGAGGCGGGGGCGGTGGCGGAATAGTTCAAAATGCTTTAAAGCCTGAAATACCGCACCAAACTTATTCTCCGATGGTTGTTTCGCAGCAACCACTCCAGCACCAGCAGCAGCAACAGTCGCAAGCAACACCTGATATGAATGTAAACGAATTTGTAACCGGTTTACAGCGCGCGACAGCATCCGGAATGACTGCTCTTCCTATTAGAGATGTTCCAAGAAATACGGAAAGTGTGGTGTCAGATGAACAGACAATGCCCAACTATGTTCCCAAAGCGCCTCATGATTATATACGAGAACACCACGAAAATACGCAGTCATTTTTAGAGCATCATGAGCGTTCAACAAATCGTGGAGAGTCGATTGATGTAGTATATGAAACGCTTCAAGTGCCGATTTTATTAGCCATACTCTATTTCACATTTCAGTTGCCTGTTATGCGAAAATATTTGCTAATGTATCTTCCAAGTATTTTTAATAAAGATGGAAATCATAATTTATCTGGACTTTTATTTATAAGTATTCTATTTTCATGTACATACTATGGAATTAATTTTGTTCTTAGCCAATTTGTTTTAGAATCTGAGTAATTTTGGTTTGGTTTCCCTTTAATGTCGAACTTAAAAAATAAAAAAAAGTTTTATTGTTTTATGTTTTTGTATTTTTTGTATTTTTTATGGGTTTTTTTTTATCATTTAGTATTGCAGCATTGGCATCATTGGCATTACCATAACCACTCGGTTGATTCAGCATTGGGATACCTCCTTTTGATTCCTCCGCGCAGAAGTGATGATTCGGTGGTGGCGGCAGTGGCGGCAGTGGCGGCAGTGGCGGCGATGGATTCGGATGCGATTGTGATTTTGCGCGTAAATGTAATGACATTATTGGTAACGGAATTCTTTTGGTTGGGATGCAGGATGAAGTCTCCGTCGGCGGTTTGTTGCATGCGCTCAATGCGAATTGATGTTGGCGTCACATATACGATGCGACCATACTCATTCACACCCTTGCTGATGAACGAACAAACCTCTCCAATGTACTCATTAGCCTGTCTTGAAGATGTGATGCGAGTATAAGCTGTGGTCGTCATTGTATTCTTGTGTTCCTTGTTGTTGTAACCTGATAAGTATTTGAATATAATTTGATTTTTCAATTTATATTTTTTACAGTGTAAAAACATGGAATATTTATGTGTTTTCTCACAAAAAACAAATAAATGAAATGAAATGCTTTTAAAACATTTTTCTTTTTGTTTTTCTGTTCCTCTTGGACCTTTTTACCGAGCCGAATTTACCCTTCTTCGTAAAATAGCCATATTTTTCAAGACGCATTTCCTTCTTTGCCGTAAAATGTTTTTTTTTGCTGACAATGTAACCGTTTTTACTATACAACAGTTTATCTTTTGTCAATTCGCCGGTTGTCATATACGCAGTTCCATTTGAAACTTGAGTTCTTGAACCGCGTATTTTCTCATACGTGTTTCCTTTAATATTATAAAGACCCGTTTTTTTATCTCTCGTATATCCCATTTTATATTTTTATATTATTATGTATACTATATAATTATATAAAAATATACTATATAATTATATAAAAATATAATGTTTTTATAATTTATTTATTTTTTATTTATTTAATGAGACCGGCGAGATTTACGTGATGAACCACGACGAGTGCGCCCCTTGCTAGATTTTTTGCTAGATTTAGATTTGTCTCCGATAAAAACAGAACCGAATTTTCCTTTTCCGATTGGAACCCACCCAGCCTTCTTAAGACGATTTTCGCGTTTTGCGGTGGCGTGTTTGCGCCTTGAAACAATCCTGCCGTATTTGTTGTACATGAGACTGCTTTTCGTTAATCCGCCCACAGTTTTATAGGCGGTTCCGTGCATTACTTGAGGCCTTGACCCCCTAACGACAGAATAAGAATGTCCGGAGATCTGGTACGCGCCGTTGGCACCTTTTTTATGACCCATTGTATATTTGTTTGTTATATAATATAAAAAGAAAAAATTATAATTTAATATTTTCTTTTTACTTTTCAAACGAGCGTGATTTATTTTCCTAAATACAAAATATTTATACGACATTATCTATCAACATCTTGAAAAACAAAGTGTTTGTGGACCTGCGATTGCCGGACCTACGCTACAATTTTGATAAGGAACATACTGATTGGTTGACGAGTAACCTGGACCTGACCCGCCAGGACAACCTGCCCATTTTCCGTAAGCATTAAGTGTATTATTTGCAAACTGAAAACGTCCTCCACCTTGAAATCTGGATGTAGTGATAATAATTGAGTTTCTTACATATCTTGGCACTTGACTTGTGTTTGCATTATCAATATTGTATTGGAAAACAGGGAGAGGACATTTACCTCTGCATAAACTTCTACCTTTGATGTGAACCATTTTATTTTATATGTATATAATCATATTATAAATTATCTAAATTATCCTTTAATTTACATTTTCTAAAATTGTTTTTTTACCATGACAGTTTCTACAAAGTGCGATTAAGTTACTTATATCGTTGCTCCCGCCTTTGAAAAGTGGAATATGGTGGTCTATTTCATATGTATAGTCCATAATTTCAGAACATGTTCCACACTTCCAAGATTGGTTACTTGCAATTATTTTTTTAGTGAGTGAAGAAACATTTCTTTTTGTATATTTTGGTTTACAATTATTTACAAGTGCATCATATTCTTCTTCTGTAATAATAACATAAGGGGTTGAATTTAATTCATCTAGGTTATATTCATATTTATCACATATTTTTTCATTGGAACGTGCTCGTTTATATACGTAACTTATTCCGTCGAATGATTTGTAGACAACCCAACTTCCGATGTTAAACACACTTTTGAATAATAAACTAGACGTTAAATCCATTAAAAATAATAAGACCATATTATAAACAAAATTGATAATATTTTTTGCTGTTATTATTATTATTATATATTTAATATTTAGTTGATTAAATATATTATTCAAAAAATTGAAATTATAATAATGGTCAATACATTTATACAACAATCCAATCAATTACTACGAGCCATATTAAGAAAACAAAATGAGTCAACAAGACAACAATGCCAGTACAAGAATGGAGTTTAACGGAATTCCTTTATATGTTAAATCTGACGTTGAAAAAGGAATTCCTTATTTGTATGATGTTGACACCAACGAACATGTCGGATATTGGTGTCAAAAAAAAGGAGTATATGTGATGTTTTCACCGTATGAACAAATTCTTAATAATTTGAAGCGCTCTATGAGAGAAGAATTGAGAAATAGCGGCGGCAAGTTGAAGGAAGAAGAAGAGGAATCAAAGGCGGATGAAGAGAAAGAAGAAGATGAGGAGGAAGAGGAAGAGGAGGAAGAAGGAACTTTGTATCCAACTTCCACAATTTTCAAGTTATTTGTATTTATGTTTGTTTACATCATGTTTCAAAAATATTTTCAATTCATTTATATTGATTTCATATTTGCATTTGCATTTACAATTTTATACACTAAAATTGTCAAAACAACATTGTGTGTAGACTTATAATTTGAACTTGTAATTAATTAAATATACACAGGGAATTTATCAATGTTAATAATTTCTGTTTTTGATACATTTTTAATATTTTTTTGCGTGACTTCGTATTGAGTGAATACGCGATGTTTGAGTTGCTGTGACGGGACTTTATTATGAACCGTTCGCGCAATCATTTTATATAATTTAAAATCTGGGTATCTGTCAACTCCGTCCTTCTTGTATAAAATATTACGTCCGTTATCGTCTGTTACCCAATCGACAATAAGGGATACCAGACGACTTTTTTTACATTCACGCGCGACATCTTCCATATTTTCAATAAAAAAATCAAAGAGTGAGCAACCCAGTCTGCATAAGTCAAAACTATAATTTGGATAAATGCATGGTTTTTTATCATTAAAATAGGGTTCACAATTATATTGAGTGGCAGCATCTCCGCTCTTATGAAAACTATCGCTGCAAATGAATTTTGAATTAAATTTGTAAATTGACCGACCAAAATCAATGATTTTAAAAATTCTACCAAACGTCGGAACCTTGTAATATTTCTTGTTGAAAAAATAATAAATGTATTCTTTTTCTGTGTCAATAAACATGACATTATTTGTGTGCAAGTCATTGTGCGTGAATGAAAATATTTTTTGATATGTTGCAAGTGTTATGACAATTTGCATTAATGCGGCTTCCCATTCTTCATCTGAGAGAATGTCTTTTACCATTAAGTAATCGAGCGTTTTTGTGCAACGCTCAAGCATAATAACTTCAACAGGAAATTTATAAATAACCGCATTCAATACTTCTTCTTCATCGTCGTCGTCATTGTCATCATCATCATCAACTGTTTCAAACGTCGATTCTGTGTCGCCGCTTTTATCACTGCCACTGCTACCACCGCCACTATAACTACTGTTACTGTTACTATTACTACTATTATTTCTGCTTTTACTGCCGCCTGCATTATCGTCATCGCTAAAGAGTTCATCATCATTTTCATCATTAATTGTATCATTTGATTGTGTTGTCGTATGAGAAGACCTAGAAGAACATGAAACGGAAGATGATGAGGAATTTAATGATTTATTATTAATAATGCAACTACCATTATCATTATTTTCAGGGTTGAAAATATTTGAATCGGTCAATTCGGTCAATTCGGTCAACTCTAGTTTACCACTTGCACTATTTCCAACATCATCATTATTAACATTGTTACTTTCGAAAGCATTGATTTCGAAATCATCAAATTGAATGTCTATATTTTTATCTTCATTGACATTCAACTTTAGTTTAGGATTGCGAATGCGATTTCTAGTTTGTTTTTTCTTTCTATTACGTTTACCATTTTCATCACAGTCGTCGTCGTCATCATCGTCATCATCGTCATCGTCGTCACTACAACCTTCAAATATGGTTTCATCAAATTTAAAAAGAGTTCCATTTTTTTCTTTAAAAAAATCATTCTTCATCAAGTATTCATAATCATCGATAATGTTGATTGTAAATTCGTCTTGAATTGCCAAGTATGCGCCGTAAAAATCAATACCATGAATAAATCCGTTAGTGTTTAATAACTGGCTCGATAAATAAGAAAAAAATCCGTCGACATATGCTGAATTATTGGTATCTAATATTTTATAATGGTTATACTTTTTTCCTTCTTCAACATTTACAGAAATTGCTGAATCAAATGCAAACGGAGTTGAATGAATGGATGGCAAGCTTAATAAAGAATCCAAATAATACGATGAGCGGGCTCCACCTACCTCATCAATCCCATCCACATTAGCAGTCGCCTTGAAATTATAATTTCCAGCTAAATATTTAACCGGGTCAAGTAGTGGAGAGAATTTGAAAAATACAGGAGTAAACACACCTGCGTCATCATCACCATTATTTTTACACTGTTTTGGATTAGGATTCGGAAAAATAATTGCATTGCCACAATTTTTTGATATTGATGTGGCACAATCATCATCAGATGAAACATGAACAGCAGCAGAAGCGGCAGAAGATATTGTTTTAGCGCTGTGTTTCTGGTTAAGGTTGATAGAATTATAGTTTGTGTCATTGAGAGAGAAGAATTTTGAATAAATCGGAATATAATTTTGACATTTTTTCAATCCCATATGAGACATTTCTAAATCTTTAAGAACATTGTCATTTTTTGGCTTTTGGTAAAATAATTTAAATTTAAATTCATCGTCCACTACACTTGCGGTTGTGGTTGTTGTGGTTGTTGTTGTTGCATTAGCATCAACAATGGGAATCACAGGAGGAATAGACATAACGGTAAATAAATGAATAATTAAAATATTACTTTCTATAAATAGAAAAATACGACTATTTAAACTTATACTTATACATTTATTACATTTATTACATTTATTATACTAAATTAAAATTAGTTCAACATGTGCATTTTTTTACTTTTACAGGATATATAGGATATAGTAATAAGTATTAAATTATTAAAGTATTAAAATATGAATTTAGAACTAGGAAAATTTGACATGCGGTCTATTAGTTTTAGACCGGACGAAAATAAAGGTCCAGTTATCGTCCTCATTGGTCGACGTGACACAGGTAAAAGTTTCCTCGTGAAAGACCTGATGTATTACCACCAAGATATTCCAATCGGAACAGTAATTTCAGGAACAGAAGCAGGCAACGGTTTTTTCGGAGAACACGTGCCGAAACTCTTCATTCATGACGCATACAACAGTGCAATCATAGAAAATATTTTGAAACGACAAAAAGCAGTGCTGAAACAAGTTAAAAAGGAAATGGAATCTTATAAAAGAAGCACAATAGACCCTCGAACATTCGTCATCCTCGATGATTGCTTGTTCGATAACAAATGGACACGGGACACCATGATGCGTCTCCTCTTTCTCAACGGGCGTCACTGGAAGATTATGCTGGTTATCACAATGCAATATCCTTTAGGAATTCCTCCACTTCTTAGAACAAATATTGATTATGTATTTATCCTGCGAGAGCCGGATTTAGGTAATCGAAAACGAATCTATGAAAATTACACGGGAATGTTTCCGACATTTGAGTCGTTCTGTCAAGTGATGGACCAGTGCACTGAAAATTTCGAGTGTTTGGTGATAAATAAAAATGCCAAGTCGAATAAGCTACAGGACCAAATTTTCTGGTACAAGGCGCAGCAACATGGACCGTTCAAACTCGGTAGTAAAGAATTCTGGGAGATGAGCAAGGATTTGAATTCTGATGACGAAGAAGAGTCATATGACCCGAAGAACCTCAACAAAAAAGGAGCGGGACCCAAAATCAGTGTGAAAAAAAATAAATGGTAGTGTACTACACACACGCCGCCAACAATGTCTCAAGTGCAAATTAGAATTTACACTGTCATCAAGTTGTAGATGTTGTCCACACATTTTTTTGCTTGAATTCTTCTTGTGTGGGGATTGGGAAGCGCGGTTATTTTTGCAACAATGTCTTTGATTGAATTTTTGATGCAGTGGTGTCTATGGTGCATGTCAAACAGGGCTCTTTCTTCATTTTGTATCAACCGCAATTCATTTGAAACCTTGGCTTCCAAGTTGCCAAGTTTGAAATAGAAATGGGAAGATTGTGTGTACCGGTGATAAGTGTTGTGGGATTCATGCAACTTCATCTGATTCAGCCTCATCTGTAACGGAATCAGTCGGCGGTGCATTTCTTGACACTTTTGTATTTGTTGCGTAATTTCCGCTTTAGATTGCAACTGGGCTTTCATGCGGGCTTCGTGTTCGGATTGTCGTTTGAGTATCAGTTCACGCTCTCGCTCGTGCATTTCTGTTTTTGTTTTTGTTTTTGTTTTTCTCTCTTCGGATGAGGATGAGGAGTTTGCTTTTTGTTTCAATAATAATTGCTCGGCAAGTGATAGATTCTGAAACCACTCGGATGCCTCCTTTTTGTTCATTCTCTTTATTCCCGACGACTTGCCTACTCCTGATTTAGATGATTTTCCCACGGTTTCCATGTTATAATTTGTTGCTGCTTTGAACACTGAATATTTAAAAAGTAATTGAAAACTTTTCAATTTATATTTTTGTAATAAATAAAAATTGAAAATAAATGTTGCATTTTAATATTTTTAAACCACGTGAAAACAAATAAACAGGAATCAAAAAAACGAAACCACATGAAAAATCGTAATATATTAAGAAAAACAATGTTATTATCATTGTCAATATTGTTTACATTTATTTTATCTGTGGAAACCAATGTTAATATAACTGACATTATCACAGTTTCCACCAATTCAACTAAAACGCCGCCAACTGATGACGACGCATCATCTCCTTACAATGAAAGAGTGATAGTCATTTTGGGTTATTTTGGATTATCATTAATAGTTGTATTTCCAGTTTTAATGTGCATGTTGTGTCTCTATAAAATGAAGGGGTCTGCACCTTGCAATTTTAGAGAAGCATTTTGCAGCTGTTGTTAATCTACTTCCTCGATATTGGGTCCAGATTTTGACGACGACGACGGCTGCTGTTGTTGTTGTTGCTGTTCAGGCATGTCGCCAGGCATTCCTTCTCCAGAAGCATACAGCTTTGAAATAATCGGACTAACAATTCCCTCTAGTTTTTTTTGTTGCGCTTCATATTCAGCTGCTTCTGTTTCATTGTGTCCCGCAGATTCCATCCATTCAAGCGATGCCTTGCAAGCGTCCTCAATTGCGCTGCGGTCCGACTCGGACAACTTCTCTTGCATACCAGGTTCAGAAGCGGAACTCTTTACCGAATAAACGTAATTTTCAAACCCATTTCGCGCATCAATTTTTTGTTTGTGCTTTGCATCTTCATCCTTATATTTTTCCGCTTCAGAAACCATGCGCTCAATGTCATCCTTTGACAACCGTCCTTTATCATTCGTAATTGTGATTTTATTAGACTTTCCGCCGGCTTTATCAACCGCATTCACATTCAGCACACCATTCGCATCCAAATCAAATGTCACCTCAATCTGCGGAGTTCCGCGCGGCGCCGGAGGAATGCCATCCAGTTGAAATTTGCCAAGAATATTGTTGTCCTTGGTAAGCTGGCGCTCACCCTCAAACACTTGAATTAAAACTCCCGGCTGATTATCCGCATAGGTCGAAAATGATTGACTCTTTTTGCACGGAATCGTGGAATTCCGCTCAATAAGTTTTGTCATGACACCACCAGCAGTCTCAATTCCCAAAGACAGCGGCGCAACATCGAGCAACAAAATATCCTGCGTGATTTTCGATTGGTCCCCCGTCAAAATCGCCGCCTGAACTGCCGCACCATATGCCACTGCTTCATCTGGATTAATCGAACGATTAAGCTCTTTTCCATTAAAATACTCGGTTAGCAAATTGCACACTTTCGGAATGCGCGTCGACCCTCCAACCAGCACAATTTCGTCAATGCTGCTCTTTGACATTTTAGAATCTCTGAGAACACGGTCAACGGGGTCAATAGTGGAACGAAACAAATCCATGCACAACTCTTCAAATTTGGCTCGCGTAATCTTGGTCATAAAATCAGTCCCCTCAAAAAGTGAATCCACCTCAATTGTTGTTTCTGCAGACGCTGAAAGGGTTCGCTTGGCGCGTTCGCACGCAGTTCGCAACCGACGCAAAGCCCGGTTATTGCCGGTCGGGTCCTTCTTGGTCTTGCGCTTAAATTCCTGAACACACCAATTCACAAGCCGATTATCAAAATCCTCACCACCCAAATGTGTGTCTCCTGCAGTCGCCTTTACCTCAAAAATACCGTCATCGATTGTCAAAAGCGAAACATCAAACGTTCCTCCACCCAAATCAAAAATCAAAATATTACTCTCGCCCTTTCCCTTTTTATCAAGCCCGTACGCAATTGCCGCCGCAGTTGGCTCATTGATAATGCGCAACACATTTAGCCCCGCAATTGCACCCGCATCCTTTGTGGCTTGGCGCTGCCCATCATTAAAATAAGCCGGAACTGTAATCACAGCTTCCGTAACCGGCGAGCCCAAATAACTCTCCGCAATTTCCTTCATCTTTACTAAAATCATTGCAGACACTTCCTCCGGAGAAAATGTCTTTTGTTCTCCCTTGAATTCCACCTGAACATGCGGCTTCCCGCCGTCCTTGGCAACCACCTTGAATGACCAATGCTTCATATCACTCTGAATACTTGCGTCGTCAATTTTTCTACCGATGAGACGCTTTGCGTCAAAAATAGTATTTTCTGGATTCATGGATACCTGATTTTTTGCAGCATCTCCAATGAGACGCTCACTATCCGTAAATGCAACGTATGACGGCGTTGTTCTATTTCCCTGGTCATTTGCAATAATCTCCACGCGCTCATTCTGCCAAACGCCCACGCACGAATACGTGGTTCCCAAATCAATTCCGATTGCTTTTGATGCTTTTGTCATTTGAAATTTGTTATCTAATCTGTACTGGTATGCACTATTTGCTACTTGTATACATGTTTAATGTGAATTATCTCTATATTATTTCAATAATATATTTATTATTGAAATAGTGTATTTATTTAAAAAAAAGGTGCATAAAGTTTTACAGTGCCACTAATTCTAAATGTGTTACCTTTGAGTCCATATTGCATAAAGTATCAAATTACCATTAACTATATATTTTTTACCGGGAATATATTTTGTTCCTAAGCCATTTGCAAGAGTATTCCAACTATTAAAAACAAAACCTGATTTTACAAGAGCTGCCGGTTTTGCTAGAACTGTAACTGTTGAACCAGATACATATGGAGATTTAGTGTCTTTAGGAACCGCTCCACCCGTATTTCCGTTGCCATTATAATTTACCGTATAAGTCCATTTCGCATAAAGCGTTACATTGCCACTAATATTAAATGTGCCACTAACAGCACGATTTGTTCCTAAGCCATTTGCAAGAGTATTCCAACCAGAAAAAGTATAATTTTTTCTTACAAGAGCTGCCGGTTTTGGTAGAACTGTAACTGTTGAACCAGATGCATATGAATTAGAATCAACAGGAGCAGTTCCACCCGTATTTTTGTTGCCATTGTAAGTTACCTTGTAAGTTACTACAGAAGTCCATTTCGCATAAAGCGTCACATGTCCACGAATTGTAAATGTGTTACCTGGAGAAGTATCACTGTAATTTATTCCTGAACCATCAGGTGCAATATTCCAACCACCAAAAACAAAACCCGTTTTTACAAGATTTGCCGGTTTTGCTATGACTGTGACTGTTGAACCAGGGGTATATGGAGATTTAGAATCAACGGGAGGAGCAGTTCCGCCTGTATTTCCGTTGCCACTGTAAGTTACCGTGTAACTCCATTTTGCATAAAGCGTTACATCACCGTCACTAATTGTAAATGTGTTACCGGGAGAAGTAACACTATAAGTTGTTCCTGAGCCATTTGCAAGAGTATTCCAACCACCAAAAACAAAACCCGTTTTTACAAGTATTCCGGTGTTTGCTAGAACTGTAACTGTTAAATCAGGAATATATGGAGATTTAAAATCAACGGGAACAGTTCCACCCGTATGTCCGTTGCCACTGTAAGTTACTGCGTATCTTACCACAGGACTCCAATATGCATAAAGTATTAAATTTTCAGTAATTTGATATCCTTCACCGTAAGTATATGTTATTCCTGAACCATCTGGAGCAGTATTCCAACCATCAAAATCAAAACCCGTTTTTACAAGACCTCCCGTATTTTCTAGAACTATAAATGTTGAACCAGAGACATATGGAGATGAATCATCAACGGGAGCATCTCCATCATTATGTTCGTTGCCATCGTAAGTTACCGTGTAAGTTGTTAGAGTCCAAGTTGCATAAAGTATTAAATCTTCAGTAATTTCATATTCCTCACCGGAAATATAAGTTATTCCTAAACCATCTGCAGCAGTATTCCAATCATCAAAATCAAAACCCGTTTTTACAAGATTTCCTGTGTTTCCTATAACTGTAAATGGTGAACCAGAGACATATGGAGATGAAGTATCAACGGGAGCATTTCCGCCTTCACTTTCGTTGTTGCCAACGTAAGTTACCGTGAAAGTTGGAACAAGAACCCAAATTGCATAAAGTGTTTTATTGTCATTGATATTAAATGTGCCACCGACAGTATAACTTGTTCCTAAGCCATTTGCAAGAGTATTCCAACCACCAAAAATATAATTTGTTTTTACAAGTATTCCGGTGTTTGCTTTAACTGTGACTTGTTCACCAGAGACATATGGAGATAAAGCATCAACAGGG